ACGGAACTATATCAGCAAGTCCAGCCACGTTATCAAATCAAGTAGTAGTTAAGTCTCAATTAGACGCTTCTGATAGTGGAAATGTTAAGCTGACAGGGAATCAATCTATTACAGGGATTAAAACATTTCAAAACGCTACAAGTGGTAACGGTTTAAATGTTACTAATTCTTCAACAGGTACGGGTTTTTTTATATTAAATTCTGGAAACGGGACTAGCTTAACTGCTAATACAACTGGCACGGGTTTAAATTTTGTGGGAGCTAATAACGGTGCGGTTACGTTTACTGTAGATAGATTAGGATCAATTTTTTCCAGTTCATTGTCAGGAACAGGAACGCGTCTTGTAAGCGCAAGTTCTACAGGTCAATTAAGTGCTAGTAATTCTACTTTACTATACACAAATCAAACAATAACAGCAAATAAAACCGTTACAATTTCGGAATTTGTAAATAACAATGAGTTAATCTTAAGTGTAAACGCTACAAGCGGCAACATTACTATCACTTTACCAACTTTTACGGCTTTACAGGGATATAAATTAACTGTTAAAAAAATGGATAGTTCAGCTAATAGCGTATTAATTCAAAGCGTAGGCGGGGTTAACATTGACGGAGCAAGTACATTAGTTGTTAGCGGTCAATACTCAAAAACAACAATAGGATCAAATTTATCACAATATATAATTCTATAATTATGGCACAATCAAGTCCAGACCCACGATTGATAGTAGTTAAGACTACGGCATTAAGCCTTTCAACATCTTGGCAGGAGTTAGTCTATAACGGCACTGAATCAGGTAAAACAATGAATACCTACGGAAAAGATCCTATAAGCGGTAAGTTTATGTTTAATTACAATTCAACAACAAATTTATTCACTTATAACGATGTTTACCCACATAACTTTAATTTGTTATTTGAGTTCGAAACATTAAGTACAATTATAAGTACTAGGGCAACAATGCAGTTGAGGGTTCAAATACCAAACGGATTGGGTACAGGAGTACCTTTAAATTTCCCGTTTGAAAATCAAGGCGGTTTTACTGATGTTTACGATGTAACTTTGTTTAATACAAACTTTAAAAACAAACCTTTTACATTGCCTCTTTATATTGGTGACGCATTAAAAGTAAATGGGTTTAAGATATTTGTAAGGTTAAGTAATGCTACATTAGGAGCAACATCAATAGAGTATTCATCATTAAGTATTCAAGGAATAGCACGTAATTAATTAAATAAATATAAAATATAATAAAATATAACTAAAATGACAAACATAATGGATTATTTAACACCTCGATCACTTTCAATAATAACAGTTTTACCTGTAATTCCAATTGTAAATGTAGTAGACTTAGTAAAAGTTGTACATATATTAATAGCTTTGTGGATTATAGATTTAGGAACAGGTTTAATTGCGTCTTATTTTTCATGGTTAAAAAACGCTCCAAAAGGTAAATACTTTTTTAGTGTATCAGGAAGCATATCAGGTGGTTTTTCAAGTGATAAATTTAAAAAAAGTTTTGTAAAAGGTATTATATATGCCGCTTTCCCATTAATTGTTTTAAAATTTCAACAAACTTTTTTAATTAAAAATATTAGTTTTAAACAGATTACTGATTCACAAGTTGATATTACAACAATTTGTATCTTAATATTTTGTGCTAATGAAATATTTTCAATATTTTGGGAAAATTTACCTAAATGTGGAGTGAACATACCCAAAACAATTAAAAATCTAATATTAGGTGTTAAAGATATATCTAAAGAAAAAGAATAACTATGATAACAGATAAACAATATTTAAAATTAGCATCTGAGTTTAAAGTAGATATGTCATCTATTAAAGCTATAGACTCTGTAGAAAGTAACGGTGAAGGATTTGATTCTAAAACTGGTAAAATAAAAATACAGTTTGAACCTCATTATTTTAAAAAACTATCTAAAATAATTACAGGTTTATGGTCTACAAATAAAGTAGACGTACAAAATAAAGAATGGGAAGCTTTTAACGATGCTTTTAAATTAAACCCTAACAACGCTATGGAATCAGCTTCAATTGGTAGAATGCAAGTAATGGGTGTTCATTGGAAACGATTAGGTTTTAAATCAGTAGGTGATATGTGGGATTTTGCTAAAAAATCTGAAGCTAATCAACTATGGTTAGGTTTACAATTTATTGCTACAGATAAACGTTTGTATACAGCTTTATTACAAAAAAATTGGAAAGAAGTTGCAAGGTTATATAATGGACCAAATTACTGGGTTAAAGGTTATGATAAAAAGTTACAGGAAGCTGAAATTAAATTTAGAAAATAATGACAAATTTTAACAAACACATATCAACTCTATATATCATTATAGGGTTGTTATTGTTTGGTTTATTTATACAAAGTAAACCAAGTAAAGATAATATAGTTTATAAAACTATAACAGTACCTGCAAAAGATGGTACATTTGTAAAAACTAAACCTGCAGAAATTAAATATGATACAATTATAAGAGATACTATTGTTTATAAAGATAAAAAAATAATTATTGATAATACTGATAAAAAAATAGTAAATGATTATTTAGAAGCTAAAGATAGTATTGCAAAGTTAAATGTTGTAATTAATTCTTCTAAAATCAGAAGATATAAAGATCGTTTAGAAGATGATAGTATTGTAATAGATATTGAATCTGAAACAACTGGAACATTAAATTGGATTAAACCTAGTTACAAAATTAAAGAACAAAAACTATCTATACCAGTAATTACTAAAAATACAGTATTTGCAGTATATGTAGGTGGTGGTATTTCAAATAATTTACAATTTAACAATTTTGCTTTAGAAGGTAATTTAGGAATTCAAAATAAAAAAGGTGATATTATATCTGTAGGATATGATACTCAAAAGAATATTTCATTAAAATATTCAGTAAGATTAATAAATATTAAAAAATAATATAAAATAAAGTTACTTTTATTTGGATTTAACAAATAAATTTATTATCTTTGTATTATTAATCAATATATTATATATGAAATTATTAGAAATTAAAGAATTTTTACGAAATAAAAAAGGTTATTTAAAATTTGGAAAACACGCATTAGCTAATCAATTAAAGATTAAAGACTTTGATTTATGTGAACAAGCTATTCGAGAAGTTAAAGCTGAATTGAGAAGTTATATACCAGGTATTACTACGCAACCTAAACAAACTAATTTTAATATGTCAAATCTTAATAGAAATGATGTATTTAAAAATGCATTTTTTGACAATAGTAATTATGAGCAAAAAGCAATTGATGTTTTTAAAAAAGCTAAAACTGGTAAAAATGTTTTAGTTATTGGTGATTTACATGAACCATTTTGTTTAGACGGTTATTTAGAACATTGTTTAGAAACTTATCATAAATATAAATGTAATGAAGCTGTATTTATAGGCGATATAATAGACAACCATGCAAGTTCATATCACGAAACTGACCCTGATGGACATAGTGCAGGACAAGAACTTAAACTTGCAATACAACGTATTAAACAATGGTATAATGCTTTTCCAAAAGCAACTGTAATTATTGGTAATCACGATAGATTAATAATGCGTAAAGCTTATTCAAGTGGTTTATCTAAAATGTGGATTAAAGGTTATGCTGAAGTATTAGGTACACCAGGATGGACTTTTACAGAATCAATTGAAATTGATGATGTATTGTATATTCACGGTGAAGGTGGTACAGCAAGAGCTAGAGTTCGTAGAGATTTACAATCTGTAGTTCAAGGACATTTACATAGTCAAGCATATATTGATTGGTGTGTAGGAGCTAAATTTAAACTATTTGGAATGCAAGTTGGATGTGGAGTTGATAATAAAGCTTATGCTATGGCATATGGTAAAGAAGGTCCTAAACCTGCAATAGCATGTGGTGTAGTACTTCAAGGAGAAGTTCCAATAAATATAATGATGAATTTGTAATAACAAACATAACCCCAGCCATAATGGTGTGGGGTTTTTTTATACTAAATAATATGAAAATCTCAAAAATGATATACGACGTTAGAACAGCTATTCGAGATACTGTTGATGACAGTCGTTTTTCAGATAGATACATAATCTATCTTTACAATTTAAAACGTAGTAAATATCTACGTAATGATGCAAATAATTTACAAAGATTAGTTGATACTTCTATCTTACAAAAATTTTGTATGGAAATGGAAGAAGTATCAGTCGATGAATGTAGTTTAGAGTACGATTGCGGGACAATAATGCGTACAAAAGGTATTATACCCATTCCATTAGAATTACATCTTAAATCAGCTATAACAGAGGTTAAACCATCTGTTAAAATTACTAAACCTTTTAACTTTGTAAATAAAGAACGTGCTGTATGGAGTCAGTACTCACCATTTGGTGATTCAATATATTCGTTTTTAGATGTAGATAACTACATTTATTTAATTAGTAAATCTGAAACAGTTAAATTAATTGATTGTATTACAGTTACTGGAATATTTGAAGACCCTTTAGAATTACAAAATTATAAAAATTGTTGTAACTGTAATGATGTAAAACCTTGTTTTGATGAAGATACTACAGAATATCCATTGCAAGCACATCACATTGACAACATACGTAACGAAATTATACAATCTCTTATTGGTTCATTAAATGTGCCAGAAGATAAAATAAATGATAGTAATGATTAACATTAGATCTGAAGGTAAAATAAATAGTCATTTTGGTATTAAAGATTATTATGATTATTATAAATCTAAATCTAGAGAACCTAAATCTAAAACTTCATTTGACAAAGTAGTTTATGATTTTAACAAAAGAATCGTAGAAAGTATTATTAATGAAGGTTTAGAATTTACACCTGTTAAAGCTAAATTTACTTTTTGTATTCGTAAAAATAAACGAGGTATTAAATTAGTAGATAATAAAGTTGTAAATACTCACCCAATTGATTGGAAAACTACTACTCAACTTTGGGAAAGCGATAAAGAAGCTAGAGATAAGAAATTAATAATTAGATTTTTAAACAATCATACTTCTAAATATGTATTTAGAATATTAATGTTAAAGGGTAAAGGTGTTTATTTAAATAAAAAGTATTTTAGATACAAACCACCAAGATCTTTTCAAAGAGCTTTAGCTAAAAGAATATTAAATCCAGATTTAGAAAATTATGAAGCATATAAACAATATTAAATATAAATAATGATAACAGGAAAAACAGTAAGTGTTGGTAATATTTTATGGAAAGTATTAAAACAACCAATTGTTCAAGATTTAAAATACGAGGATGCTGCAGAATATGCTATTGAATATTTAAGACTAATTGGTTCAGCTTTATCATCTGAAGATAAAGTTGATAAAGTTCAATTAAATAATTATAAAGCAGTATTACCTGCAAATTTAATAAGTTTAAAAGGTATTAAATACTCACAAGAAGAATGTTCTAGCGGTATTGCAATGAGATACGCTAGTGATATATATCATACTAATATTGATAATGATAACAATTGTGATTTTCAAGAATATACATATATTACTCAAAATAATGTAATAACTTCTTCTATTAAAGATGGTTGGTTAGAAATAGCATATAGTGGAATTGCGGTAGATGAATTTGGTTATCCATTAATACCTGATAATGAATCATTCAAAGTAGCTTTAGAATACTATATTATTCACAGAACTTTAGAAGGTTTATGGTCAATGGGTAAAATTACAGATAAAGTATTTCAATATTATGAACAAAAACGTCATTTTTATTCTGCACAAGCTACAAATTCTATGCAAATTAAAAATATGGATCAAATGGAAACAATGTTTAACGCTATTAACCGTATGATTATAGATGTTAATCCACAACAAACTTTTTACAAAAACTTTGGAAATAAAGAAGTTATAACAAGACATAATTAAAATACATGGAAAACAAAAATGTAAAACATTCTTATAATGGAATGCAACAAGATACTACACAATCTCAATTTCCACAAAACTTTTATTTTGAAGGTCGCAATATACGTATTAATTCTACAAATTTACAGAGTACTAATTCTGTAACAAATGAAAAGGGTAATAGTTTAATTTTAAAAATACCTACACCTGTAATTAACAACGCAAATCCAAATCTAAAAAAGATAGTTTATAATAATAAAGAACTTGTTTATAAAAATATTGAAATAGATGATTTACCTGTAAGTGGGGAACAAGTGATTATTGGTAATTCTAATAGTAGAGATGCTTTAATTTTATTTACTACCGATAATAGTGGATTTGATTGTATTTGGAAAATGAATTATGAAAGTTATGATTTAACTCTATTGTATGTCAGAAACATGCAATTTTCTAAAAATAATCCAATACAAACAATTAATAATTTTGAAAATAAAAATATTGATAAAGTATATTGGGTTGATTCAAATTCTCAAACAAGGTTTATTAACATAAATCATTCTATTGAAAATAAAGATTTTGAAGAATTAATAGACATTCCAGTAGGTGTTATAGATATGGTTGGTAAATATGATTTAAGTCAACCTATTATAACAGATATAACATCTGGCGGTAATCATACGTCTGGTATGATACAGTATGCTTATAATTTGTATCGTTTAAACTCATTTCAGACAAAAATAAGTCCTTTAAGTAAGTTAGTACCACTGGCTAAAGGATCATCTGGTGGTGGAGCTTTAAATGAGTCAGTAGGATCATTACCAATTGTAAAAATTAATAATATTGATCCAAAATATACCAATATTAAAGTTTACGCTATAAAGTATACATCTTATAATGAAATACCGTCTATTGGTTTAATTGAAGATAAAATTATCCCTGATAATAAAAATATAGAAATATTTGATGACGGTTCTGTAATAAGTACTGTTTCATTAGAAGAATTTTTATTTTTAGGTTCTGATGTTGTGATACCTAGACATATTGAAAGTAAAGATAATAGATTGTTTTTAGCTAATTATAAAGAAATAAATTTTAATATAAATTTAGACACTAGAGCATATAGTTTTCCTTTATTTTCAAATTCAACACTTATTTATAAAGGTTTGTTTTTAGACGATAACTCACCAAGTGGAACACCTTTTACTGTAGTTGGTGATTATAATGTAGAAGAAACTCACGATAGTGTAAATCTAAATTATAACATGAATAGATACCAATACAACAGTTCTGTTATTGGTGGAGAAGGTAAATATCTAAAATACACTTTACTTCAAAATAATGTATATAATCCAAATAACAAATATTTTAAAGATGATGAAATATATAGATTAGGTGTAGTTTTTTACAATAAATATGGTCAAAAGTCGCTACCTAAATGGATTTCTGATTTTAAAAGTAATGCTGGTAATCTAAAAAATAATTATAATACTTTAAAAGTTGAATTTAAACCTGAATTTTTAGTTTGGTTGAATACAAGTTCTAATTTTGAAACAGAATATGATATACCAGTAGGTTATAAAATTGTAATTGCTGAAAGAACTATTCGCGATAAAACTATTGTTGCAAATGGTTTCATAACACCAATGATGGTTAATTATAAAACTACAAATCAAAATGCCAATTCAGTATTTGCAGCAGATAAAACTATTGCAGATACATTACCTAAACTACCAAATATATTAGCTAGAAATTGTACAACAACTACAAATTTATACGGTAATACTAAACCGTTAAAAAGATGTAAACATCTTGAAACTATTCAAGGTAATCCAAGAAACCCAGATTCGGAAATTCAATCAGCTTTTACTTTAGATAAAGATACTTCAGGTAAGTTTTTTCAGTACAATTCAATGATGCAAATGTATTCACCAGAAGTTTTATTTGGAGAAAGTGTATCATTAACAGAAGGTTTAATATTTAAAGTAAAAGGTGCTATCACTAATACTGATAATAATGCTTGGAGAAAAGTTTTAGATCCTGATGATTTAGGTATTTTTAATGAAGGTAAAGCTAAAGGAGGTTTGTCTTCATATTATTCTACATTTAAAGAATCTATTGTAAATGACGTAAATCAAGGGTTTGATCACGGATTGTTTGCTCATCCAAGTGGTGGAGATGTTAATAAAACAATGCATACAGTATTTTATAGAGTTTATTCAAACACTCCAAATAATTTTAGTAATAATAGTTTAATATTTAAAACACCTGTTAATTCTACAATAGATTATGAATTATATGGTAAACCTGAATTTACTGAAAAAGGTCAATCATTTACAACTTATAATAATGACCCTAAATATAGATATACAAATTCTTTAGAGAGTTTCTATTCAGATGGGGATTCGGGTTTTAATGAAGATGGTTTATATGGTAGAAGAATAGTTTCTGTAAACAATTATGGAAATAGATGTTTAACATTTGTTTTGGGTAAAAATCCACAAATTGCTCATTTTAATAGAGTTAAATTAGAAAATCTTTTAACAAATTCTTCAATAACAGGTGATAATTACGGAATTATTGGCGAGTTTATTAAAACAAATGCTGAAATATATTTAGGTAACATTTATGGTGGAAATACTTTTGAAGATAAAAAACGAACTAACTATATTGAAATAGGTGATTATATAACTTTTAATACTAATTCTTTGATTTCAGATTTATCATTAACAATAGATTCTCCTGGAGATACATTTGTTAATAATTTTAAATTTTTAAGAATTACAAACACAGACATTGAAGGTATTAAACAAGGTGTTATTAAATACCAGGAAATTGTTGAAGTATTGTGTGAGACCACTGTAGATTTGAAAAATAGAAATGACATTAGTCCTAACAATTGGGACTCTAGGTTTTTATATCAAGATACAGATTATCATAAATATAACAGAGTTTATTCTCAAAACTCTAATTTAGTTAGAGTTAGAGATATTAATTATAATGTTAAAAAGTTAAATTTTTTCGATACTAACATTATTTCTAGTAAATTAAAATTACCAGGAGAGTTAATTGATAGTTGGACTGATATTTTACAAAACGAAGTATTAACTTTAGATGGTAAATACGGCTCTATAAATAATTTAGTAAATTTTAACGATCAAATCTATGGTATTCAAGATAGAGCGTTCACTTTTATATCTATAAATCCCAGAATTCAAATACAAGGTGATGATGGTATATCTGTAGAATTAGGTACAGGTTCAGTCTTACAAGAGTATAAATATATAAATACTAAAAGTGGTTCTGTAAACAAATGGGGTACAGTATCTACATCTAACGGTATTTATTATTATGATTTGTTAAATAAATCTTTAATGGTGTTTAATGGTCAAATAAATAATCTTTCTAATTCTAAAGGTTTACATTCTTATTTTACTAATAATTCAGTATTACAGGATTTAAAGATAGACAACCCATTAATTAAAAAAGGAGTATCTTGTGGTTATGACCAAATTAATAACGATGTGTTTATGACATTCCATCAAAATGCAAAGAATTTTACTATTTCATATAATCAAGATAGAAATCAATTTATATCATTTTATGATTATTTACCAAGTATGTATATTAATAATGGTCAATACTTTATTACTACTAATCCAGACATAACTTCTGTATACAGACAGTATGATGGTGATTATAACAAATTTTATGGTCAGAATTATCCATCATTAATTACTTTAAATGTTAATCCTGAGGCAAATCTAGATACCGTATTTGACAACATAATGTATAAATCGGAAATTTATTTAAATGATATTGACCAGTCTGATAAAACATTAACTAAAGTTAGATTGTATAATGAATATCAAGATTCAGGTATAATACCTTTAGTAGTTGGTAGAAATTCAAATCTTAGAAGAAAATTTAGAGATTGGAATGCTATCTTACCACGTAATCAAGGTTCTAGAGAAAGAATTAGAAATCCTTGGGTTAAATTAGTATTACAGTTTGATAATACTTCTAATTATAAGTTAATACTTCACGATGTTTATGTAAATTATAGCGTATGAAAAATAATATTTTAATTTATAGACATGTAAGACTTGACACAAGTCAAGTATTCTATATCGGAATAGGTAACGAAAAAAGACCTTATTCTAAACACAGAAGAAATAGATTTTGGAAAAATATTGTAAACAAAACAAAATACGAAATTCAAGTACTAAAATTTAATTTAACTTGGGAAGAAGCTGTTGAATTAGAAATAATATTAATTTCTTACTATGGTAGAAAAGACATTAAAACTGGTATTTTATGTAATATGACTGGCGGTGGCGAAGGTTCTTATGGTCGAAAACAAACTCAAAATTGTAAAGATAAAATTTCTAAAGCAAATAAAGGGAAAATAGGATTTAATAAAGGTAAAACTTTTACAAAAGAACATTGTGAAAAAATTAGTAATTCTAAAAAAGGTAAGAGAATCTTAGGTAATAGTAAAAAAGTAATTGATAAAAATACAGGTTTAATTTATGAATCTTTAATTGATGTTTCTAATATATTTAATATTAAATATTCAACACTTGCAGGATATTTAAATAAAAATATTAAGACAAATATTACTAGTTTTGAATATATTGAAAATTATACAGTAGGTTTTGATAAAATTACAAACAACATTAAAATTACAGATCATTATAATTATTGTAATTTGTTAAAGAAATGGATTGTTACATATAATTCCGAAATTATTGCAAAATTCAAAACTGAAAAAGAAGCTGTAAGAATAGCTAAACACGTACAAGATGAAATTTTAAATCAAAAATAATCGTATTTTATAGCGTGTAAAAATATAAAGGTATAGGTAATATTTTAATTAATATAATCTATACCTTTTTTTAGTTATAAAATATACAATAAATTACTAGGAATAAAACAAAAAATTTATTATCTTTGTAGTATAACAAAGATAAGTTATAAAATAATATATAAATATGGATAAAAATAGCAGATTAACACAAATTAATTCAGGAGGATTACATGAAATGAATCCAAACGGAGGTGTAATGATTGGTCAAAACAATAGTGTGGAAGAAGGTGAAACTATATCTAATGATTTTGTTTACAGTAATAGAATAATGTTAGACGCAAACATTGTGTCTCAATATAATTTACCTAAATCTTTAGTTGGTAAATCAATAGCTGACGCTACTAAAATGATTGACAGTAAATTTAAAGGTAGAAATGATAAAATTTCACAATCTACAAAAGATTTAATGTTATCTAAAATTGCTGAAGCTCAAGAAGCGATGAAACCGCAAGAACCTGAAATGGAACAACCACAAGAAGGTATGGAACAAGGTTATCCTCAAGAAATAATAGGTGATGGTCAAATGGCTTTTGGTGGATTTAAAAATAGTGTTATAGGTCAAGGTTTTGGTGAAGATGCTACTTCTGAACAAAAATCAGCAGCTTTTGGTGCAGGTTTAAATACGTTAACAAGTACTTTAGATTTAGGTAGAACAGCTTTTGGAAAACCCATGCAAGATACTCGTGGTTTAGCCGCTTCAGAAGCAGTAAATACAGGTGGTATGATTACTAGTACTGCTATGAAAGGTGCTAGTGCTGGTTCCGCATTTGGACCACTAGGTGCAGGAATAGGTGCTGGGGTTGGAGCTATTGCTGGATTATTAGGTAGTGGAAAAGCTAAAAAAGCTGCTATGGAAAATACTAAAAATTTTGCAATGAATTCTAATAAACAATTTGTTGATACTTATGCGATGGGTGGACTAATGGAAGATATTGATCCTAAAAAGAAAATTTTAACGTCTAACGCTACAGTAAACAGTTTGTTAAATTCAAAACCTTTAGATAATAACAGTCTTAATTTTGATACTAAAAAAATTGTTAAATATCAACCTGGTGTAATGAATGATAAAATGGGTTCAGGATTTTATTTATATAGTAAAGAACCTACTGAAGCAGGTTTTGATTACAAACGAGATCGAGAGTTTGTTAAACAAGCTGAAATGATGGCTGTTCAAAGAACACCTCAATGGCAAGATTATATGACATCTCAATCTTTAAAACCTGCACAATTAGCTAAAGGTGGTAAATTAAAACCACTTGAATCATTTTTAAAACCAACAACAAATTCTGATTTAAAAATGTCAACTAATGCTGCAAGTATTAATGATTTTAAATCACCAGTAATTAATAACTTAAATACAACAAAACCAACATTTGGTCAAGAATTAAAATTATTTGGTAAAGATGCATTGAATACAACTGTTAATGCAATTAAAAATGTAGACCTTGGGAATATTGCTAGATACGCACCAATTGCAATGAATGCTTATCAATTGTCAAAATTAGAAAAACCTCAAGGTGAGAGACTAGAACGTTTAACAAATAGATATCGTCCTGAATATGTTGATGAAAAATCATTACAAAATATTGCAGATAACACAATGAATAATTCATTGAACGCAATATCTCAATCAGGTGCTTCTCAAGGACAACTTAGATCATCTTTAATAGGTTCTCAACTACAACGTACTAAAGCGTTATCAGATGCTTATATGAATGCGTCGTCTCAAAATAGAGCGACTAATGATAGATCACAAACTTTTAATCTAGGTGTAGATCAAGTTAATTTAAATCAATCTAACACTGAAAAAGATATTAATGCTAGAGATCAAGCAGCTTATCGTAATGAAAAATCTAAATATTTATCTGAAATAGGTAATAATATTGGAGATGTTGGTAAAGAAGAAGTTTATAAAAATATAATTTCTAAAAGTATAGGTTACAAATGGGATGGAGAATATGTTAAAACATCTAACGGAGATGTAGTTACTGATCCATCTACAGGTAAACCAATGACTCAGGAAAGATTGAAAGAAATGCAATCTGCTGGTGGTAGTAAAAAAGCGTTAGGTGGATATTTAATTAAAAATAGAAAAAAATAGTATGGCAAATAGATACGATTCAGGAAGCGTTTCAAAATTTAACCCTTTAAGCTTTCAAGAGTTATCTGCAGTTCCTTTAATGCAACGACAAAAACACGATCAACTAATAGCTCAACAAGAAATGTTAAGACAAGGTTTAGCTAAAGTTGATCCTTTAGATGTTCATATGAATGAAGCGATTAACTTGAAATCCCAAATTGAAAATAAATTGGTATCTCAAGCAGAATTGTTGTCTAGAGAAGGTGTTAATCCAAATACACAAGGTGATTTTTTAGCTTTAAATAGAGAATATCAAAATATGGTATCACCTACAGGTAAACTTGGTCAAATTAATGCTGCTAAACAAGTATATGCTAAAAACTTTAATGATTTTGTAGAAGATGCTCAAAAAAATAAAGGTTGGTCTAGGGAAAGAGCTTTAGCTAACTGGGATAGGTTTTCAAAACAATATACAGGGTTTGATAATGACAATATTACAAGTATTGGTCAATTAGGCGCACCTAAAAAAGTTGAAGTTATGGATGTGCTTAAAGATGTTAAAAGTTTATTAGGTGAACAAGTTGTAGGTGAAATGAGAGCTTCAGGATTTAATTTTAAACCAGGTCCTGACGGTAGTATGGTTATGGTCGATAGAAGTGGTAGAAGAATTGAAACTTCAAATAAACCTAACTTACAGGCTGCTCAAAATCTTATTAATCAAAAGTTAATGGGTAGAGAATGGCAAGATTCAATTAAATTTGAAGGTGAAAATACTTTAAATGTTTACAATCAACTTAGCTCAGGTATTAATAGTATGTTATCTAATAAAGTTGTAGATAATAGAACTGAAAATGCACAATATATTGCAGCTCCTAAACCAGCTAAAGGAGAAACAACTAAAGGGTTATTATTTAATGACGCAATACAAGACCCTACTACTATTAAAAATTTAGATAAAGATACTGGTGAAATTAATTTTAGTAAAATTGGTAGTAAATTAGGAAGTACTGGCGGCGTTGGTTCTTCATTTACAATGGGTACAAGTGGTGGTTATACTCCTGAAAAAGCAGGTATACAGACATATAAAGATGTTCTATCACCATTACAACAAAAATTTTATGAAACTGCTGCAAAAAGATTAACTACTTCGGGAAGACTTTCTAAAGGTGCGGATTTAAATAATCCTACAAATGCTGAAAAAATTGGATTTTATATGAAAAATTATATGAAGTTTCCAACAGTTGCATCAGATATTATTAGAGCAGATGTAGCTATTGATAATAATTTATTTTCAGGTAATTTAGCGTCTAAAGATGCTACTGCAAGAAATAGAACTTTAACACAAGATTTAAGACAAACTGAAAATGGTGCACCACTTAGAACAATGATTGACGTAGAAAGCGGTAAAAAAATTAAGTTTGAAACAGGTGATAAAGTAGACTATTTAGGTGTAGAATCTCCTATAAATTACAGTAATTACGGTTTTAAAAATAATTTTGAACAATCTACAATGGGTCATCGTGCTCAAATTTTAGATAAAAATGGTAATGTAAAAGCTAACGTAGTAATTAGTAGAACACCTAATGAAATGAAAGATCCTACATTTAAAAAGATGTATGAAATTAATCAATCTTATAAAACAGGACTTAATAATTTAGGAGAATGGGTTAAACTTAGTGGTAAATATTCAGGAAGTAAAGAATTATCCAAAACTAAAGTTAAGGTTAATGATGATAATACTTTTCAAATACAGGTTGATGGTTATGAAACATCTCCAAAATTAAATAACGAACAGTTTATTCAACAAATGCAATCAATAATGGAATATTAAAATGATAAACGGAAGAAAAACATACGATGATTATTTTAAAGATCGTGATAAAAAAAACGGAACTGTTCAGAATAAACCAAATCCAACATCTGGAATGTTTAGTAGAAATACATCTGGAGTATTAGCTACTAATACTGATTATGGAAATTCTAAATATGATAAAAATTTAAACTGGGGTGCTGACATAAACCAAAACGATATTAGTGGATCTTTAAATGAATTTAGATCTAAAGAACAAGGTATCTGGGATACTGCTGGCGCAGGCTTAGGTAGAATTGGTACTAAAGTAGGTGTTGAACTTGCTAAAACAGGAGCTGCAATTGTAGGTACACTTGTTGGTTTAGCTGGAAATACTTCAGATTTAATTACAGGTAATGATGATACAGACTTTTTAGAAGTAGCTTTTAATAATGATTTTATTAAAGCTGCTGAAAAAATACAACAATCTGTAAATGAAGAATTTTTACCAGTATATGTAAGTGATACAGTAACTAATGGAAATTTTTTAGATAAAGTTACAAGTTCTGAATTTTGGGCAACAGATGGAGCTGATGGTGTAGGGTATTTACTATCTGCTATGGCTCCTGGAGCTGCTTTTAAAGGTCTAGGATTAGGTAACAAAATATTTGGTGGTGCTTCAAAATTAACAGCATTGAGATACGGTAAAAATGTTGAAACTGCTAGAAAGTTTTTAACTAAAGCTGGTTTAACAATCGATAAAATTGATAGTTTTACAATACCTGCTGTTAATACTTATTTTGAAGCAGGAGCTGAAGCAAAAGGTGCGGGTGATGCAATTGAATCTAGAAAGCCTGAATTTTTAGATAATTACAAAATGAATTTTGACCAAAAAAATCCTGAGTTTATTCAAAAAGTTTCTAGTAAAATGGAAGCTTTAGATTTAGATAGACGTTCAGGTGTAATATCAGACATAGAATATAATTTGTTAAGTCAAAATATTGGTGAAGAAACAGTTAATGAAATGGCTGAATTTGCATTTAAAGAACAGAAAGGTAGAGCTATGAGAAATACTTTTCTTACTAATTTAGCTGTATTAGCTGGACCTAATTATATTCAAGCTAAACTACTATATGGTAAAAATCCATCTAAAATAATGTTAGATAAAATTACAGGTCAAGCTGTTGAGAAATCTGTTAAGAACACTGCTAAACAAGGATTAAAACGAGTAGGTCAATCATTTTTATCTGAAGGTTCTGAAGAAGTTGCACAAACATCTACGGAACAAAGAAATGTTAATAACGCTTTAAAAAATAAATTAAGTGAATATGCAATTAATGATATTGACCCGTTTACATTTGGTAAAGATTTTATTGAAACATTAAGTACTACAGAAGGTCAAGTTGCTGGGTTTTTAGGAGGTATGTTAGGAGCACCAATATCTATTGTAGGTGGTTATAAACAAGATAAAGAAGATAGTGAACGTACAGAAAGATTACGTGCTAAAATTAATGGTCAATCTACTGCGTTAGACGATATTTATAATACTAATCTTTATGAACAAGAAGAATATGTAAATCCTGAAACTAATGAAACATTATTACGTGATAAAGAAGTTAATGGTAAAAAAGTATTAATACCTGAAAATGTAGCTAAAGTTAAAAAAGCTTTAGATTTACAAGAAGCTTTATCACAAGTATATGACCAAGCTGTACAAGATGCAGATACTGATATATTAGAATCTCTAAAAAAGCAAGCGGAGTTTAATATTATATCTAATTTTATTGGTGAGGAAGAAGTCACTTTAGATGCTTTAAACGAACATTTAAAAACTATATTTCCAGTAACTGAAAAAATGGAAGATGGTTCAGAACTATCCCAAGAACAAGTTAAACAAAATACAGAGAATAAAGATAGAATTAGTAATGTAATTACTAAAGCTAAAGTATTACAAAAAGATTTGTTATCTTTTAAAGATATGTCACAATCTCTTATTAGATTAAATAATAAAAATGCTACACCTAAACAAATTGAAGAATTTTTAAATGGTGTTGGAAATGCATTTTTATCTGAAAGAGCTGAAGAATTTGATGTAAAACAAAAGCTAGCTAAACTTGAAAAAGATCGTGCTGAATTAATGAAAGATTTACCTTTGGAAAGTAAAGGATTTTTTAAATCAAATTCTCAAACTTTAGAAGATTCTGAAAAATTAGCTAAAGTTAAAGAATCTAAAGTTAATGAAAATGGTTTTGCATTTTTAACTGACAATGAAATTTATAAAAATAACCCAAGATTAAATTTTATTAATAAACAGATTGAGACAGCTAAAAATCAATTAGAAGAATATAATAAAACTACTAATGAGTTAATTTGGAATAATGAATTTCTTAATAAACAATTTGATGCTAAAATCAAAGAAGATTCTGAAGTTAAAGAAGCGTTAAGTGAAGAAAATGTAGCTAAAAATGATGAAGCTATTGTTAAAGTAAAAGAAGCTACTACAGTTGAAGAAGTTGAAGCTATTGAAAAAACTACAAAGAATCCAGTAGTTAAAGAAAGAGCTGCTATTAAAAAAGCTGAAATTATTGAAGCTGAAAAATCTAAATCTGAACAAAAAATAGCTACTGCTACACAAGAAGATAATGACTTTAATAATCCAACAAATTATGATGATTTAACAAGTACAGAAGGTTCAACTACTTCAGATGAACTTACACCTAAAGATAACGATAATAATTCAACAGAAGAACTTAAAAGTATTCAAAACACTGAAGTAGATAATGGTAAGGGTGTTAGAGTAATAAGTACAAATAGTGAAACAGGTGAAAAGTTTAGTTTTGTATCTGAAGAATATTTAAGTTATGAAAGAAAACCTGTTGATAAAACAGGTAATGAAGTTAAATTTGAAATTAATCAAAATCCTGGTACAAATCCAAAAGTACTTGAAGCATTAGAAGCTTTTAATAAAAAAGACTTTTCTAATCCCAAATTATTAATAGATTATTTACCTATTAATATAAAATTTAATAAAGATATTAGTGCTCCAATTGATACACGAAAAATAACTGGTAAAATTAGTTCTTCTACTGAACTATTAAGAACAGAATTAATTAATAATTTAATTAATGGTGTAGATATTAAAAACATGTTTACAACTATTCAGGGTCAATATAAGGGTCTGTTAAAAGTTGATGATAATAGATTAGCTAATAACAATATTCTTCAATTAGACGGTGTTAAAGACTTAAAATATGTCCGTGAAAATTTACACGTAGTAAATTCTTTTGGTAAATTACAGAATGTTTTAACTGGTAAAACTTTAGATTTTAACGATGGTAAAGTTAAAGAAAATGCTAAAGGTGAAATTTATTTAATGATTCCACAAGCTAACGGCACACCATTTCCTTTAAAGCTAAACATTAAAAAAATTAATGAAGCTGAAGCATCTTTACTTTATTATATTTATAGAGAAATCATAACTAATGATAAAGCTTTAAATACTACAGTTTCAGAAATTAGTAATGATTTAAAAGAGGCTATACAAACTAGTTTTAAAGCTGAATTAGATATTATTGGTGGTAATAAAAATGATATTAAATTGCAAGAAATTATAGATTTATTAATATATCAATCTGATAATGTTAAATCTAAAATGCAAATTAATAATGGTGTTTTATATTTTGGTGAAAATGAATCGACAATAGATACTATTGATAACGATATGAATAGTATTATTGAATACTTAGTTAATAGTAAAAGGCATCAAATTAAAATTGATAAAAAATTTGATACCGATAATACTAAAACTAATTTAAAATCTAATTCTGCTGATTATCTTAAATATTTAATTGACAATTTAATATTATCTACTAATGCTGTTGTTAATGAACCAACATTTCAAGGTTTTACTAATATTTATTTAAATACTAGTGTTGCTGTTTCTAATCAAATTAAAGCTGTTCAAACAACTACTATTACTAAAACTAACGAAGAGAAAATTGTTGAATTAAGAGCTGAAGAACAAGTTAAGAAAGCTGAGATTGAAAAAAGAAGAGAAACTTCGTTATTTGAAGGACGTTCAAGATTACAAAGAGAAAACTTTAATGAATATTTTAATGAAGTAAATTCACAGTACGATGCTGAACAGAAACAACTTTATGATGAATATGATAAGTTAATATCACCTTTATTAAATAAAAATACTAAAGTTTCAGAATCAGGGATTGAAGCTAATTCTGATAATTTTGAAGGTTTAGATTTTAATAAACAACCTCAAACAACTACTGTTCAATTTCAACCTGTTGTATCAGAACAAGGTGTTGAAGTTAATGTAGAAGATACTGGTTTAAATAGTTTATTTGAAAATAATTCAGAAAATGTTAGGAATTCTCAAGAAAGTTTTGTACCTTTGTCAGAAATACAAGGTACTATGGAAAATACAGAGTTAAAAGAAACTCAAACTGAAGTTTTTAAAGAAGTTACAAATATTCCTTCAGCTACAGAAATGAGATTGTTAAATAAAGCTGCGACTATTTTTAAAAATAATCCTGAAAATTTAACAGATTCTCAAAGAAAAAGACTTGAAGAAGCTGCGGTAAAATATCCAGAAACGTATAAAAAATTATGTAAATAATATGAGTAAAGAATGTGGATTTATAGTAAACGGTCAAAAATCACCGTTATATAATAAAATACTAGAAGGTTATAATGGAAATGAAGAGTTATCAATAATTCTTCATTCCCGTTTAAAAAGTGATGAACAATTTATAAACGATTTTGGTGATTGGGTAAATGACTACGGTAAAGAACCTTCACAACAATCTGTAAATTATGAATATCAACCTGGTATTTTAAGAGTTGAAGAAAATGGTGAACCTAAACTTTTTAAAAATGAAAAGAATGGTAATTACTATTACATAGACAAAGATTTAAACAAAGTTGAAATTATTGAAAATCAAACGTCTTTAAGTTCGTTATTTGATAATTCACAAATTGAGAGACTTACTGATGTTTTAGTTTATGATTTTTTTAAAAATAATTTAAATATTAATTTTGAAGAAATAGATTTAACTGGTAATTATACTTCAATTAGAGATCGTATTACTATTAAATTAAATGAAAGAATTAATACGTTTAATAAAAGTGGTAATGAAAATTTTGAAGTGACTGCAGAGTTGTTGGAAATTGCATTAGAAGAAAATTTAGATGAGTTAGTTAAAAATGTAACTAATGCTTTAGAATCGTATAAAATTAAATCTTCTAAAGCTTTTAACGATAATGATGAAGATACTGATTTAGCTGATACTGAAGATAATGAAAATTCTAGAGATGTTAGTTTTGGTAAAGCATCTTTTGAAATGTCAACTAAAGGTAATGTTTCAGCAAATGTTAAACTAAGATTATCATTAATTACAAATACATCATTTAAAGACACTTTTTTAAATGATAGTACATATCTAACTTTTGATGAAGTTTATGCTTCTTTACTACCTTATTTGACTAATCAAGTATCTGTTATTAAAGATGATAAACAAGAAGATAAGTTTGAAATTTATAAATCTATAATTTTACAACTTCAAAATAAAAAACCTTATTTTGCAGAACTTTATCAATTGTTAAGTCAACCTACAATATCTGAAAATATTAAAAATGAATTTGTTCAAGCTTTTAGTTTAGACATAAACAACTTTAATACTTCAGAATACAGTTTTGAAGAATCTAAAGATGAAAAAACTTGGACTAAGTTAGAAGATGGTAAAATAGTTAAACCATTTGTTAAAAGCTTTAAAACTATGAATATCTCTGAAACTGGTAAAAAAGAGACAGATGTATTTAATGAATGGAATAAAAATTTTAAAGAAAAGTTTGTAACTGAAGGTAAACAAGGTTTATTAATATCACAGGAAAATAAAGATAAACTATCTTTAGTAAAATCAAATTTAAATAAATTAAAGTATTCAGAACCTGATGTAGTTAATAAAATAATTACAGAATTAAGAAACTTGGGTATTGAAACTACTATTAAAGGTTTTAATCACTTTTTAGATGACTTTAAGTTAATTAATAACGATAATGAAATATCTAATAAAAAGTTTAATAAATTAATATCTGATTTAAATTATTTAGTAGATAGAATTAATACTAATGTAAATAAGAATTTTAATAGTATATTATCAGATCAACCTATAACTAAACAATTAGCTAAAGCCGAATCTTTTTACATATCAGAAGGTTCTGATGCGTCTGTATTTACAGCAGGTAAACAAAAGTGGGTTTATTCATATCCGTCATATTTATCTAATACTATTAAATCTTGGAAAAAAGATAGAAATATTTTATCAAAACATTATGAAATATCTAAATACAATTTAGGTTCAGATTGGATGCAATATTTACTAGCGTTAGGTGACACATATCAAGTTGATGAATTTGAAAGTGATGACGTTCAAGAAGCTTTAAGAATTGAAGAATCCAAAAAACGTATAGACGCTTTGGATTTATATACATTTAATACTTATCAATTGGAAGGTGATTCTAGAAATGGTAAAGACGGTAAAACAATTTCTAAAGAAGAATATATTTCTGATACAATTAATAAAGTATTAGGTTTTACTAAAAATGTTCAATCATACTACAGAACTACTACTCCTGCGGATAAAGGTACACAATACGAAATAGCAATTGGTAGAAGCATTACAACTAACGCTAGATATGGTGACGGTAACCGTGATATTGTAATTGATGACAAAGCTGTAGATATTGTATTTAAATATTTTGATGCTGAATATCAACGTATGAAATTTGAACGTGAGTTTAAAAATGATGCTAAAAATGCAGATAAATTAAGAGTTTATTATCATTTAGGTGCGGGTCACGCTTTTAAATCACAATTGTTTCCAGCATTAAATTATGATAAAATTAAGGATACTTTAAAAGATTCAAATTTAGATTTTAAAGATATTTATAATGAAAAAGGTGAAGCATATTTAAGTACTCTTAGAAATTCAATATTTGAAGATGCTATTAAAACTTACATTGTAAATGAACTATCTAATGGTATTCAAGAAACTCTAGATAATTTAATTAAGACTAAAATATTTGAAGAAAATAGCGATGGAATTGCAAATAGAGAATTAGATAATGATATATGGAATTCTTATGGTACAAATAATGCTTTAAAAGCCTCTGCAGATTTTTATATTAATTCTTTAATATCACATGTTGAATATTCTAAAATGTTTTCAGGTGATATTGCTTACTATAAAAATGCAGTAGATTATAAAAAACGTGTACCAGCAACATACACTGATGGTTTATATCAAAGACTTGATGAAGAAAATAAAGATGTAAATATCGCAGTAATTGAAAGTGTTGAAATAAATGAACCATTTTTACCTGAATTAACAGAATTGTTAGGTGAAGACCTAGCTAATAAATATATTAGTGTAAATGCTGCAGATGCTCAGGCTTGGATTACACCTGCTAGATGGAAAATTCTAATGTCATCTATTGGAAAATGGAATGATACTTACGAATCAGCTTATCAAAAATTAATTGGTGAAAATACTGAACCATTTACAGAAAAAGAATTAAAAGCTGTTGCACCACCTGTAAAAGGAGTTTATTTTCAAACAATAGATGGTGTACCAACATTTCTTAAATATTCACAAGCTGTATTAAGTCCTAGATTACGTAAAGGTAATAATCTTGAAAAGATTTATAATAAGATGGTTGCTCAAAATATTGATGAGTTAGTTACGTTTGACGCAATTAAAGTAGGTTCTAACAAACCGACTAAAATTCACGATGATAATGGTCAACTTTTAGATAATTTTGAATTTACACCGTTTACAATACCTTCTAGTGGTTGGAAATTACAACAAGATTTACCTGTTAAATTAATGCACGATACTGATGTGGGTTCTCAAATTCAGAAAAACATATTTCAAGGTTTAGCATTTAATTTAGATAAAATGTTTGATTTAGATAATAGTGAAGTTGAGGGTAATCAAATAGTAGAAAATATTGCTAACACAATTGGTGAATTATCTAATAGAGGTTATGAATCATTATTAAAAGAATTTAATATTGCACCTAACGGAACTATTACAAATGTTGAAGGATTTTATAATTCTATTATTGCAGAATTAAAATCAACAGGTGGTTCTCAAAATGTAATTGATGCTTTAGAATCAGAAATGAGTATCTACGGTGTTGCTCAAGCTAAAGAAAAACTTGAAAACATATTTAGTTCTATATTTACTAAAAGAATGCTTAAAATCAAAACTAATGGTGGTTCATTTATTCAAATGAGTAACTTTGGTTTTAATAAAGATGAAGCTAACGAGCAAAATGTAATTTGGAATCCTAGGTCATTAAAAACTACACATCCACCACAATTCCTTAAAGATGAAAACGGTGAGTTTGTATTATCTGAAAATGGTAAAAAAATTATTAGACCTGGTGGTATATTAATATCAGGTAGTTTTATTGCTAAATATATTCCAGATTATGCTACTAAATATACACCAGAACAATTATTTGGTTATACTGATGAAAATGGTAAATTTATAGAAGGGGTTATTGATAGAAAGATTCTTGAAAATATTATTGGATATAGAATTCCTAATCAAGGTTTGTCATCTAATGATGCTTTAGAAATAGTAGGTATTCTTCCTGAAGAAAATGGAGATACTGTTGTAGCTTATACAGGTATTACTACTAAAACTGGCTCTGATAAAATATCACTGTTTGAGCCAGTATAAAAAATAAAAATATTGTTAATTGCTGGAAACTCCTAAAGCTTTGTAAACTACAACGTAATTTGAAAAAATAAACGTGAATGTTAAAAATTACAAAGATGGCGAATGGACAATCAGCAGCCGAGTTCCTTTAAAATGGAAAGGGTTCAACGACTAATACTTAACTTAAAGATTCCTATATGGATATCACAATCATACAATGAAAACAAAATTTAACAAAGAATCAAGAAATTTGATTATTGGAATGTTATTAGGAGACGGAACAATTTCTAATAATTACGTGTTTAAACTTTCACACGGATACAAACAAAAAGAATATTTAGAATGGAAAATAAACCTTCTAAATAAATATGGAATAAAAAATAACGGTTTGAAAGAATATATTTCAACTTGTGGTTATAATTTAGGTTCTATAGTTTATTATAGTCAAATGAGTGTTATACCATTTATGAAAGTTCTTAGAAGAGTTATTTATAAACCTATTAAAAATTACGCTAATCGTAAAATCTTAAATAGATTAAATCCTTTAGGTATTGCGATTTGGTATATGGATGATGGTCATATTAATATTAGAAAAACTGATGATAAAATTCACGGTTTCTATATTAAAATAGCTACTTGTTTATATAAAGAACAAAATCAAGTTATTATAGATTACTTTAAAGAAGTTTGGGATATATCTTTTTATCAATTTAAAGAAGGTAAGCCTGGAAAAAATACTTATTCGCTTTGTTGTGGTACACAAGAAGGTGTTAAGTTTATAGAATTAATTAAACCTTATGTAGAATCTTGTCCGTCGATGATATATAAAATTCAGTATGATTTAAGTCAACGTAAAAATTGCGTTGCGTAGAGATTAAAATCTCGAAACACAATACACTAGAAATAGTGAAGATATAGTCTGATCTCATATGAAAGTATGAGTTAACACAAATGTTTGATATTGATAAAATGTACATGATGTTTGCATCATACAGATTAGAAAATGATAAATTAATATATGAAACTTTTGATAATTCTAAACCTGAATCAGAACAATCTGAGGAAGCTTTACAAAATAGATTAGTAGAATTATATAAATCTGTTTTAATTAACGAAAATGTTATTGGTGAAGTAATGACACCTGTAGATTTTACACACGTTAAAGATGATATAATGCATTTTGGTGATAAAACATCTAGTGGTAATTTATCTACATTTGATCCATTAAAAGATATTGATACTAAATACGATTTCTTATCAGGTAAAGCAGGTGTAGGTCAACAAGCTAATTCATTAATGGATTATGTGTTAGGTAGTATGGGTAATTTAAGTATTACTAATTTTAATGTACCTAAAAGTAATTTAAGATTTGATCAAGAATATTCTGCAAAATTATCTAATGAAGATTTAGAATATTATGCTAAACAATTAGATTTAAATCCTAATGAAGTTAAACAATTAGAATTTATTAAAATTGGACATTCTTTATCTGCAATTCTTAACGCATTTGTGGACATCGCTAAAGATCCATACATTACTAGAGGTAATTGGGTTACAATGACAACTAATACAGGTAATTTATTATTACGTAAAGGTGTACATCCATTTTATGTAAATGCTTTTTTAGCACAACCTATTATTAAAGAATATGTAGCATTTTCATCACAATATGAAGTTTCTGCGGGTCAAAGTTTAAGTACTGCTGATGAATTTATTAAACAAAGATTTGGTAAAGACGTTTATGAAAATAGAAATAATTCTAATATATTTAATGAAAGTTTACAAACATTAAGAAGTGCTAAATTTTTAAGTAATACATCTTCACAAATGAATGTATTTGCTACTTTTTTACAATACCAAGCTGCATCTAAAGCGATGAAAAAGAATATTGATGCTTCTAAATTTATGGTGAATGGTGTTGGAGGTAGTGTAAATTCATTAATAATTTCTAAAAATGCTGTAGATTCTATATTAGATGAAGAAGATAAATACAATCAATTAGAAGATAAAACAGAGTTTAAGAAAAATATTATATTAGGTTTTAAATCTAAATTTACAAACCCTAATGGTTCTGAAAGTATGTTTAGTAAATATTATAACAATGTTATTTTAAAATCTGAACAAATTGTCAAAAGTAACCCTAAATTATTTTTTACAGGAAACAGTGTTATTCAAGAAACCTTTAATGAAATTTCAACTGATGTGAATAATGAACTATTATTAGATAATGATTTTGGTAAAGATTTAAACAGAATGTTTTATAGTTATGTTATGTCAGGATTTAATTCTTTAAACATGTCTAGTGTTGAAAGAAAAGAATTGACTTTAAAATTTAGTAATGAATTTGAGGCTTTTAAATTAGCAAATAAAGGTAAATATGCTATTATTGACGAACTTAATGTAAAACAAGGTGATAGTTTAGAATTTATAGGTTTAAATAATAGAAAGAAATCTAAAGATTACGAAAGAAAGTTAACTAAATCATTTTTAGATTTGTTAAATAATGAAGAAGATTTTACTAACAAACTTATTAAATATTCTTATTTAACATCTGGATTTAATAATCACACTAGTCAATTTTTTACTATGATACCTACACAATGGTTTAATAGAAATAATATTAACAGATATATTATTGACAAGTCTAAAGAATATGATAAATTAAATTTAGAAAATGATGATAACTTTATTGATCAATTTTATTTATCTAACTTAGAAAATACTAAATTTGTTAGACCTATTTCTCAAAAACAGGTATTACCAAAATCTGGAAGTCTTGAAGGATTTGTAATAAAAAATCCTGGTAAAGTAGGTTATTTTAGAGTTGGTAAAGATCCACAAGGTATTAATCCTGATACATATTATAAACTTATTGGATATAATAAAGATTATCAAGGTATTTATACTAGATTTATTTACAACATTAATGATGAACTAACTCAAATTAAACCACTTAATGTTAAAGATAAAAAAGGTAATAGAATTATTAATTATGATGTAAACGGTATTAACCTTAAACCATTAACTGAAACAGCACCTAAACTTGTTGAAAGCATTAATAAAGTTAAATTAGCTAATTTATATTCTAATGTAGTTTATAACAGAAATGTGTTTTACAGAGAAAACGTTATTATTAAAAAAGAAGATGATGTTAAGATTATAGAGACACCTAAAGAAATTACAACTGAAACTAAACTTATTGTTGAAGAAAATAATGATTGGACTAAAGAAGATAATAATGATACTTGTGTACCATTTTAATAAAAAAATATGAATTGTAAAGATAAAAAGAAATTTAAAACTGCTGAAGCATCAAGTAAAGCCTCCTTACGTACTAAGGGGGCTATCGATGCTTTTTTAAACATATTAGATGTTAATAAGTTTAATAAACTTAATAAAGAATGGACTGTAGATGCTGTAAAAAGATTTGATATTACAGGTAAATTGTTTTATAATGAAAACGATAAAGCTGTTGCTAATAAGGAAGCTTTTAAACAAATAGATAACGCTAAAGGTGTTAATTATTCTATAAATGAAAATAAGAGTATTTCAAATTCAATTTTTGAAAGTGATAATAAACAAATAATTAAAAGTTTACAAAAATTTGCAAAAGATAAAAAAGTAAATTTAAATTTTGTTGATTTTAAGGATGAAAAAGGGTTTACAACTTATGGTAGTTATGATAAGAAAACAAACTCTGTAAATTTAAATGAAAACAATATAGATTCTTCTACATTTTTACATGAAATATCACATCCATTTGTTACTTATTTAAATTCAAAAAATCCTGAATTATTTAATAAAGTTTATAAAGAAGCTAAAAAGTTATATCCTGAAATAAGTTCATTTTTAGATATTGAAGCTTACTCAAACATGCCAGAATCTTGGAAACAAGAAGAGTATATTGTTAGAGCAATTGAAAAAGAATATAAAATTAAAGATTTAAAAGTAAGACGTTCAATATTAAATAAATTTTTAGATTTTATTAAAGAACTGTTTGGTATTGAAAATAATATTAAAATATCTGAAGATGCTACAATTAAAGATTTATATCAAATAATTCTTTCTAATAATGTAGTAAAGTTAGATGTTAAAATGACAGATAATATTGCACGAAGAGAACTTGAAAATATTGAAAATTATTTTGATATTAAAATTAGTAATACAAATGAAAAATTATTAGCATTAAGAGGTAAGTTATCTAATTTTAAAGATAATGTTAAAATTGGAGATTTTCAAATTGATAACAGTGTTCTTGAAGAAGTTGGACCTTTAGAATATGAAGTAACTAAAGAAATTTACGATAATCAGTTATTTAATATTACAGACGCTATTGATAATTTAGAAACTCAAATTGAAGCTTTAGAATCATTAAAAAAGCAGAATCAAATTCAAATTAGAAAAAATATAAAAGGTTATTATAATATTAAACCTGAAATTGATAGAGTAAATTTTAACGATCTTATAGGGTCTAAAAAAAACGAAGTTACTTCTAATGAATCACAAGAAAATAGTGAAACTAATTCTAATTTAGATACAAATCAAACAATGTTGTTTGGTACTAAATCATTAAAAGATTCTTTTACATCAACTGAAGTATTACAAAACATTATAAATTCTAATTTAGATTTATCTGCATCAACTATTAATTTAATTGACAAAGCTACGAAACTTTTAAGAAATTCTAAAACCAGAGTTAAAGTAATTAGTCAAGAACAATTTGATAAAATGACTACAAATTCTGAAGGTGAAGGCACTGCAGTAATGGCTTACAATTACGATTTAGGAAGTGTTATTTATATGCCAGAAAGTACATTAAGTAATTTTTCAAATCTAGATATTGTTAGTTCATTTTTACACGAAGTTGCTCACGAATTAAGTTTAAAAGCTATTTTAAATCCTGAAACAATGTCTGAAATAGCATTTAACGAGTTTATTACAAAAGCTTTTGAGCAATACAAATATTTAGGTAAAGGTTTAAACAATAGTAATAGTTATGGTTTTACAAATATTCAAGAATTTGTAGCTGAATTATATTCTAATGATAAGTTTCAAAATGAAATTAAAAGTTTAGATAAGAATTTCTGGCAACGATTTATATCTGAACTTAGAAGATTGTTAGGTTTACCAAAGTCTTTAAGAAACGATAATTTAATTGACAGTATATTATTAATAGAAAAGGTTAATGATTTTATAAATGAAAATGACTCTCAACTTGAAAATTATAAATTAGCGGGTTTAAAAAGTAGTAGAATTTTAGCAAAACGTATTGAAGATGATTCTCAATATAGTAGTTTAGAATCTAAAATTGATAACTTTATTGCTAAAGCTAAAAAAGCTATGCAATCCATTCAAGAACGTACTATTAAATCTAATAGAAAAAAGTCTACTGAATCTAAAGAAGAAAACATTAGACGTAATAAAGAACTGTTAGATACTTTAACTAAGTATGAAACTTCTCAAAAATGGAAAGCTGTTGTGGGTTATACACAATCTTTTAATAATACAATTAATCAAGTAAATGACTTATTAGATAAACTTTTAAATACTAAAAATATTTATGAAGATCAATTAGAAAGTACTATTAAACGTTATAAAGATTATCTATCTGCATATGATTTACTTCCTGAAATTAAAGAGTTAATGAGTCAAGCAGATTTAAAATTGTTTGAATTAACTGATGAAGAAAAAGAAGATTATCAACAGTTAAAAGATTTTTTATCTAAAGCTAAAGAAAAACATGATGCTATTGAAAGTAAATTTTTAGCAATTAGTAAAGCTCAGGTATTACAAGATTTTAGTAATCCATTATTCAATACAGAAGTTGAAACTAAACAACGTGAATTTCTAATTAGAGAATACAATAGTTTATCTGATAAAGGTGGTTTAAGTGTAGAACAATATGTTTCTAAAATGTTAACTACTAGAGATAAAGATGATTATGAAGTGGATTTAAAAGCATCTGCTGAAAAAATTCTTAATGATCCATCACAAGATATTAGTGGATTTTCTGCTAAATTAGACGACCAGTTAAATACTAAAAGTAAACTTATTCAAGTTGTTAACCAAATGTTAGGTGCATCATTTGACGCTGTTAAAACATTAACAGTTACTAAAATTAAAGAAATGTCTAAAACTTTTGAAAAATTTATTAAAGAAAAAGGTAATGTTAAATTATCTGTACTTAATAAAAATTTAATTGAAAAAGATAGTGAAGGTAACGTTTATTTAAAAGGTAAATACAGTTTAGCATTTAAAGAAGCTTTTGACAACGAATTAAGACCTGTTTTAAACGCTAGGAGAGATTATTATGAGTCTTCTATAGAATTAGGTCTTGAAGAAGGGGATATTCTCTCTAGTGACAAATATAAAGCTTTTAATTATCAAATTAGTCAATGGTATAAAAAATATACCACTAAAGATTCAAAACGTAAAACAATACCTAAAGCTGAATATTTAAATAAACCTTTAACTGGTACTGAAAAAGAAATATTAGACGGCTATATTAAAATTAATCAAGACAACAATGAAATTGAAGGTTTTGATTCATTAATTACTAATATTGCAGGAGCTGAGTTTCATAAATTACCATCTCAAAGTAAATCTGATTTAGAAAGAGCTTTAGAAGCTGATTTCAAAGGTATTACTAAAGATAAATGGAATGATTTAACTAAAATTAGAACTGACGATATCGGTATAGATAGTGGTAGTGAAGAAAAGAATAGTCAAGGTGATATTTTAAGACGTGTTAAAACTGCTTATAGAGGTAAAATAGACGCTAACGAACAATCTTTAGATTTAGAAACAATGTTTAGGAATGAATATTGGAATGGTCAAAATGTTAAAGAAAAACTTAGACTTGAACCTAAACTATTAATGATTACTGATATAGCTAAAGATAAAGAATACTATACTGGTAAAAATAAAGAAGTTGTTGCTGGTTTAAGCAATACTTATAACAGATTGGTAGGTTTAATGGAACGTAACGTTTATGATGTTATGAGTAAAAGTGGTGGTACATTTGCAGGTGCAGATATTAATAAAGTAACAAGTGCTTTAAACGGATATGCAGCAGGTTTAGCTATGACATTTAACTTAGCATCAGGTGTTACCAACGTTGCAAATGGTTTAACCCAAGTATTAATTGAATCAGTAGGTGGTAATAGATTTAATACTAAAACATTTTTAAAAGCAGAAGCTAGATATACTAAAGAAATGATGAATGGTAATTTACTTAAAAATATGAGTAAATCTGTTAAAACTTCTTACTTTAATCAACTTCTTGAAATGTTTGATGTAATGGGTGGTCTCGGTCAAAATGAACAGGAAGCCTTACGTAACACTATTCTTAGAAAATTTGGAACTACTAAATCTGGTAATTTTTTAAATGAATCTGGTGAACATGCAATGCACGCAATACTTACAGAATCTATATTAGATGGTATTAAAGCAATGGATGTTAATAACAACTACTTAGATAAAGATGGTAATGTAACTACTGAAAATAAAGGTGCTTCGTTAGCAGACATGTTGTATTTTGATAATAATGGTCAACTGCAAATGAATTCTAAAGTTGCATATTCAGGATTTAATTTAACTACTAAATATCACGAAGGTGGTAAATCTCAAATTAATTTATTAATTAAACACAAAGTATTTGATTTATTTGGTGTTTATGATATTAAATATAAAAATGAATTATCTAAAGCTTGGTGGGGTAAATCTATAATGATGTTTAAAAACTTCTTTATGGGTGCAGCTAATTACAGATATACAGGATTTGCTACATCTTATAAAAAGAAATCCGATTTATCAGAAGACGATAAATTTTATAACTCTGCTGAAAAAGAATATATTGAAGGTACATATACAACACTTGTTAGATTTTTAAGAGAAACGGGTGTTCCAAATTTAAAAAGTTTGCAAACAATGTATATGAACTGGAATAATCTTACAGAGTATGAAAAGTCTAATGTTAAAAAAGCAACTATGGAAATAATGCTAACTGCTGTAATATTACCTTCAATTGGTTTATTAATGGCTGGTATGGATGATGACGATGATGAAAGCAATTTACTGTGGTTTGCAATGTATGTAAATAGACGTTTAACACGAGAACTTGCACAGTTTAGAAATCCAATTGAGGCTTCTAAAATGATTCAAAACCCTGTTGCAGGTATTAGATTTATTCAAAACGGATTAAATTTTATATATGATGTTGCAACACCTATTAACTTTGCACCAGTTGAAAATGAATCAATATTTGGATATTTAGATGAAAATTCTAAAGGTGAAAACAAAATGAGTAAACACTTAACTAAACTTATACCAATTATTCCTCAAATGGGAGTAGATTATAGACAGAGGTTTGGGTTAGAATTTAAATAATTAAAGGGTCTAAAAAAAAATAAAGGCGATGTAAAACCGTAATTGGTAATACATCGCCTTTTTGTGTTTATTCAATATTTATGTGAAACGTTTTTAATAATTTACCATTTTCATCAATTTCTAGTTCAACTTCTTCAATTATTCCATCATCGTAATAGTTATCAATTTCATCTTCTGATTCTAAATTCAATGATTTTAAAGCTTCTTTTTTAGTATTATTTAGTTCTACAGTATTTGAACCGTCTCCACAATCCCAAGCAGATAACCATAATTTTATTTTCATTACTTATTAATTTTAGGTTTTTCAAAATATTTCATTGCAATATAATGCATACTAATACTACCAATAACAGCACCTACAATGTAAGCAACCATTAGTATCCAATTATCAAAATTAGTTACTACGTGTCTAATTACTAATAACCAAATACCATTTGATAATACTGAAGCAATTGTATGATAAGCTAAGTTATCACTATTCCTAGCTCTACTTACTAAAGTAAAGCTTGCATTTTGTAAGATAGTTAATCCTAACATTATTAAAATTTCTGAAATCATATTATTTAATCAATTTTAAACAAGTTAAAGCTTCATTACTTCTAATATTCTTATTAAAGAATTTACCTTTACTTTCAGCATTTTGCAATTTATTAAAAAATTGTTGTGAAACAGGTGTGTAAACATAAAGTTTACCTGATTTAAAACTTACTGTTAAATCTTTTCTGTCATTATTGTAATCTAAACTTTTAATTACAGAACTTTTTGGTGTATTTATTATATTATTCATTTAATTGTTTTTCTAATTTTAATATTGAACTTTTATGAGATTCTATTTTTTTCAAAATATTATTTCTAATTTCATTTTTAGATAGAATAATTTCTTCCAGTATAGAAATTTCTTCACCTAATTCTTCATCACATATTGATTGATCTTTTCTATAGGAAGATCCTCTCACATGATAAGTGTTTCCTAGTATTTCAGACGTATAATCACAATGAACATAGCTTGAATCAACTTTTTCACTATAGTCACCAGCATCTTTTATACACTCTCCTAATGGGATATGTAATAAATTGTCTTCATATTCTGTAAATTCATATGATTTATCCCAGTCAGGTAAATCTTTAAGAATTTTAGTTACTAATTCTTTAATTTCATTTTGAGTTAAAACTCTATATTTATATTTTTTACTCATTTCTTTCTAACATTTTTACATTTATTGCAGGATATGATTTGTAATTTTCTAATTTAAAATCTTGAATTTCAATATTAGATAATAAATTACTTAAACTACAAGTTTCTAAACCATAAGTTTTAATTCTATAATATTCAGCTCTATCTTCAATATTTAGTTCACATTTATTATATTTATCAACATCTCTACTTAATTGTTCTTTAACAGCATTTAAACTATTATCATACAAATGAACCTTATTTAAGTTACCTTGTATACCTAATGCTTTATAACCAGTTACCTTCTCTAAAATCAACGCTAATGTAGCGTAGGAAGCTATGTTATAAGGTACATTGTGTTTATTATTAGACGCAACTCTAATAACCTGTGAGATACACAGCACTATATTACTATAGTGTTCAGACTATATCATCTAAGATCAGCTTTTCCAACACCATAAGCTTGTGTTGTACTCCTTTCGGATAGTCGTTAGGCATTTATTTATAATTATAATTTATAAACTTTTTATTTGGACTGTTTATTCTAAAACATATAGTAGTAACATGGATTCCTAATTGTCTACTAGCTTCAGATAATGAAGAATATTCCATATTTTCAATAATTACAATTTTTGATTGTATACCGTTAAATTTACCTAAAGAAGATACTCTCATTTTATCTTTAGATTCTTTACTATGTGTTTTATTATAAAATGGATTATTTATTCCAGTTCTATCTTTACATTTATTACACTCAATAGTATTACTATTAATTCTATTTCCACATTTACAAAAAGTTTTCCCACCTTTCCAATTAGAATTATTTTCTTTAAATCTTGGAAGTCTTTTTACATTTTGCAATCTTTGTGTTGCATTTTTAATTAATTGCTCTCTATTTGGATGATTAGAAATCATATCACCACCAGTTGCTGTTTTTGAAACATTATATAAATCGTTAAAATCAAGAAAATCTAAAATTTGTTGCTCTCGTTTAATATAATTAAATGATGTTTCAATGCAAATATATTCAAAATTTTCAAGACCGTGTTTATTAACAGATCTTTGTAAATGAATACAGTGATGTGTATTATTTTTTAATTCTCGAAAATGTCTCAATTTTCTTTTATGTAAATCTTTTGTAGAACCAATATAAAATTTACCATTAATTTTGTTCAGGATTATATAAATATAACCAAATTTTATTATACTATTTTTCATAGTACAAAGATAAACTAATTATATGGTAATTCCAAATAAATATCGATTTATTTTATATTTTTTTTAATTATAAAATTTAGCACGGGATTGTCCTCGCAGGATATCCCCCGTTTAACTGATTTTTACTTGGGCAACCTTTCACCCAAGGAATGTGTCAACACTTCTTTGATTCCAATGAAGTTCAAATCCATATTCTGTTACTAAACTAGAATTTAGATACACATCAAGACGTTCTTGTTTATTTAGAGGTCTTACAACTACTTGAAATCCATAATGACATGGTGGTAAAGCCATATCTGGTAAATCACCAGGATTCCAAGCATTTACAATATGATCTGTAGCTAAAGGTTTTACTTTAAGATTATGAATTAGTCTTGCAATTTGATCTACTGAATTTGCAATCCAATTTCCGTTATTTTTATCATAATTATGTTTTGCTCCTACAAAACTTCTCCATTGCTTACCATAAACAAGTCCTAAATCTCCAAGTTTATAATAACGAGTACTCATTGACAACTTGTCAGCTTTTATTCGTTCAATAAACTCTTTAATATCCATTGGTATACCACCTATAAAATCTTTAGTTTTTACATAATAATTATAAGCATCTTTATTCCAAATATTGCAACCATTATCTACAAGATATTTAATATTTGTACCACCACGTAAAAACCATATTAACTCTGTTACAACATTTTTGTAATGGAGTTTTTTTGTAGTTATTGCTGGAAAACTATCTTTAAATTCATGTTTAAAAGTATGTGATAATATTTCTAACCTGTTAACACCTTTTCTATTTGGGTCTTCATATGTATAACCTTCTAAAAGTATTTTTTTAAGAAGATTATGATATGTTACATCTATTTTACTCATAATTCAATAACTTTCCATTGTTCGTGAATAACACAATCATCATTAATTTCTAATTCTTCAAGACTAATACCTCTATCATCTGCAATATATTGTTTGACAATTTCTTCAGATTCAGCTTTATAAACACCCATTACACAATCCCATCCTAGTTCAGGGTTAGTTATTACATATATATTTTTACTCATTTAATAATTCTTCTAAAGTTTTAGGTTGATAATTTATTACTTCTGCAGATACGTTAATATAACGTTTATCTGGTAAAGTATTTTCATGTACGTGAGCATGAATATTATATTTAAATCTATATTCTAGTTCACAAGGATGAATTGGACAATGTGTTAATATAAATTGTTTTTTATAATTAACCATTCCTGCAATTTTATTTACATATTGTTGCAAAACTTTTGTATGTTGACCTTCATCATAGTTACCTAATACTACATGTTTAATACCATTTAATTTATTAAGTATTTCGTAACTAGCTTTTTCCATTGTAATATCACCGAGTAAATAAGTAGTATCTTTTTTATTTACAACAGAATTCCACTGTTTTATAAAAAATTCTTCATATTCAAATTCATCTTTAAAACCACGTCTTATAGCCATATCTTTATGTCCAAAATGAGTACATCCTATAAATCTAACTACACTCATCATTTTCCAGTTGAGCCAAAACCACCTTCACCTCTTAAAGTTTCTGATAATTCATCAACTTCTTCAAATTTAATCTGTGGATACGGTATAATTAATAATTGTCCAACTCTATCTCCCACATCATATACTAATCCTTCTTCAGAATATCTATATTTAAACATGATAGAACCTCTATAACCAGAATCAATTACTCCTACAGAATTAGATAATATTAATGTTGTTTTATTTATAGAACTTCTTGGAAATAGCAATCCTACATAACCTTCTGGTATTTCTACAGCTATTCCTGTATCATAAGTAACCATTGTATTATTATCATTCCATTTTTCACTAATTGCTGTTAAATCAAGACCACCGTCACCTTTTTTTTGATAACTTGGTATAATAGCATTAATATTTAATTTTTTAATCTTAACTTTCATTTTGATCTACTTTTAAAAATTCATTTGAAGACCAGTATTTTTGATGATCTTGTTCTTCACTGTATTGTTCAATTTTGTCAATAATAGATGCTTTTTTAATAAGAAGATAAATTAAATTATCATCAAATTTTTCATTAACTGTTGTAATTTTAGGTAAAATACCTTTTTCTAAATCATTTGTCATATCTGCAATAGATATTTCATGTTTTAAAAGAAATCCATCTAGTACTTTTTCACGTATTAAACCACTTCTTTTACTTCCTTCATCAAAATTATGAAATACATTATTATTACGTCTATATTCTTTACCTTTTACAACTAAAAGATTTCTAAGATGTTCTAGTGTAGCTTCAATTGTTTCGTCAAATTTTTTTTCTGTCATTTATTCAAAAAATTTATTAATATTAGTTAACATTTTTTGATTTTTATCTTTTTGAAATTCTAAAATATCTAACTCATCAGTTAACATTTTAATTTGATCTAATTTTTTTGTAGATTCTATATTAATTTCATTGTTAATTTTAGAAATATCATTTTTAGTTTTTTCAAACACTGAAACAATACTTTCACTTTTTTCAATTAATGACTGTAATTTTGTTTTTCCTAACATATTTTTAATTTAATTATTAATTCTTTTATTAAAGTATTCTAAATAATCTTTTGGTAATTGGTCAATTGATTTATATTTTTCAAAAAAGTTAATTATATTTTTAATATGATCTGTTTTTAAATCTTTTAATAAAACATGTTTAACTTTTTTACGTTTATTACCATTTTTATAGTAAAGAACTCCCCAAAACTTAACATCTTCAATTTTACAATAACCATTATTAATTAACCAATCACTTTCTTCTATATTCCAAATATGATTTTCAATATCCATATTTGGAATTAATCTTAAATAACACAATAATTGACCAAATCTTGCATCTGGGTGTTTTAACCAAGTTTTTTTAATTTCATCACAATTTTCCATTACATTATCTAACAATTTATTAGAAAAAGTGTTTAAAAATTTTTTTAAAATATCATCATTTAAAAGCAAATTTAAGCAAATTGGTATTCTTTTAGGATTTCTCATAAATGTATTTTAAATTTATATTGAATATAATCTAGTTCTTTTAATTGACCTTCTAAAATAGCAACTTCTTCTTTATTTACAATCTTACTCAGTTTTTCACCTTTAGCAGATTTTAATTTACTTTTAAGATTATTTTTTCTATCGTTAAACCATTTTTCATTCATAATAATGTATTTACTTAGATTTTATTAAATACCATCTAATTTTAGCATTTTCTCTATTTTGATCACACCATTGACTTTCACCAATTTCACCTTTATATTTCAAACCAGTAGTTAAATCTTTAATTTTTACAAGTTTTTTAACACTACTTTTTTCTGAATCAAAATTAATTATCTTTTCACTAATGTGAGAATATTGAACTTTTTCATCATTATTTTCAAAAGTAGCATCTTTTTGAATATTTAATGAACATACTTGATTTTCTGTTAATATTATATAATCTTTTTCCATTTTATTTATAATAAACTTTTTAATTTACTTTCTATTCTATCTGCAACTTGATCATGAATATTTAGTTTTTCAAGTAATATTAAACTATTTAACGTTACGTCACCCAATTCTTCAATTAAATGTGGTATTCTATCTTCACTACCGTTAGGTTTAGTAACTTGCTTTATTAATATTTCACCTAATTCAAATAATTCTTCTGCTAATTTTAAATAGCAATATTCTAACGTTCTTTCTTTTGCTACAATTTCTATTATTACAGGTATGTTCATTTATTTAATATTTTCTAATGGATATATATCCGTTTCAACATTTATTTCGTTTTCTGGAATTAGATAAACATCATAATTTATTTCATAATATTCACGAGTCGCTTTTAAAGCTGCTTCTACATGAAGTTTAGTAAATTCAATCATAACAATAGCTATTTCATCAGCATATATTGATAAATTTCCATAATCATCTTTTTCTTTTAAAAATTCTTCTGCTGTTAGTATTTTACTCATATTATTTAATTTTATTAATAAATCCACTAATTCCAAAATTATGAATTAAACCAGGGTTACCTTCTTTTACTAAATCATAGCTGCTGTAATTAGGATTAATAAATTTATCTTTATTTTTTAAATACAATTCATAAAAACTAATACATGGTTGTTTCATCATTGAGTCAGCAGTAATGAAAGGTTTATTACTTTTAAGAATATCTATAATAGGTTTAGGTTCTAATAAATTAACATTAAAATAACATCTAATCAATAATGTATAAACACTTACTAATGGTGTTGATTTAACCCAAAATTTAGAACATTTAATAATTAAAGTTTCTTCATCTAATTCTATAGAGGTTTTAATTTTAATACCTAAATCAAGTTCTATTCTATTTAAAAAATCTTGAAGATTTTTATAGTTTTCAATTAGTCTTTTTTGAAGTTCGTCAAATTTATCATAATTACTACCAGATTTTTTATGTAATGTTTTTACACCAAAATAAACTATATTTTTGTTATGAAAACAATTTAATAATTTATGGTCGTAACCATATATTTTACCAATTTCTTTTTTAGTAGATTCTACATAAGCAAAATCATTTAAATAATCTCTACAAGCTGTAAATGGTAAAAAGGTTTCAAATTTACTACCTTTTTTATTTAAGATAGTAAATCCTACACCAAAATCTCTACCTTCAGCAAGCGTAGATCTTTTTTGTAATTCTTTAATTTTTTTCATATATATTTATGATTATTTCCACCAAACTAATTTTACCCACCATTTATCTTGATAATCTCTTTCTTGCTTTAATAAATCTAAAGTTTTTTCCAACTCTTTCTTTCTATTAATAATTTCAATAAATTTATCACTATATAATAATACAGATTTAGCTACAATTTCTTTAATTTCATTTTCGTAACGACTGTATTCAATATCCATACATCTTCTCCAACTGTGATTTTCAAAAATATAATTTTGAATTGTAACAGAAAAATTATTTAAAGTTCTTTCTATTTGTTGAATGTCTATTCTTAAATTAGATTTTTCACATTCTTTTTCAGTTTTATGAAATTTATTGTTTTTATCTAAAAATCCACATATTTTTTCCATTTTATATATATTTGTAATTTACTCTACTTGGATTAATAGATTTTAAACTTTTTATTAACCATTTCATTTGAAATTCTTCTGTACTACAAAATATGTGTACAACAGATTCTTTACCTTCTTCAAATAATAGACTTCTACCACATCTTTGCTCTAATGTTTCAGAGTTAGAGTTAATATCTGTAATTAATATAGTGTCTAGACCTTCATATGTCACTCCTGTTCCACCTTTTTTAATAAGACATAAACTATTACTACGGTACTCCTGAAAGTCCTTTAAAACATCGTTATTTTTACTTTTAGAATTAAACATTGAAATACCATAATTCATTCCAACTTTTTCATCTGCTGTAAACAATATGAAACGTTTATCTTTATTATCTTCAATCCATTGTTTAACAACTCTTATTAATGATTGACAACTGTTTATCATTTTCATTCTAAACAAAGCTGCTACCATTTTATCTTGACCAAAAGATTCATCTACTTTTTTAGACATTCTTTTACATTCTTTAAAATCTGTAGAATACCATTTTTTTAAACCACCAAACTGTACAGATTTAGCATTGTCTAATTCAAATAAATGTACTTCTACTTTAAATTTATTTACAATACCGTCTTTAATTGCATCATCGGTACTATAATTTACAATTTGTTGTAAACCTGTAGTAAATTGTAAATTTGATAAAGTATCTTCACTATATGTACCAGACGCCAATATAACTTTATCGTTATTTTTAGTAATTTTAGCTACAATTGGTAATATATTATCAGGTGGAATAGCATGTGCTTCATCAAATACTATAAAATCATATTTATTATCTTGAATTTTATGTAAAGATTTAAAATTACAATATTCAATTTTAGGATAATAATCTAGTTTTTGGCATTCTTGAATCCAACTATGCATTATATCAACTTGTGGAGTACTTACTAATACATTAATATCTAAATCATTATTAGACATTTCTCTAATTGCAGTAAGTAATTGTCTAGTTTTACCACTACGAACAGACGCTAATACAATTCCTCTAAATAATGCGTTTTTAATTTTGTCAATTATTACTCTTTGAATTTCATTCTTTGTCATTTAATTTTCTTTCTCTGTTTATAATATAAACATCCATTTCAGATTTAGTTCCTTTATATCCTGTAACAGGATGATAAAATGATTCTTCTTTTTCTTTATAATCTTCACGCCAATTTATATCATTATTTTCTGAATCTGTATTATCTTTACTAAAAGCTATCAAAAATACAAAAAATAATATAATTAGTATTTCCATTTCATTTAATAATTTTAATTAAAGCTTGTTTTAATGTATCACGATATTTATTTAAATCTTCTTTAGATATTTTACTACCTCTGTTTCCAGCAATATTTAATATTACAGAACTATCTTTAGTTAATTGTTTTAAATCATTAACATAATTAACAATTTTTTCAAAAGTAGGATTAATAATAAATGGGCAAAAGAATTCTGTAGAATATTTAATTAATAATTTTGAACCTAAAGAATTTGTATTTCCAAATAAAATACTACCTGAAGCAGATTTTATGTTTTTTTTAGTTCTTTCAGGATAATTTACAGTTTCCATTTCAATTAATCCAAATTCTTTTAAACTAAAATCAGAGCCATTTTCTGTTTTATAATCTTTTACAATATATCCACCAGTTTTAATTTCTAATTCTCTAGCAACTTCTAAAGCCGTTCTATCGATTCCAGTTTGACCTCCTGATATAATTTTTATCATAATTTTACTTATTAAAATAAAGAGATGGTTTAAGGAATCGAACCTTAATTCTCAGCTAGGCTTGGCGTATTACCATTCAGACCAACCATCTCTATTATTAAAAATACCTTACAGTTTCACTATAAAATTTGTGGTCACTAATCCACATTATACGTTTAAATTAAGGTTTAATTCTGTTACCAGAATACAGCACATGTATTACCTTAGCCGACAAGTGTTTTTAACTTATTTTACTTTGAGTCTCTCAAGCATTCTGAGGTATTTTAATTTGTGCTACTACAATGCTTTTTTCACACTTTGTTAATTAATCTTTATAATCTTCAGGATATAATTCACTCATTTCATCGTGAGCATAATCAAAACCTTCCCAATTATCAACTCCTGCATTTTCTAAACAAATTAACCAACTTAATTTCTTTATCATTGAGATATATTCTGATTTTTTGATAGTAATAGTTTCTTCCATTATTGACATGTGTTACACTCATTAATTTCCCTTGCAAACGATTGTGCTGCATTTTGACTAAACTGATAATAAAGTGTTTTAACACCTTCTTGCCAAGCATAAATATATAATTTATTAATTTCCTTAGTTTCTACAGAAGGATGTATTGTTAAATTTACACTTTGAGATTGGTCAATAAATTGTTGTCTTTGAGCTGCTTGTAATACAATTTCTTTTGGTGAAATTTCAATAAATGATTTAAAAACTTCTTTAGTTGGGAAATCTAGATGTTGAACAGAACCATCATTTTTAAGAATAGATTCCCATATAGAAGGTGTATCTAATTCGTATTTTTGAAGTTCCGCAATCAATGCTGGGTTTTTATAAACAGTTTTAATTTTAGCTAAATCTTTAATAAAATAATTAGATTTAATTGGTTCAATTCCCATTGAAACTTGACCTAAAATAAAACTACTAGATTTTGTAGGTGCAATTGCTAACAATGTAGTATTTGCAAAACCTTCACGTAAAGATGTAATACCTAAATAATCGTGACACCATTTAGAAGCATTATCACTTCTTTCGTTTAAAGTTTTAAATATTTTGTAATTAGCTTGCTTAGCTTCTAAACTTTCAAACTCAATAAGTTTTGACTGTAAATAACTATGATAACCTAATACACCTAAACCAATAGCTCTATGATCTTTAGCAAATCTCCAAGCACGTTTCATTCCTGGTAATGTTTCAGATTTAGTAACAAAATCTGTCATTACAGCATTTAAAAATGTAACATATGTTTCAATAGCATCAGTTTTTTCAATTTCATCCCAATAAAGTAAATTAATTGAACCTAAACAACATACAAATGAATTATATGTATCGTTAGGTAATGCTATTTCAGAACATAAATTACTATGTGTAATTTCTAATCCTAATTTGTTATACGGACTGTTTCTATTTACAGTATCTTTAAACATTAAATACGGAAATCCAAATTCACTTCTTCTTTGAATAACTTTTGCCCAAGTAACTCTTTTTTGAGAATTACCAGCAATCATTTCTTCCATGAATTTATCAGTAATAGTTACACCATACTGTAAATTTTGAATAGGATTACCTTCAACACCAATGTCTAAAAATTCATTAATATCTGGATGTTCAATAGGTAAATAAACGGCACAAGAACCTCTACGAGTTTCTGATTGTTTAAATACATCAACAATACTATCATAAATTTTAGCATAATGAACAGGTCCATCAGCATAACCACCAATAGATATTTTACTACCTCTTGGTCTAATATTTCCTAAATAGGCAGATGTTCCACCACCATATTTAGACATCATTCCGATTTCTCTACCTGCATTTAAAATACTATCTGAAGAATCATCTATGTTTGTTCCAAAACACGAAATAGCTAAACCTTTTTCTTTACCAAAATTAACCCATACTGGTGTTGATAATGAATAATAACCTTTTTTCATGTAAGATTCAAACTTAAAAGCAAAATCTTTAATTCCTAGTATTTTTTCCGCATGATTTGCAATTTCTTTTATCCTTTGCTCAGGACTAACTCCTTCATTTAAATAACCTCTAGATAAGAATGTTCTAGAGTCATTGTTCAACCATTTGTAATCACTCATTAAAATAAATCGTTTTCTGTTATACTTTTGCTTTTTTTGTTGTAATCAATAGATTTTTTATAGAAAAAATCACCTTCTTTTGTAGAACTTATTTCAATATCAAACCATAAAGTTGGTTCAAGTAGTTCTATATTAATTTCAAAAGCGTTTTTCAAATCTATTTTATTTAAAGAATTATTAAATCTATTTTTAATAAATTCTTTAATTTGATTTTTTGATAAGAATGGTAATTCACCTTTCTCAAATATCCAATCTAATATGTCACATTCTGCAGCGTAAGCTTTATGACATGCTGAATATATTAAATCTTCAAATTCTTTATCAAACCATTCAGGAAACTCATGTTTAATAATATTAATTATCTCAACACCAAAATTACCATGACAATCTTCTTCTTTACTTGTAGATTCTACAACATTTGAAATACCTTTAAATAAATTTTTGTCTTTATTAAAAGACATCATTATTAAAAATTGACTAAATAGTGATACATGTTCTATAAATAATGAAAATAGTAATACACTTTTTGTATACATTTTATTATCTACACTTCTAGAACCGTTTAAATACTTTTCTAAATATTTAATTCTATTTTGTATTGCGGGTACTTCAATAATATGTTTAAAATCTTCTTCAAGATTAAGTATTGTTAGTAATTTAGCATAAGCTTCTGAATGTCTACATTCACTTTCAGCAAAAGTCATTCCAACATCAGCAATTTCTGAAATAGGCATTCGTTTATACATATCTGCCCAAAACGTTTTAACACTTACTTCAATTTGAGCAATAGCAAGCATTGTTTTTTTGATAATATCTTTTTCTACATCAGTTGTTTTTGTGTAGAAATCTGAAATATCTGTTGTAAAATTATATTCTGAAGCTAGCCAATACGAATGTCTAATTGCATCACGATATTTAATTAGTTCAGGGTATTCATACGGTATTAAATTTATTCTTTTATCGAATATACTCATTTATTGTTTTGATTTATTATTTATCTCCATACTGTCCCTCTAACTTCTGTTAGTATTAGTACTTCATTATGAGGATCTACATAAGTTCCTAATTCTTGGTTATCTGGTATAATAACTCCTAATTCTTTTTGTAAACTCTCTTTTAATTTTTGATCTTTGTATAATATTTGTTTTACTTTTAATAGAAAGTTCACACCTGCTGGATTTCCAGAATATACTTCTGCCCAAAATCTTAATATTAATTTTTTAGCATCATCTCCAAATTTGGAATATTGACTACTAAGCAAATAATTATATTCATTAAGATATTCTTCAGGAAATTTAAATACATAAACAGCTTTATCATTTATATCTATACATTTTACAAACAATTCATTATTTGTAAGTTTATGTTCATATTTAGTAAATTCAGGATTTTTAAAATCAAATTTATGTAATATAAATATACAGTTTTCATACTCATTGTTTTCATCAAACAAGTAAGTATTTAATAGATTTGGTAAAAATTTTATGTTTAAATCTAGTATTTCTGACATTAGCGGTAATAAATACGATTTTGATTTATTGTAGTGAGGTTTATTTATCATAATAAAGTTTAAAATTAGATTTATTCTTAACCTCATTTCGTAACCAACTCCCTAAAGTTTGATATTTAATACTAAATATTTCAGAAACTTCTTTAATAGAATTGTAAATAATTCCACTTTTTGTATCAATTACTTTTTTTTGTAATTTATAATTAGGAATTCCTAATTTAGCAATTCTCATTTTTTTTATTGCTTCTTGAGATTTTGGTTTATTGACATTACCTTTACTAATATTATTTCTCCATTCTTCTGAAATTTTTCTACCTTTTCTAGAATTTGACATTTTTTTACGAGTTTCTTCTGAAGCAACTTTACCTATGTTTTTAAAACCCATAGACTGACGAACTTTTTCTGAGTGAACTCTACCTGTATTTGCCAAACTTATTTTATTTTTAGTTTCTTGAGATAATTCTCCAGAACTATATGTAGATTGTACTAATGTACAATTCAAACCATCAGTTACAACATTATAAAAATCTTGATAATATCTTTCTTTATCGTTTAATAATAAAGTATCACATTCTTCTAATATTTCAAATTTGTGATTTTCTATTCCATATTTATTAAAAGATCGATTTAATTTTATTTGTAATTTACTTTTTTTTATATTTTTATATTCTTTGAATCGTCTAGTAATATCTACAGCTTGTCCTATATAAATTCGTCCAGGCGGACTTTCTATTTTGTATATACCTGTAATTTTACTCATTAACTTAATTAACTTCTATAAAGTCATCATTTAACATTAAACTTCCGTTATTTTCATAAACTTCTTGACTAAAATCATAAAGTTTATTTTTCCAGTGGTAATAAATTAAGTCTAAATTTTCATTTAAACCTGTATATTTATAACCAGCTTTTGTTGTAAAACCATTAATTGCAGCATTATGCCATTTATCACTTATTTCAAATACGTGAGGAACTTTTTCACCTCTACCTATAAAAATAAATTTAAACGGTGCTAATGCATAATCTTGTAATCCTAATTGTTTACAAATAGTATCGAATGCTCTTGTATAAACAGATTCTTGAAAATAGTAACAGTATTTAATAAAACTTTTTGAAAAATCTTCAGCTTTAGAAGAACCTGTTTTAATATCTTCCATGTAAACAATCTTACTTTTGTGGTCAATTGACATTTTATCAATTATTCCACGTAAAGTAAATCCTTTATAATTATATTCAAACTTAAATTGATAGTGGTTCTCAAAGTCATTATTAAACAAATGATGAGTGTGTTTATGATTCAGTAATAAATTCACACATTCTTTAGCATCATCGTTTTCTTTTTGAGTTACTACAATTTTATCTTTTGTTTGAATTTTAATATTAACATAATTCCAAAACTCGTCTTTATCAAAGTTAGCAATTAATTTATCTTCAACTTTAACATTACTCCAAAATCCATTATGTCTTACAATTTTTAATACTGTATTTTTATCAGGTACTGTGTCATAATTATCTATAATAATATCACACAACGTACCTAATGTTGCAGTTGGTTTATTATCATCGTAAACAACATATAATGATTTACATATATTATTACCTGTTACAGTATCTAATAATAAGTCATCTACTAATGAACCAAATTTTAGACCATCACTTTCTGGATTTGATGGTCTAATTAAAGCTTTTGGTCCATTTCTATCAAAATCACTTATTCGTGAATATGATAATTTTAAATCTATAATTTCTTCATTATTTAGCAATTGATCTAACTTGCTCTCTTTCGTTTTCTCCTTCATTTATAATTGTTAGCTCTATTACTAAATCAATTAGTTTGTTAGAATGTTTCAGTTGTAATTTTAAATCTTCATTATCTTCATCAAAGGCTAATGTCCATTCTACATTTTCAATAACTTTATCTAAATATAATCTAGCTGAAGTATAATCTTCTAAAATTAAATACATTTGTAATTTAATACATTCTTTGTCGCTTAATGCAAAACGGCATGACTCACTAATTTTTTGTAATAGGTTTTTTTTCATTTTATTAAATTAAGTTATTTTTATCCATACTCCTGGATTTTCTTTATCTACACTATAAAACTTATTGTCTATTTTTAAAGCAAAAGGTATAACACAATCCATATTGTCATCAACAATAATATCGTGTGCTGTTAATAAATCTAAACTTACTTGAACAATATTGTGAAAATCAAATTTCCTTTTACTATCTCTTACAAAATGAAATCCTATTTCTAGTGGTAATTTTTTACCTTTAATTTGTTTAGCAAAATCTTCTCTTAATTGCTCAATTAAATTAGGTTTATTTACATAACTTTTAACTAATTTTTTACCTGATGAATACGTTTGTATTCCTAAATTGTTTAAATATGCTTTTGTTGTTTTACTTGCAAAACTTCCTTTACTTGTATTTATACGTGAATTTTTTGAACTCGGTACGTTATAAGGGATAAAAATAAGATTGTCATTCATAATTATGTATATTTGTTAATTGCAAATATAATAAAAATAAATGACAAATCCTATTAAAACAATATTTATTTTATATAATTACCATAAATTATAGTTTTTTATAATTAACGTGTCATAAAGATATTCATTACAATCAAGAAAGATATCAGAGTTATTACTTAGTTTAGCATCTGTATTTACAATAATTTTATTATTATCTTTATCAATATATTTACATAAATCTAAATGGTCATCTGTTAAAAATAAATAAACAATATTTTTTTTATTATTAATTTCTTTAATAACACATCTAATAAAGTTTTTCCAAACATCAGTATAATCTTTATTTTCTTCAACACACATTGACACATTTAAAAATAAGAACCCGTTTTCAGAATAATCATATAAAGAATTATCAAAATCTGATAATTTCATTTGATTACCGTAAACACTACTTAAAATACAATCTCTAAATTCTCTTAATTCTATAGGTATGTCAGAGTTTAAGGTGGAGGTTGTTAAAATACCTCTACCTACACCTGACGATCTTAAATCTTTTACAGGCTTATTGTCAATTATTACAACTTGTAAGTCATCGTAACTACAATCTTTAAAAGGTTGAAACAATCTTTGTTGTTTTGGATATACTGATTTACCTGATAAATAAACTTGATTTATAAAATTTTCAAGATGTGTAAAATATTCACTTTCATAAAAATCGTAAAGAATAGTCGCCCAGTCTAAACCTAATTCTTTTTCTATTTTAAATACACTCATCTTTTTTTTCTTTAATTTCTAAATCAGCTTTTAATGAAGTTGGAGTATAGTAGTAAGGATCTGAAAAAGTTGAATAATTTTTTAATGAACTTAATGAATCTAACAATTCTTTAGTTATAAATTTAGTATTTTTTACAACATACTGATTTTTTTTTAAACCATTATTTTCTCTTGGTTTAAGAGGTTGATAATTAATTTTTAATTTTGAAAAATCAATATCTTTTTCCCAAGATATACTATGATCTGTTCTAATTTTACTTTCAGTACCTAAAATATTACCATTTAAAGTTTGATATTGAATATTTTCTTTTCTATTGTAAACATAATCTGTAATATAATCTTGAAATAAATCTAAATCTTGAATTTTATTTTTATAAGTATAAACTTGATTACGTAAAATATCGACTAAAGATAAGTTATTTAAATATCCAGGATTTTGTAAAATATTATCTTGATTTTTTACTACAAAATTTACAACTAACGCGTTCATCAAAACAAACGGAATTATTTTGTTAGATTCATACGTAGGTGTGTGTATTCTAAATTCAATAGTTTGTTTATTACCAAACAATAAAGGTATCATATTATATAACAAATATCTTGGTTTTATTAACCATTTTTGATTACAATTTGGATCTGCAGGGTGTGACACAACATTATCAAGGTTGTTACCTATTGCTTCAAAACGGTGACCCATTGATAAGTACTCGTAAATAACACCAAAATTGTAATCAATATTAGAACTATCGATAACTCTGTCTAATTTTGAGAGTATTTCAAAAGTAGGTAATGGTGCCGAATAGTTTTTATTTTTAATGTTGTAGTTATACTTTTTATATAATGGAAACATTGCAAACACTTCATCTTGAATCATCATTCCTACCTTAAAAAAAGCAAGCATAAATTCCTTTGTTCTAGGTAAGTTACCTAAGTGTAAATGCATCGAACAAGTTTTATCATCATATTCTGTACGTTTTTTTAAAACATTAGTAATATCACATATTGCTTGCAAACCTTTTTCACCACCCATTGGTACAGTAACATATTCAATACCTGATATAGAACCATCTCGTAATGGAATTAAACCATATTGACTTAGAGTTTTTTTAGAAACAAAACCTTTGGTTGTCTCAAATTCTAAACCAAATGTTAAATCTTCTAAAATAGGAGCATAACTTTTAATTGATGAAGAGATTATTGGATTGTAATTTAAGTTATAACTTTCCAAATAGCTATCTAGAATTCCTTTTGAGTCATATGGAAGACTAGTTTTATAACCTTGACTTGGTACAATTATTTTTGAAAATTCTAAAGCTGGTAATTTTGAAATATGGTAATAATTACCATTTGAAAATCTTTCACGATATACTTTACTATTGTTAAAAATATTATTATCAAATATTAAATATTTTTTTCCATATTTATTTATAACTACAGAATGTATTTCTGAATTATTAAAATATCCAAAAATTAATTCATCATCAACAACTTCTACAACTCCTTCAACAATATTAAAATCAAGATGTACATATTTATTTACGCTATGGTTAAACACTATTAATTTTGTTTCTTCTCTGTAGTATTTGTCACCAATTAAATAACAATCTCCAGAATTTTTAATTTCTGGATTACCAATCTTATAATATTCTTTATTGAATTTTTTACATTGAGAAATAGGTAATTCTTCTCCTTTTATTGTAATTACTTTTTTTTGAGCACTCATATTTTATTTTTTAACAGGTTTTTCAATAAAATCTTTTAATGTGTGATTTATCAAACTTAGTGTATTTAAAGCACTTTTTATATCTTCATTACTTGCCCAATCAGCAAATTCCAAAATAGTTCCATCTATATCTTCAGCATGTTTTTCAAAAGATTCAGCAATTAATTCTTTTACAAATATTTCGTCAGCTTCTAAATCTGTAATTTTACTTTCTAATTTTTCAGAATCTACTATATCTTTTTCAATTTTTGAAATAGCTTCAACTGAACTATCAAACAAAACTTTATTAAATTTAGAATTAATTTTAGCTTCTGGTAAAATAATGACAGATGTTTCTGATTTTACAGGTTGTAAATCTTCTCTTTTAGACCATTTAACTAATATTCCGTTATTAAAAGAATATGTTTTTTCAAAACCAAGTTCTGTAAATGTACCAGTATATCTTTTACCATCTAACATTGCAATACTAGGTGTGTTTTCAGTTGCTAGGTTTATTACAGGATGTTTAGACATATGTGATAATGCTTCAAAATCAACATATTTAATACCATATTTTAAGTTGTTTTTAAGATTTAAAGCCATTGAATAATCTGCAAAATTTTTTAATAAAACCCCATCTACAAAATAATAAAATGGAACTGTTGATAGATCTTCATCAAATATAATGTCACCAACTTGTGCAGATAAATTATAAATAAAATAACCTGTATCGTAGTTAAAAGTTAAACCTTTAAAACCATTAAACATACTTTGAGCTCCAGCTGTTGCTAACGATACAAATTTAAAACCATAGTTTTTAATATATACAAATACTCCTGAAATTAAAGCACCTCTACTCCAGTATCTTAAACTTTTATTGTAAACTTTATCTTTATAAAATGAAATTGGGTTAACAGTTAAATCATTGTGTAAATTAGTTAATACAGAAACTGTTGGGGAAGTGTTAACTGAAGGTTTTGTATCATATATATCATAATAATCATCAGAAAAAGTTTTTTTATAATTTTGACTATATACAATTGCTTCGTTTTGACCTGCGTTCCTCCGACTTATCTTATGTTTTTCAGCATTTGCAAAATCACCATCAGTAATAATATATACTGTGTTATAGTCAATTTGTGTTTTATCTTTAGCTGTAGCACCTAAAACCATTAATCCATTTTTTAGTGATGAAAAAAACATGCTGTTTTCATTTTTACAATAAACATTCATAGGTCTCTCTTCTGTTTCAATAGAAACTGTTGTACCTTGAGTATGTTTAGATGCTCCAGACCATAAATATAATTTGTTTGGTTCATCAATCCATGTCCAAGCTAGAGCTGCTGCTCCAACATATTCACTTAAAACTTTAAAATTTTTAGTCTTGTAAAGTATTTCACCTAATATTTCACTATCAATTTTAGTTCTTGTTATTTCATATGGATGACCACTAGGATAGTGTTCAGTATATGTAACTTTAGTTTCAATACCATATTTTTTAGCTAAATCTTCATGATTTCTTAAAGTACCATTATGACAAAATATCATACCGTAACTATCATTAGCTTTATTAGCACCAAATCCAAATGGATGAGCATTATGTTCATTTATTGCCATACCTTGACTAGGTTGTCTTGTATGACCAATCATAATAGGTGTCTGTATAGGTTTAATTTCTCTATCAACAATAAAATCTGTATATAGTTTGTCAAAACCGATACCATATTGTACATCACCATCCCAAGATAAACCACAAGACATTTTACCACGTTCAATATTATAAATTCCTAAAATATGAACACCATTAACATCTAAGTTTTCAGGTGTATTTGTGGCTTGACCAAAAATACCACAGTTTAAAGAATTAGATTTGTAACCAAATATAAAATTACTAATGTATTGTAATAATGTTAATATTAAAATTATTTTTACCATTTTTTTATTATTTATTTAAAATTTTTACTTGTGAATTAGTTATTACTTTAATTTTGTTAAGTAATTCTTGAGCCAATTGTTTATTGTTAGTATTAATTGCTTCTACAATATAATCACCTAATTCTTTAACTTCATCAATTTTGTTTGTATTTAACAAATCAATTGCTTTTAATGTAGTATTCCAAGCCCATTTTAATGATTCATCAGATCTAATCCAAAAGTTTGAAAGACTACGATATTCAATACCATAATCTCTAAATCTAAAACAACCTGCTTTACCATAAAGTTTTTTACGTTCTGTATCAGGATCTAACAATATAGATTCTAGTCCTATAGTCGCATCCATAGCTTTAACCATGTCAATTTGTTGTTCTTGTGTAGGATTATCCCAACCAATACTAATATGACCCCCACACACTCTTAAATTAGTAGTGCTCAAATCTGCAGGTGTGTTCATACCTTCTTTCCATACATCAAAATCTGGTTCACAACCTGCAAGCCGCGCAATATCATTGTCTAACTCAGATTCATCTAATGTAGCAGAAGCATTTATTGCTAATGTACAACCCATTCCAGAAACTAGTACTTCTAAATAATCTTTTACAAAATTATTATGAAATACCCAATCACTTACATTCAAACAGGGTGGAATATTGTATTCAATAGCAACATTGTCTTCTTGAATAAAGTGACCATCATCTGAAATCGGTTGGGGTTCCGATTTAGAACCCCCTATTTTACCAATTGCTGAAATAATTTTACCGTCTTTTTGTAGAAATAATTCTGGATCTGTACCTAAGCTAATATTTTGAATTTTCATATATTTTTATTTATTTTTTAAATATCTACTAATTAAATTTAAACACATCATAGACGTATTTTTTTCACAATAACTCCATTCAGGATGTCCTTGAATACATAAAGCCTTTGTATTTTTATAATACACTATTTCAGGTTCAAGAAAATCAATTGGTAAATCAACTTCTTCATTATCACCGTTTAAATATGTAGTACTTTGAAAAAATTCTGAATGAGCAATTAATTCATAGTCATTTTTAGGTAAATTAAATGGAAATAACATTTGATGATGTGAGGAAGTCATTACATATTTACTGCCTGTACTGTTTATAATAATACTATGATCTCTACCATGACCTTCAACGTGTTGAATTAGTTTACCACCACTTAATGCTGTAAGCATTTGGGAACCTCGACATATTCCTAAGAATAACACTTTACCATAAAAATAGTCATATACTTCACTTTCAATAGTGTCTCTATAACCATTTATACTAGTATATTTACCAACTTTTTCATTATAAAATTCGGGACTAATATCTTCACCACCTGTAAATAAAACTAAATCTATTTTTACCTCAGTTGGTAATTCTCTAAAATTGTGAACTGTAACTTCAAATTTATTTTCTAAAAATTTAACATATTCTAAAGATGAACTTCTATCAGCAATTATTATATTTAATTTTTCTTTAATAATTACAAATGATTCATCTAAATATTGAAACACTGTATTTATTTTATCTTCCATCAAGTCACCTTCAATTTCATCATACATTTTAGCGGTTATACAGCCATTTAAAAGTGATTTTACTATTGATCTATTACTGTCTTTAGTTATACTGTAATTGTTTAGTATTTCTATTAATTTTGGATTCATTTGTTATTGTTTTTATCAATTAATAATTGTGGTAAAATTTCTGCATATTTTTTACCTGTAATTTCACCAAAACTTGGTGCAGAACAGCTTTCAAAAATAATCCATTCAGGATTTTCTCTTTCAACACCGTCTTTAGCTCCCTGAACACCTACGTCAAATGCGCAAATGTCTAAACCTAAGGCATCTTTAGCTTTAATACAGTCTGCAACAATGTCATCCCAATTTCTAGGTTTTTTAAAAGACGGGTTTTCTTCTAATATCCAATTACAAACATCATCGTGACGTTGCCAAGTATTTTCTGGAGCATCATTTCTAACTAATTTTCTACAAGAATAAAAACAACCAAATTTAGTTACGTGTAATCTATATTCTCTAGTCATTTTTACAAACTGTTCAAATATATAACTATTAAGATTTTTATTTGGTAACCAAGCTTCCAATTCTTCTTTATTATTAAATTTAGTATTACCAGTACCTCTTGAACCAAAATGAGATTTAGCTACAATGGGATATAAAAATTTAGATAGAGGATCATTACTAGGCTCTTCATTATTAAATTTACAACTTAATAAAATACCTTTAAATTCTACATCTTCTCCATAATATAAAGTCCACCAATCAGCAGTTTTAACACTAGCTTGAGTAAACCTCTCTTTCATTAGCAATTTAGAAGCAGAATTTTTAACAGCTTGTATTGTATTAATTTCAACTCTATCATCCGATTCTGTTGACGATCCAAGTCTTATAACAGATCTAAACGGTAATAAAGGTAATGTTTTATTATTAGCTCTCAACACTGAGTGCGAAGGATGACGTGATAAAATCAGGGGTCTAAATAACTTATATTTTTTTAATTTATTCATTGTTTAAATTTAATAAATGGTTAATTAAAAATATTGAAGCGGGATCTCTACTGTCTTCAACGTGATGTTGTGTCATGTGACATGGATAAAATGGAAATGTAGTAGCCATTTCAATTTCAAAATCTTTATCGTGTTTTGCAAGAATTGTAACCATGTGAGGTTTAGTTTCTTCATTTATAGTTTGATGATGCCTACTGTTAATTTTGTATTCACCTGGTTTATGTTGTGTAATTTCAGAAAATCCTGGAACAATTTCTTGGTTTTCAAATGTAATACCATGCATTAGTTTACCACCATCATGTGAAGGATTTGTTTCATGCGACATATGTTGATTAAGTTTACCACCTAATGTAACATACATTGATTGCATACCACGGCAAGTACAAAAGATTGGAATATTTGCAGCCATATATTTAGGTAACAAAATTCTGTCAAATCTTTCTTTTTGCATACAAGGTGTACCTGTAAATATATGAGTATCTTCTTCAGGTGTTAAATATCTATAAGGATCTACATCTTGACCACCTGGCATTACTAACAAATCTACATCTCTTACGTGATTTTCAAATGGTGAAATTAAAGATACTTCTCCAAATTGTTGCCAAAAGAATAAATATGATTTAGAAATTCCAAAACTATTTTCACCCGTGAAATGTCCAACTATTGCTATTTTTTTTATATTATTCATTATTTTTATTTATTTTATAAATTGTTAAAAAACCAAGCTCTAGATTTATTTGCAATTAAACTTGCTACTTTTTTCCACTCAATTTGATTTTTAATTAACACGTCAGATTCTTCTTTTAATATATCATTACAAATGTATTTTAAAAATTCACATGTTAATTTTTGATTAACTTCTACATTATTATCTTTAATATTTTGTAAAGCTTGATTTAATCTATTTTCTGTTACTGAATATTCTACAAATTCATTTAAAGAATTTAATTCTTCTTCATTTACAGAGTTTAGAACTTTAACTTTTGAAACAGAATGTTTCTCACCTTTAGATTTAAATTTTAAATCTGGATAATCTATTGAAGTAAATACAATTCCTTCACCAATTCCAGAAATATTAAAATATTTACCTACAGGACATTCTTCTTCAACTTTAATAGTTAAATCGATTAATTTATTTTGAATTAATTCTGGATTTTCAAAATCAATTTCAACATTATAAGTTGGAAATTGTTCAATAATATAAACATTTTGTTTATTAAATAATTCTGAATTAAAATTTAAATTTTCTAAATTAATCCATTTATCATCAATTTTAATTCCAAAAATTACAAATATTTTAGGTAATTCTGTTAAAGCAACTCCTTTTTGAATATTACTTCCACACCATTCTCCATAAATAGCAATATATTCTTTAAATTTAAATTTATCAAATATTTCACTAAAATCAACGTTACTCATATTTAACATAAATCCAGCATTATCTTGCTGTAAAGATAATTCTCTTTCTCTGGATTGATAAATAATGAAGTTATTAATATATTTTACTATTCCAGCATTTGTACCATGTAATTTAACAGTTCCTTTAAATTGTAATTTTGGATAATTTGTTAAATGTTGATAAATTGGATTTCCTTGCTCATCATTTCCTTGATAATCATGATCAATTTTAACTTTTTTAATAATATTTCTATATTGTTCTATACTTGGATATTTTTTCATATTTTTAATTATTTGTAGCACTTAAATAAAATTTTTCTGTATTCTTAAAATCTACCCAGTCACCTGATTCAACAATAGAATCTTTTAACAATTCATTTACATAAATATATGTAAAAGCTTTACCCCAAGGTGTATCAATTTCAATTCTATCATAAAATGTAGGTTTTCTATCAGCACTATAACCTTCTAAAGTATTTAAATTATTTAATACGTTTTCAGTTACTTCATAAACTTCCATTACAACAGAAGTGTTACCGTTTAATTTTAATCCTGGATACGCACTTAAACTATGTAATGTATATTCTGGTTCTGTTGAAAATATACCTTTATAATCTGAATTAGATAAATAGTAATTATGATTACCCATTGTTTTACGAAGACTGCCATATACAGCCACTAAATATTTTTTACGCATATTATTTTATTAATTTTAATCCTTCTTGTAGTCCTTCTTCTAAAACTTTTTCGTAAGACTCATCTGTAAGGTTTCCTTTTGTGTTTATGTATCTTGAAAACTTATCCCTTGATAGAGACCAACCTTTGGTAGGAGGATACAGTACTGTATAGGAGTATTTTGCATTTACCTCGGTATGTGTAGTTACAAAAACTTTAATGTTATGAATTTCTCTTAACCATTTTTGAAGCAGGGTTTGAGTTGGTCGTGAATAAAATTTAACAGTTGAATTTTTTCCAAAGTTGTTAAAATCAAATTCACTTAATGATTTGCTATATTGTTTTATTTCTGTTTTACAAGAAATTGTAGTAGCTATTGAGCAAGATACTTCGCAGTCAAACTCTTTTTCTTTAGCTAATTTAGCTGTTTCAAATGTTATTAATTGTTCTTTCATTTTTAAACTTTTAAACTGTTAATATGCTCAATCCAATCACCATCAATTATTAATTCTTTTGAATCTTGTTCAGTAATTGATATATAAAGTGTAATATTACCAAATGGTGAAACTAAAGTTTTTTTTGTATATTCTTGAGGATAATCTTCAAATTCTGCATAATAACAGTATTCTTTTTCAATTTTAATTAAAGAAGATTCATTAACTTCCCACACTTCAATTTTAATGGAAGAATTACCATTTTCTTGAATAACACAATTGTTATCATTTTCTACATAATACATGTTATAAATAGGTTCTGTTGAAAATGTACCTATTAATTTACATGTAGGTTCTGGTAACAAACTATTTAATATGCCATCTTTTCTAAAATGATCGTAAATACCTACTAAATGTTTTTTTTCCATTTTTGATTGTTTTGTTAATTCTCTGCGTTCTTTTTTTAACTCCGCTTTTGTTTTATAACCTGGAGATCTTTTATTAGTTTTTCTCATTTATAATTATTTTTAAAAAGGTAATAATGTTTCACGAAATAGTATTTCATTTGCGATTTCTTTACCAAAATTCTTTACTAGATCTGAAAAGTCTTTAGATTCATATTTACTTGGTATAAAACTATCAACTAATCCAAATTCTGTAGCAAATTTATCTGCAAATATTCTACCCCAATTAGGGTTTTTATCAAAATCATTATCATATAATAATTCAATATCTGTGAACCTTGATTTTAATTGTTCAAATATATGTCTTTTTGGCAAAACATTTTCAGATTGCATTGCAATAGCTGGTAATTTAGCAACTTCATATAAACACATTACATCTTTTAAAGATTTAGTTATAATTAAAGTTTCACCTTTCTCAGGCAATTGTGTCCAACCTTGCCATACTGAATTATTGTGATTGTTAATCCATTTGTAATTTTCATTAAATGGTTGATATATTTTATAAGTTTCAATACCGTCTTTCATTTCAATAAAGCAATATGTGTATTTATCTGCAGGGAAACATTTGTCACCTATAAATATAAAACTTATTGGTTGTACATTAAAAAATTCTAAGGTTTGTTTACCAATACCGTATTGTCTCCAAAATAATACATCGTGTGATTGCCATTCTCTAGCTTTTTTACCAAGATAATAACCTGTATATTTAGACAACATATCATCTTTGACAATTCTAACTTTATCTTTATCACTAGCACTTTTAGGATATATTTTACAAACATAGTCATCTTGAAGATTAAAATCATTTGCTACTTTACTTAAAGCTTCAAAATATGTCAAACCATCACGTAGTCTTAAAAATTGTATAAAATCACCTTTTCCAAGCTTAAAATCATTAAAACATACTTCATTACCTTCTCCAACAAAAAATCCAAATGAAGGGTTCTTTTCACGTCTTAAAGGAGATAATATTAACTTACCTAGACTAACTTCATCTTCTATATAATGCTGAAATATTTCTAATTCATTAAAGTATTTTAATATTTCAGATTTAGATATTAATTGTTTTTCTTTATTTAAATCAAACATTTTATTCGTTAATTAAAGTTAATGTTTTTTTAACTGTTTTATTTTTATAAACAGAACATTGAAAATTATTAGTTTGACCTTTACAAAATATATGTGTACAATTTTTAACTAACATTGATTCAGTAAAATCTTCTGGCTTTTCACAAACATTACAATATTCTTGAATTTCTTCTTTTATTATTTTATTTGATTCCATAATTTTTTAATTTTAGTTAATATTGAGGTTGAGGTGGGAATCGAACCCACCACTAACTCCATTACAGAGCCTGTTAACCTACTTCCACTCAACCACCAGAGATTAAATCCCTAATTTATTATTACCAAATATCAGCACTTGGTTTAGTTTCTGTACCTGGATTATCTGCTTTTGGAGCATCTGCTTCAGGGCGTTCTAAAACATCTGTATTTGTAGGTTTCAATCTATCAAATTTAACATCTTGTTTTTGAATGAAATTAAACATTCTAAGTCCAAGATATTTAGAAGGTTTAGCTGTGTAACCGTAAGTTACAAATACATCTACTTTTTTACCTTCAGAGTTTTCTTTAATGACTTTGAACAATGTATTCATTGCGTCCATATATCCATTTACTGCAGGATATACAAAGTCTTCAGGTACTAATGCTTCAGCAATAGATTTAACCCTTTGATAAGTCATATTTTGACGCTTTTCATCGTCTTCAGTACTAAAGTAAAAACCTTGGTTAATTCCAGGAGCACCAGATTCATCGGTAACTACAATTTTATAATCTGGGTAACTATCTGGTTCGTCAACTTTTCTTTTTTCAACTGTTACACTAACATTTTCAACTTTTCCTGCATTTCCGTTATTAAACACTGCACTAGTTGTCACTTTCTCATTTAAATTGAATGTACTCATCTTTATTTTATTTTTGGCTTATATAATTATTATTGTTTAAAAAATAAGGGGTTTATACCGCAAGTACCCTTCCAATTACTGACTTGCTAACCAACGATTTAGATGACCTCCACGCCAACATATAATGTCTGTAATTCATCGGCTTCGATACCTATCATTTGCAACTGAATCAGTCTGTGATGTTTTAATATTTTTATATAAAAATCTTACTCCAATCAACAGTTAGTTTACCTGTTTCATCAGACTCAACCACTGTAATTTTTTGGTTTTTTAAATGTTCACTACGACTTCCACAAATAAGTGAATCTGAAGGTTGAAAATTAACAATAGTTTTATTATCTTCACGATAGGCATAACCAATTGCATCAACTTGTGAACAGAGAATTGCTGCAGATTTACCTATCAAGTCCAATCCTCTTTCAGTCATTTCTTTACCTTCTTTTTCTACAAACTTATCTTTTAAATGTCCTAGAATAATTAATGTTTCAAAACATTCTTCCAATTCTTCTAAAACTAACCATAATGCTTTACGAGTATATTGGTAACCTGCACCATTTGGTAGCGTTGTAACGTCATCCCCTTGCCAGTTACGACCTTGTGGAGTTTGTTGATACAGTTTATTAGCTAACAATAAAACGTGATCTTCTAAAGCAGTAACTGTGTCAATAGCACCATATTTGTAAATAAATTTTCCAGCTTTTGCGTTTTCTTCTTTTATTTTGGAAATGACTTGTTTTAACGCAGATATTGGAGAAGTATTATTCTTTTTTGCAACATCAAGGACATTGATTTTCATTGCACTAACAAATTCAGAACCGTCTTCTAAATCGATAAGTAGACAATTATCTAATCCACTAATCATTTCTGTTTTACCTACTTTAGGTTTACTAAACAATATTAATTTTTTAGGATTTACTCTTGTTGCTTTAATTTTTGAACTAGGTAGTTCTATCATATTTAATTTATTTAAATTTATTAATTTTTTTATTAATAAAGATATAAATTATTTTTAGATATTTTTTACTATTTTTAGATATTTTTTAATTTATATCTTCTATTTTACTTTGCAAAAAACTTTGCATTACGACACCTTTGTATTTTAATAACATTTCTTTAGTTTTAGGTACTATATCAGGGTATACAAAACTGTGACTACCATAATTCCAACTATTTCCAGTTAATACATTATTTTTAACACAAGTCATCATAAATTCTAGATAATCTAAACCTCTTGTTTTGGGTTTACAAATATCTGTAAAAAAATTTTCATTGTTAAAACTACCATTTTTATACCATAATATTCTAATAAAGTTTAATAACAATAAATTTGAATAATGATTATCTAATAATTTATATTTGATATAAATCTTATCTTCAATTAATACAAACTTGCAAAGTGTTATTTTATTTACTAAATAAACAATTCGTTTACGTTGAATATCTGTAATTTTAGGTTGAATATATTTATCAATATATATGTCTTTTTTAGTTTTAACATCTATGTCTAATTCAGACATTCTTGATTTAATTAACCCTGCCCAACAAGCTTCGATTGGATTATTAATTAATTTTCCATTTTTAAGATGGTATATATAACAGCTATAATCTCTCATTTTTTTTACTATTTTTTACTATTTTTTATAAATTCATATACTTGTTTTATTGCATCATTATTGTTTGGTAATGGAAGTTCGCGAAAATAATTTACGGCACCGTCAAAATATAATGGACATATTGTACCTGCACCACCATCACGAGAAATAATAATTTCTATAAATCTAATATTATCTTTAAATTGAGTAATATCATAACCTAAATATTCTGGTATTTCGTGTTTAAATGGACTAAATATACCAATCATCATATTACAATCACGAGCAATTAATTTGTTATCACCAAGATTTGCAACAGAAGGTCTTAATGCACCAGCTTTTTTGTGTTCAATATTTTCACCAGCAATTGCTTGTTGAATAACTACTACAGGTATATAATTAAATCTATTTCTAAGTTTAATTAAATAGTCTGAAGACAGTAAAGATATACTTTCATGTAAAGATAGTTGAGTTCCGTTAAGTTTTTGTGGACTAATTAATCCAATATGATCTACAATTACCATTACATATTCTTCTGGATCATTTGCATCATATCTGTCTTCAACTTTAGTTACTTCACCCTTTATTACAATTTCACGATAATGAATAGTACCATTAGCTACAGCATATTTACGAACTAAATCGTAAATACCTGTTGCGTGACGAATATCGTCGACAAATTCTACAATTTCTTCAATTTTATCAAAATACTTTTGATATTTAGATATTGTTTCTAAAACTTCTAAAGTTAAGACTTTTTTAGCGTGTGTAGATTTTAAATCTGTTGGTGCAATTCTTAAACCTTCTTTAATAAATAGTATATTTGCAAAACAAGCTAACATTTTTTCTTCTTTAGAAAGTTCTAATGTAAAGTAAAATATTTTTAATCGTATATCAAGATCACCATCAACTATTTGTTTAATTGTATTAAACACAAATAACCAATCTGTAAGTTGTGTTTTACCAGCTTTACTCTGGGCAGTAACTTGGTAATATTTACCTTGTTCAATTCCTGGAGAATTTTCTTCAAATCTTGGTAAATTCCAAGGTATGCAGTTTACTTTACCAGATAATATTCGATTTCTTTTGTTTACAATATTTTCATATACTCTAGAAAATAAAGAAGGTTTTTTTTCATCCATTATTATAATTTAATATTTTCTTCTGTTAAACCCATTAATTTAATAATACCCATAAAAGAATAAATGTCATTTTTACCAATATCATTTATTTTTTGATAAGATTTATTATAGCTTCCACAATATTTAACATTATTACTTCTACTTAAACCATATTGAAAAATCCATTTATCAGCATCATCACATAATAATATAACAGTTTTGTCATTTTCATCTAAAAATCTTTTAATAGTTTTAGCCACATGTTTATCTGAAACTTTAAAATATGTTTTACTAATTAAAACTATATCTTGAAAACTTCTATACTTACCTGACATACACTGTAATGAAGTATATTGTGAATCAAAATATGTAGCACTTTTTAAACAACCTTTTGTCCATATATTAATATCATCTAATTTTAATATTCTTTTTAAAAAAGTATATAACGTATCGGTAGGTTTTCGAGATTCATCTTTTACATAAATTTTTATTATTTCTTTCATTACAAATTAGATTTATAAAATCCCCAAACTTTAATTTCATTATTACTGTTTGGATTTAGTTCAGGTTCACTTTTAAAATCAGACATTTCATCAAATATCTCAAATGTTTCTTCGTCAATATATTCGTTATTCGTAACATTTGTAGACATTAAATAAATTCCAGCATTATAACCGTTATTTAATTTATGTCTCATGTAATTTTTAAAATGAGCAATAATTAATGCTTTATGTAACAATGGTAAATCTTCTTCAGAATCAACTTCTAAGTTTTCAACAATGTTGTTGATAACATTTACTTGTGAACCAATGTTCATAAGGTTTTTTACACCACAACTAAAACTATCTGAATTTCTTAAAATATTTAATGAATTATTAATAACAATTTCTTCATTATCAAATCCAATAAATTTTGTAATAGCATCAATATGTGTGATACTATCAATTAAATCTTGTTCAGTTCTAGCAATTACTTCAGGTTCTGGTTCAGGAATAACTTCTTCTTCTTCAACGACTTCTTCAAATAAATCTTTGTAATATCTTACAGTTTTATTATTGTCATTAACAATTTTTACAGTTTCACCTTCGTCAATAACGATTGGATATTCTTTATTTAACGTTAAATTATAATTTTTTGGGTTTGTACAAACTAATTTTTCCATTTTTACTTTAATTTTATTGTTTTTAAATATTTTATTATTGGCATTATTCCAATATAATTCTTCATCTTCATCATATTCATTCCAAAATGTTTCATCAAAATTATAATCAAACATTACATATTATTTTTAATTTCATCGTAGTCAGCTAGACTATAACCGTCAACACCTTTTTTATTGTAGTGATTTTTTACACTGTAATTAGTAATCCATTGTGCAGAAGTATTTAGGACATATTTTACAACTACTTTTTGAATTTTATCACACCATACTAAAACAACTGATTGATCTTCTTGAATAATTTCAAATAAGATTTTAACCATTGCTTTCATAGAAGTAGCAGGAAATCTAGATTTAGTTAGTTCCCACAATTCTGTAATACTACGACTAGCACCGTCTACGTTTTCACCTTTACCGTCACATTGAATAATAGTAAATTCTGGATTTTCATAAGACGATATTTTTTTACCCATTAAAAACTTTTTAATAAAACTTTTACGAGTTCTAGTTTTAGGAACGTCTGATTCTTTTACGTATATTGCCATTTTTCATTATTTTTATTGTTTTAATTTATTAAGTTTTTCCCATAAAATTTCAGAACCTTTAAAAGGTGTATCTGTATATTTAATGTCAAATAAATATTCATAAAAGAATATTATTGACATTAACGATAATACTATTGTAAAACATTCAATAATACCTAAAATAATTACAATTATGTAAAATGGTATTAATATTATTCTTAATAAAAATTTAAGTATTACCATTATTTTTTAATTTTTTCTTCATACACTTCCATTAATTTATTTCTAAGTTTATCATTATCAAGTTTACCTTTAGTCATAAATTCTAATTTATTAACTTTTATTCTATCAATTAAAGGTATCACAATATGGTATTGTGTATGATAACAAGTTTTTTCAAATTCTTCAAATGTTATCATTTTGTATTATTTAAACCATTTAAGAAAATTTTACCAATTTCTGTAGGTTTAAATCTTCTTTCATCACTAGGAAAACCTTTAAATATAGTATTTACTAATGGTGTCCAATTACTATTCCAAACAGATCCAGCATACATTTCTTCTAATTTATTATAAATTATAAGACAATTTTCAGCATCTTCTTTATATTCAGTTTTTAATTGTTTTTGTAATCTATCATATAATTTTCCCATTATTATTTATTTTTAAATTAATTTTGTAGTCCAATCAGTATTATCAATTTCTTTTTCCTCTATAAAAGCAGATAATCTAGAATCTTCTTCTTTACCATTATCTTTTTTATAAATAAAATAGTGAGCAGCTTGAAGATATTGATAATCATTTACAGATTTTATATAAATTCTAGCTGCTTTAAGAATATCTTCTTTAGAATAACTAGGATTTTCTTTCATCCATCTAATCATCTTTTCTTTACAAGCCATTGGCGAACCCATAGAACCTACTTTAAGACCTTTCCATAGATTTCTGTATTCTTCTATAAATTGATCAATTTCACTGTTAATAACGCGACTAGATTGTTTGGATGTTTTCTTTTCTTTATAATTGGAAATACTATTTTCTATAGATACAAAATTTAATAGTAACTTAGCTTTTTCACGAACAATCGTAATAGTTCCTTCAATATCAACAACTAGTTTAACAAATTGTTTATCTTGTAAACAATGTAAAATATCTAATTCTACAACTTCTAAACCTACATCAACTTCAAGTAAATGTAAAAGAGTTATAAATTCTACAACTGAAAGATTTTGTTCTTTTAAAAAATTTAAGTCTAATATAAAAGCTTCCATATTATTCACTTCCTTTTTTAATTAAGTAATACCATAACCAAATAATTCTGGGTCTGATAAATTCATACAAAATTAATATTAATATATATTTCATCTTTTAGTTTTATTTAAATTAATTAATATCATAAATATAATTAATAATATTAAACCTATATTACCAATCATCGTTAGTTTCTAATAAATCTTCATTTAAAGAAAGTAGATAATCTTCTTCTAAAACATCAGATATTGTACCAGTAGCATTACATAATGTACAGTCTTGATATTCAAATCCTTTTTTACCATTAGTTTTAGGAACCATCACATTTGTGGCTCCCATACATTTTGGACATAATTTATCATCCATTAAAATACATTTAATTGTTTAACATTAGATTTTTGATCATATTCTATATCACAAATATCACGGTAACTATTAGTACAATAAATACCATCAAAATATTTATTTAATTCATCAAAACCTTTAGAAAAGATTCCGTGAGTTACAATAAGATAGATTTTACCAGTATAAATTTGCTTTAACTTTTTTGCAATATTTAAAAATGTTGCACCACCATCGCAAATATCATCAATAATAATTATATCTTTATCTAATAGTTGTGTTGAAATTGGAATTTCCACTTTACTTAATTTACCATTTTCATCTCTAGATTTACTACAAGTAATAATATCTCCTTTATAACCAATTTGTTCAGCTATTTTAAAGATTTTTTTATTTGCACCAGCATCTGGAGATATTAGAATAAAGTTATCCCATTTTACATTTTCATCACCATATAGTGTACTAATTGTATCATCAACCAGTAGTGTATTATCGAGTTTTTTAAAATTATTTAAACAAGCTTCTAATACATCACTATGTGGATCAATTACTGTTACAGATTCAAAATTTAAACTATTAATAATAGGACAAATCACATCTTTAAGATAATTATTAGAACCTTCTTCAAATTTTCTATCACTCCTACTTCCTAAAAAATATGGTGTATATAAATGAATTTCTTTAATCCCTAATTCACGTAATGATTTAGTTGCACAAATAATTAATTCTAAATCTTTAAAATTGTTCAATCTAGCTTTAATTTGCACAATATTTTTACTTTCAGCATTCCAACTTTGATAATCGTAACCCTCCATTCTACTTGTTCCAGTATTATGAAAAGTTCTTTTTAATGGAATTTTAACTTGTTGTTGACCATCAGGAAATTTAGAAACCTCAAACTTAATATCTGAAGTTTCATTATTTGTTAAGTTTAATATTTTCATTATAATGTATTATTTAAACGTTCACGAATTTCATCTAAAGTAGTTTCTTTTACAAGTTTACCATCTTTAAATACTGTTGTAAGTAACCCTAATTTTTCTTGTTCATAACAACATTGATCTTCAACATACAATTGATTGTGTTTAGAATATACTTGTAATAAACCTTTTTTAGATTTTTTAGTACCATCATCAGTAATTGGATCTTTAAAGATTTCTCTAGCTTCAGTAACTACAATTTCTTTACCTGTAGCAGGATTAATACTTTTTCTAGTTAATTCACCATAAGTCGCTTTCATTGCAAATCCAAAAGTATCTCTTGTATTGTATTGATAGGTAAATGACCCAATTCCAAATACTATATTTGTACTTGCAAATCCTTTAGCTTTAAGTCTTTCACATATTTGAATAGCTCTTTCTGCAGTGATAGAATCACCATAAATAGCTCCAATATGGGAATCTAATACTTTATAACCCTGTTCGTTGATAGTACCACCAAAAGTATCCCAAAGTAATTCTATTACTCCTTTAAATTCTTCTTTAATTCTATTATAACCAACACCTCTAGATTCAACGTCTTTACAACATTCTTCATAAGAAGAATATTCTAAATTCCATTCATGTCCACAAATAATATCTACAGGATCACCACTATCAGGTCTAATTACTAATTTACCATCTCTAGCTAATATTTCAGATTTAAGTTGTGGTAAATATTCAGTACAAACTTTCCATAAATCCCATGTATCAGATACTACTGATAATATACCTTCTGGATATAGATTTAATAATCTTTGAAAAGTTTCTATTTCTGATTCTTTAGTACCCATACACATAACACTATGTTCAGTAGCAGGCACACTTGCACCAATAAGACCAGTAGCGTTATAGGATGACTCCAATTGATAGATTGCAGGAATTGTATCAGTTCCAGTAAAGAAAAGTAAATGACCCATTGCACTAATAGTAGCAGATTCAATACTAGACATCCCACGCATAGAAAAGTCGTGAGCTTGCCATTGAACCTCTTCAGTATTACCTGTAGTTTCAATAGCATATTTATTAAGAATTTTTTTATATTCATAAGCAAGTGTTGCTGAAGTTATAGGTTGCCATAACGTTGCACTAATTAATGTTTCAAGATAGTTTACTAACCAACCAAAATCAGGATGTGTGTTAGTAATTGTTAACATTGGAACACCAATGGAACACAAAGTACCTTCGTCTAAAGCTTTAATTTCAATAGGTAGATAACCTAAATTCCATAAATCTTCAATATGTTTAGTATCTACATTACAATGACGTTTGTATTCATCAATAATACCAATTTTACTACTACCTAGTTTATTTGCTTCTTCAGTAGTTTTAGGTTTTTCAAAAAATTCTTTATTAAATTTGTCAATAAGATATTCTTTAATAAAATGTTGTAAACCAAAAGTAACTACTTTTTCAATTCCAGGTATTCTAGATTTACGGGGTGTAAAATTAGAATATAGTTTAGTCATACCTTCAGGATACATTTTAGTATGATGAATTTTGTAACTATCTACATATAATAATGGATTCATAATTTTTTAATAATTTTGTTAATAATAATTTATTTTTTCTGATTCGATCTCCCAATTTTCTTGGTTAATTTCTAAATAGTCCATTACCTGATGAATAGTTACATCCATTTTTAAATCTTCTTGAATTTTTTCAGATATTAATATTGGATTAGTAATTTGATGTTGTTCCATCACAAGATCTATTGCAAAAACGTATTCTGGTTTAATCATAATTAATTAAGTTTATCAATAATACTATAGCATTCTTTAATATAGTAGTCATAATTTAAATCATATTCATGTTCTTTATACTTATTAAATAATGTACATTTATAACCAGATTCTAAATTTTCATCTCTATTTTCAGCATCAACTTTAACATCTTCAATAACATCAAATATATTCATTTGATTTGAATCAAATTTTAATTTGTATTTATCAGTTTCAGTTAAATGATGTTTTTCAAGAGGTGGTAATTTCTTGATTAATTCTACACCTGTATTAGATACATAATATCTATTCATTTTAGACAACGGTTCTTCAATTAATTCGTGACCTTTCCAATAGCGTTGAACTAATGTGTTTTGACCTTTCATTTTAGCACCCAAACAGAAGTCGTAAATACCATAATTTTCACATATAAGATTGTTCATTTTATTTGTGTAATGATTTCTACCATTATTACTTAAATGGTTTTTAACGGTAAATTCTGGTTTATTACCATTTATAAAGTATTCAGCTAATGCAATTGGAACAATTCTTTTAGAATGGTTTTTATGATAATCTCTATCGATTTCAAAACAACCTTTAAATTTAATATTATCATCAGAAATAATATTAATATAATTATTAACATCTCTGGCTATAATTTTTTTACAAACTTGAATTTCTAATGGTATATTAACTATTTTTTCAACTTGTTTACAAGCTTTAGATAAATTATCATAATCAGATCTATGAATTTTATACATCGCACCATCAGTGTTTTCAAAAATAATAGTTGGTTCTATTTTACAAGATTCAAATACTTTTTCTGTTAACAATGTCAGCATTAATTGACCGTTAATACAAATAGCTAATTGCCATTTAGGATCATATAAAAATGCATATTTATCTTTAGATAAACCATAACTACCGTTAAGAATAATTTTTAATACATAATTACGAGGATCTTTTTTATCATAAAGTTTTCTATCTTTATAAAAACCTTCATAAATTCTACTAAAAATTGGTTCTGGAATATGTTCTGGATGTAATTTATTTCTAAATGAAATGTGAGGATAATATGATGCAAAATCTACATCTACTAATATATAATCATCATCTGATTCATATATACCAGCTTTACCAAATGAATGTAATCCACCTTCAGCGTATTCTCTAACAACATTTTTATAATTTTTACTAAAAGATATAGAATACTTTTTAGCTTCCTCTTTAGACATATTAGAAGTATCAATCCAAGTGTAAGATTTAAATTTATTTAAAATTTCTTGATTTAATGGATCTTCAAATCTCAAATAATCAAATATTATGTTTTTAATATTTACTTGAGATCTTTCAGTTCTTAATTTAGATAAAGTTTTAACATCTATATTCATTTCTTTAGATAAATATTTACCAAAGATTTCTTTAGACATTCTAATTTCAGAAGCGTTAATTAAATTCATACCTTCTAATTGAGTATAGAACTTTCTAATATCAATATGTTTAGAACTTATATTATAAAATTTTTCAGTAGCTTCAATATCGTTTTTACAATAACTAATAATTTCATCCATTTGATCAAATGTTAAAATTGTACCAGGTTTGTATGGTAAATCTTCAACATTAGGTAATCTCATAGCAAATTCAAGCCATTTAAGCGATGTACTTTTATTTTTGTTATCATAGTGCCAAATACGATATAAATCCAATTGAGGTATCTTAATTTGATTATCCCATATTGCAGAATATTTAGTATTAATAATAATTTCAACTTCTTTATAAATTTCTTGAGCAGTTAAAAGTTTATTTGATTTTAATATAGTATTATGTAATACTGGATAATCAAAATTAAGATTGTTAAATCCTATTAAACCTTTAACTTGCTCATTAAGAAATTTTTTTAAATCAATTTGATCTGTTTTTCTATCACTTATTTCAAAGTAATGATATCTTTCTGTAACAATACATTTGAATACTGCTAAAAAGAAATTAGGATAGGTTTCTAAATCAAATATAAATAATTTTTTTTCCATATATAAAGTATTAGTGAGACACACTTTTAATACAAATGTTGGAAAGTAATAATAATTAGGCTAAGAACTATTGTCTTAATTAAGCTACACTAAGCACCTAATTATTAAAATTATTTTATTGTTGTTTTAACAGAGTAACTGGTGTGTTACCATATAACGGTGTTTTACCATCCCATTTTTCAATAAACTGTTCCTGAAGCAATTGTGATGTAATACCTGAACTTCTAATTTTGTTTTGTTCAGCTTTTAACAATTCTAGTTCATTACGTTTACGTTGTTCAATAATTTGTTGATCTAATACAGAAACATTAGTGTTTACTTCATTTCTACTATCAATCTTAGCTTTAACTTTCTTAGAAAAGTCTAAATTTAAACTAAAACTAATAAGATTTAATCCTGATTTTTCAAGTTCTTTTTTAACTATTGTTTGAACATATTGTTCAAATTTAAGAGAACCACCATTAGACATTAATGAATCTGTAGTATATGCTTTTGACGCTTCTTTAATTATATCATAAATTCTTGGTTCAATTACATTATCTTCTAATGCTAACATAAATGAATTACCTGAACCTAATCTCGCATTTTGAAATACAACATCTACAACTCTATCAGATATTACTTTATAAGAATATACTGGTTTAGAAGTAAATGCAGTATTATCTGCAGCTTTAATATTTAAAGTCTTTTCTGAATCATCATCATTAGTAAATTTACCACGTTGTTCCCATGCTGGAACTTGGAATAATTCTGATCCTGGTGAAAATACAGTACTTACTCTACCTTTTACCTCAGAATAATCTGATTTACCAGATTTACCATAATTTTCCATTAGTACGCCATAATAATTTGGAGCAACTCTTTCACAAGATGTTAACATTATTACAGCTAATAACAACATTCCTGAAATTTTCAAAATTTTTTTCATTTAATTAATTTTTAATTTGTTTAATAATTATTTTTATTGAGATATAAATCATTAATAATACGCAAACTATCCCAATCCACGCATTGATATGGTTAAATAACCATATTCCTGTGTAAAATCCCATTAATAATAATGTGATTTTTAAAATCCATTTTTTCATATAATATTTAACTGTTTGCTATTTCATTTAATTGATCTGGCGAATATAAAGATATACCTTTAATTCCACCACAACCATTACCAGGAAAGGGTGTAAATAAAGTAGTTGTTTTAACAATTTGAAAACAATGTAGAGAATGAAAAGTATATTCTTTATTGTCTTCATCTTTTATAATTTTTGTGTTGTATAAAGATTTGATCAATTTTTTAATACTTAAACTAGGATAATACGTTTGTAAAATTTCTAATATTTCATCAATTGATCTATATTTACCTTTTTTACATTGAACAACAGTACATTCTTTATCAGAATAAGTTTCAACAGAAGTAAGATAGCTACCATTATGGTAAGAATAAAGTAAAGTTATAAATTCTTTTACACTTCTAGATCTTTTAAAATTTACATATATCGCCATTATTTTAATTTTTGTTTTACTAATTCTTGAATTCTACGATTTTGTGCAGAAAATGATGTTGTATCTGTAATAGGTTTATCAGCAGATATATAAATATTAGCAACATCTTTCAATGATAAGCAAGGTTTATTCATAAAAATATATTTTTCAGCTTTTTCTTTTGATTTATAAAAAATATAATCACTTTTTTGAGATGTTGAACAAATTGTAGGTGAAGATAATTTTACATCTTTTAAATTTTTTAAATCTATATAATAGACATCTTCATCATTTTCAAAAATATCAACACCATCTTCAGTTGTGAATAATGGTTGAATTAATTTTAAACATTGATCTAATTCATTACTCCATATATTTTTAGAATTTTCTAAATAAATTATATTATTAATTAATTTAATTTCTAATAACATATTAATAGGATATGTTGAACTTTTACATTTTTTATTAAAATTAACTTTATCACCAATAGTAAATATTTCACCATCGCTTAGACGTTTGACTGAATAAATATTATAGTAATTAGGTATTAGATTATTACCAACTGTAATTTGTGATGAAGCAGAGTTATATGTTCCGTTATTAGTTATATTGTAAATATTTGAAGTTTCTTTACCTTGATATGATAATATTTCATAATCTTTTTCAACAACAAGTTGCCAAAATTCTGGATGATTTTCTGGTTGAATCCAATTAGAATTTACATAATAACCATTATCAAGCTGCGGAGCTATAATATGTCCTAGTTTATGACTTCCTGGATAAGTTTTTATAAGTTTGTATTTCATAATACTTAGTTTACAATTGTTGCCCATTTGTCTTGTCTTTCACAATATATAGAATAAGCACCAGCATCAGCATAGATATTTACAGTAGTATCGCTATTTGAAGTTTCATAAAAATCAGTTGTTTTTATAATACTTGATCTACCCAACAAACTTCTAATTTTAGTCCCAACAGGATACAATCTTTTAGCTTTTTCTAATAATGTTTCTTCTTTAACTTCAATAGTTTTATTTAAAACATATTTTTTAAATTGCTCTAAAGTTATTTCTGTGTAACCTATTTTAATTTCAGGATATGTTGTACAATCATGAAAACTTGGAAAATGTGCATAATTAACAGATAATTCTATTTTACTATAAGAATTAACACTGTGTGTATTACAATAATCTACAAATAAATCATCATCTGATTTTAAACACCACTTTTCATGTAATACAAAATCAATTTTAGGTTCAATATAATGTTCAATACTGTTAATGTCAAACTTAGAAGTTTCATTTAATATTGCAATTATTTGAGTTCTATTTTCATTATATTCAAATTTTGTAATATCATAAATTACATTTGATAGTGATTTAACTTTATCACCAATAAAGAATTGACTACCTTCATTATTCTCAACTTTAGTAATAGTTTCAATTGTTTCAATTACTTTAAATTGTGGTAATGGTTCGATAGTTTCTTTAATAACAGTTTCTTTTAAAACATATTGTTTAAATTGTTCAAATGTAATTTCAGTAAAAACAAAATTTGAAGAAATGTTATGATTGTTATAAGACAGTTTTCTACTTTCAGTCATATTCCACGACCAATTTTTAAAGTCATCAAAATCATTTTTATTATGATTAAGATAATAAATATATTGATTAATTAAAAATCCTGCACCTATTTTAGGTAATTTATTTATTAATTCTAAACAATTGCCGTCAGTTATTTTTATACACCATTTCTCAGGTAATACAAATTCAGGATCTTTAGTTATAAATTGAGCATCATAAGCTTCTTTTGTTGATGATTTAAATCGATCTTGTAGATTTTTATAAGTAATAAGGGTTTTGTGCCAACTTAAATTAAATAATTCATTTGCTTCATTATGGTTTGAAGTTTTATAAATTGTATTTACTTTTGCTAAACCATATTCTGCAATACATTCAACATATTCAGGAATAAATGTTTTCATAGCTTTATTATATTTTATGAATTTATCTTGTTCAATACACAGATTTAACCAATGTTTTTCTTCAGGTGTTGCATTTCTTATAACACTATAATTGTTTTGAACAGGTGTTTTAGAGAAATGTTTACCATCCATTGAAATCCAAAATTTAATATACAATTTTTCATTTCTTATTTTATTTATAAAATTGTCACCAAAAACATAAATTTCATTTTCAATTAAATCTTCTTTTTTTATAGTTTTCATAATATTTGTTAATTAGTTATTATTTGTTATTTTATTATTCATAATATTTATTAATTGATTAAAATAAAATGTGAGTTTATCAGCCGCTGCTCCACCGTTACAATTCCTCTAGGACTATTTAAAGTATTCAAATTGCACTGAGATGACTCACATTTTAAAAAACTAACTAAAAAAAACTAAACATTATGAAAATTTAGTTTGTGGAGGATTGGGGATTCGAACCCCTGTTTTCAAATCTGTTACCTAACAGACTATCCTCCATTTATTTTTAATTAATTACAACCATTTAGGTGGTTTTTCTGGTAATGCTGGACATTTATGTATTAATAACATTATCCATATTACGATTGATAACGGTGTAAAAAAACTAAAAAATAAGTTTACTCGTACATCCTCCCATTCCCAAGTATTATCTTTGTTATATTTTACAACAATATATTTGTTAATATAATAACAAATTATTACGATTGCTAAATATATTAGTATTCCAATTAATGTTTCCATAATAATGTTTTTAAAAAATTAATTCTGATTTTATTAAACAATTAAATCCAATTATTAAAAGTATTGCAATAATTAATACTGTTGTAAGCATTGTTACTGTTTCATAGTAATTGTTTTTAATAATTTTTCTATAAATTATTATACTTACAATAGGTGTAAGTATAGCTAAAAATATCAATAATGATCCTGCAAATAAATAAGTTTCCATAATTATATTATTTAAGTTGAATAGCTAGTTTAGCAATTGTTTTTAATGCGCCGAATTCTGGATTTATAAAGCCAGTTAACATATCTGGAAAGTAATAAATACTTCCTATTGATAATAATACACAAACTGTTAAATGAAACCCTTTAAACCAACTATTGTTTTGATTTTCAATAGGTATTAAAATATCTTCTTTTCCAATAGGACCATCAATGTATCTTTTTGATCTAATATCATTCTGATAACCATTTCTACCTTCATAATAGCTATCAAATTGAGCATTTGGTATTTTATCAATAATATCTTTTTCACCTTTAACAAAATTTTTTTCTGTTAATTTAACATTTAAATTACGTTTATAAAATAAACACCAATTAAACATAGAAGATAATGTTAATATTAGAAATCCAATAGACCATACTAATTGTTGTTTTACTAATATGTTCCAAACATTATTAGTGGTTGTCTTAAACGATTCGGCTAATGAACTAATAGCTTTCTCAACTTTAGGAGATAAAGCTTTAGCGTCATTATAAACTGTTTTAGTAAGTAATTTACCATCATTGTAAACAGTAGATACTCCTTCTTCAGAATTATCTAATATTTTATCAACTTGTTTTGATTGTGCAAAAGTCAGAGTCATTGACATGATTGCTACGAATAATAAGAATTTTGTTTTCATTTTTAATTATTTTTAGTTATTTTTTAAAGAGTTGTTTAAATCTATTCTGTTCCAAAGATGTGTTAATATAATTTGACCATTAGGAAATTGTAAACTATACATTGTTTTCATAATTTATAGATTAAATTGGGGAATATCAGGCTGGTTTTCAGACCAAATCTTAATAATAGAATTTCTAAATTTGGTTATTTTATTTAATTCAGATTCTGAAACACCATTATCTAAATATACATATGTTATCATATTATTAAAACTTTTAATATAAAATAAATATGAATAATCATCACCTGAAACTCCTAATTCAATTTCTGTAATTTTACAAATATTTTTAGTATCTATAATATCACCATTTATTGCTATTTTCATAATTAATTCATATTAAAACCACTTTTTTTATTCCATTTGTACAATAATGTATTCTGAACACGTTTAGGATAATAACAACCAGTTATTAACCATTTAATTGGTCTGTAAATTACTAATACAAACACAATAGTTGGTATTAATAATATTACAGATAATTTCCATAAAAATTTAATCATTTCCTTGAATTTTAATATCATAAGTAACCAGTTCAATTTTTATAATTTTACTACAATCTGGTTTATTTAATAATTTTTCACATTCAGAAATTGATTCTGCTACAACAAAATCAATATTATTATTTTGTCTTTGATATCTATACAAATTCATAATTATGTTTTTAAATTATTTAATATTTTCATACCAATATGTTGTGGTTGTTGTAAAACAACAGTTGGTTTAGTTTTATTTTTATTACAAATATATTTAATATATATCATTTCTAAATAATTTTTGTAAGGTTTTGATAAATTCTTTAGTTTATTAATTCTATTAAATTCATCTTGATGTACCTGTAACATCTTTGGTTGTTCATTGTTGATATCTTGTATCATTTGAAATGAACTCGGAATAAGATATCCTATTGTATTTGTTGTCATAATTTGTTAGTTTTAGTTTGTTTTTATTTAATTAAATCACCTAAGTAGTGGCGTTAATATATTTTATTATTTCTTAATTTTGTATCTAGTTACATTACTGTCGTGTCCATATAATAATATAATAAAGATTAACTTCTACAAATTTTGTTATTATAATGATATTAAAGAACTACATTATTACTTATAAATAAGCTTCTTGAACTGTCTGTTTAATTAGAATAACTCATTCCTAGCCATTTTAAGGATTAGGTGATTTAATTTAGTTTATTATTTATTCACAAAGTTTGATATATTTTTCAATTTTGTTTTTTGAATTTGATAATTTTCCAAACATAATTCCAGAATTACCATTAACTAAACCTTTAACTGTTAAAGCGTCATCTTTTAATGTATCTTTAACTTTGGTAATATAATTTGATACAGCAGTATCTTTATTACTTTTACTTAACTCTAATAATTGATTATATCTCTTAATATGTATAATTTCAAGTTTTAGAATAGCTTCAAGAGAGTCATCTTTAGAATCAATTCCATCACAAGATATTGACAATAATATTACTGATAACAACAATAACTTTTTCATATTATGTTAATTGAACATTAGCAATATTCATTCTAACTCTTTTGTTTTTTGACAAAGCATCCACAAATTGTTTTTGGAAATCAAATAAAGATTTATTAAACCCATCTAAATTAGATTTTTTAAACTCTTTGTAATCTCTTTTAGCAATTTTCTTTTCATTTTTAGTAAAATGAATTTCTTTTTCAACAATTATAGTTTCATCTGTATCAGAATCAACGGTGTAAGATATTGCACATTTATCCCAAGCAGTTTCTTGAAATATTTTGTGTAATTGTGATTCATTTCTTCTACGACCTTTAATGTCAAAGAAAGCATCTTTTGTAATTGGTTGAGCAACTTTAGTACCGTTTTGTAATGTGTAAGTAACTGTTGTAAATTTTTCTGTGTTCATAATGTTAAATTTTAATTAGTTATTTAAATATTTGTTATTTTATTATAAATTGTTAATGTAGTTTCAATACAATCTACATGCGATTTGTTTTTTAATTCTATTGTACACTTTTTAAATGATAAATTTTCTGGCTTAATACTAGATATTTCATCAATGTTAATAATTGCATCACCATTAGGTGTTTTTATTAATATTATATTTATCATAATGTTAATATTTAATTGTTTTAATTTGTTTTTAATAAAAACCACTAATACTAGACATATATTAGTGGTTTGTTTTTTCACACAACGAAGACTTATTATAGTGTGACTTTCTGCTAGGGTTTTTACCCACGTCCGTAGTTTATTTTTTAATTGTATAATTTAATGTAATATAACATACTAATCATTATACTCAATGTTAATAAAACAGTTGTTATAAATATATAATTAGGATGTTTTATTTCTGAATTTGAAATTATAAATTTTTCTATTTTATTTCTCATAATTATAAATTTTTTTCAATCCATTTATTAAGACTTTTATCGTCAATTTTATTTATTGTATTGTCTGGATATTTTGTAACATAAATATCATAATTTTGAGCATATATTGATGCTTTTATTAAATTAATAACTTCTTCACGATTCCAACTATCTTTTAATTTCTTAATTGTAATAGTATTGTCTTTAGGATTTATTTTTAATCTATTTAATATTTCAGGTTTAATCATCATAGGATTACCATAAAGATTTCCTTTAGTATAATTTTTATACTCGATTAATACATTAGCAATAACTTCACCTTTATTATAAGATTCAATATATTTTTCAATAAATTGTTGTGATGGTTGAGGAAATGCCGCAAATGTACCAATACCAACAACTTTTTTTAATGAAGTATCTGTTGTAGCTATGATTTTTTTATCTGTACTTTTATACAATTCTAAATTACCATCAGATATAAATAATATATTATGAACAGTATCTAAACACCAATCACCTTTTTTTATTTCATTATCTGAAATAATATACAAATGATGATTTGTAAACATTGATAATGTATCATGTTTATTACTGTTACATACTAAATTATTAGTTTTTTTTGACAAACTAATGTTAGATAATACATTTGTTGGTAACATTATTACCTGAGCTCTTTTAAACTGTTCCATGACATTTGTTTTTAAGATTATACCATTTTTTAAATTCTTGAAAATTACAAGATATTAACCAACCATTATAAATAAATGGTTTATTATTACCCTTATAGTTTCTACTGTTTTCTTTTGAAAAATCTTTTAACCAATTCATATCTTTAGCAAAATCTAAAAATAATATGTTTAAATCTTTTTCTTTACTATATTGATAGTTTTGTTTATCTAGCCAATTTTTAACACCAACATAACTTCTAAGTTTATCTACAACATTCATTTAATTAAGATTAAATTCATAACCAATCATAGCACTATTCGTACTATCATAAGAAAATACAAAGTTTCTATATTGTATTTGAGCACCAACAGATCTGTAAATATTCTGAGCTTCTTTAACATTGTTAATGTTTTGGTCAAAATATGTAGCACCTAATTTACCTGTAACAGTAAAATCATCAATTGTAGCACCTATTAATAAAAATAATGATGGTGATACTTTTGTATTAGCTGTGTGAACTGTAAATGGTTTTGGGTCCATTCTAGTAGCTCTATCAGCTATTTCTTTAGAATCTGTAATTGATGTAGCTACACCAAAATTAAAATTACCTTTTGTTTTGAAATTTAATTCAAATGATTTATAACCTACTAATGTGGTTATACTTTGTTGACTAAATCCTATTATAGGAAATAGTAATAATATTAATAACTTTTTCATAATTAGTTTGTTTTAGTTTTGTTTTGTTTTATACCCTCTGTATTCAGTCGTAAAAATAGTAATCATATAGTATAAGCTTATTGTTTAATGGAATTTAATCCAGCTATTTCAGAGATTGTAAATTGTATGGTACATACTAGCATCTCTACATCTATTTTTACAACTGCTAACCCTTGGGAAGTTAGAATGATACATTATTATGCTAGTTACACAACCATATCTAGCAGACATCATTTACGTTGAACCATGTTTTAACATTGTGTTTATACTCAAAGGGCTGATGACTATATTTTAAAAAATCACTTGTCCATATCTAGTGGAATATTATTAGATAGTTAAAAACTCATCTAGGCTAATGTTAAGATTTAATACCGTCTAACGGAACATTAGTTATTTACGTTTTGCTAAATCAATATCTTTACATATTAAACACAACTGCTAGTACAGTTTAATAATCTATAAATACATTTTCAACATCAACATTGTTTATTAACAAAGTGTACTACAGTATTTATTTAAAGGAATATAGATTATTGTTTATTTTCAAGCAAGCGATCTTAATTATTTAATTTAACGTTTAGACGATTTGTTAGGACGTGATGAACTATTTGAATAAGAGTTTCTATTATTACGACTTGTAAAATAATTATTTCTTGAAGGTTTTTTATTAGTATTATTATAAGAATTTCTATTTTGATTAGAATTTTTATTAATACTATTTCTTTTAGCAATTTGATAACGTCTTACTTGTTCTTGACGTTGACGTTTTAAATACTTTTGTCGTTTAATGTAATCATATTTTTTGTTAAGATATTGATTACGTTGTGTAACAGACATTGTTTGACCGTTTCTATTGTAATAGTTATGGTTAGTTGAATTGTAATAACCACCACCATTATCTATATATGGTTGATTATCATTCCAATCATTACTATATTGAGAATATGGAATTTGTTGATTAATTGGTTGTGTACGATTTGTACATGAAGCAATTGAGGCAATTGCAAATGCTAAAAGTATTACTCTTGATTTTGATTTCATAACAATTTAATTTTGGTTATTTATTGGTTTTTCTGTTTTTGACATTACTTAGATCTTTACCAGTTTTATTGTAATAAATTCTTTTTTCTATTAAAGAACCTATTATAATACCTATTAACAAAGTAAAGAACGATGTTATTATTGTTTCCATAATATATAATTTATTCAAATAATATTACAGTAATAACATATATTACAAATAATACATAACCATATGCTACGGCAATACCTGATTTGCCACTACTGTTTGGAGTTTTTACAATCCAATTGTGAAATGTGTGACTAATAATTAATGTGAATAATAGTATTGTTAACACTATTGATGTGATTGAAATTGTCATAATGTAAATTGTTTAGTTAATTAGTTAATATTTTGTAATAAATTGTGTGTGATAGTATGTAGAATAACTTAATTTAATTAGTTATAATATGTTTGTAAACGCTATAGATTTTATAACGGAATGAATATTTGTGTGTGTGAGTTTAGTGTAATATGATGGGATTATTAATTAGTAAGTATTCACCATCTCAACAAATACGCCACTTCACAAAGGTTTTAATAAAATAATAGTAGTTAACTGTCTTACGCATCTAGACGATTTCCTTACGAATAAAGAATATGTGGATTTGAACCACTATTTTTTAACTACTATCATAATTAAATATTTACTCACTAAATATTAGCACCCTCTTTCTCATACAAACTTCTCTGCCGCAGCTTTACATTTAAGTTAGATTGGTTAAACAAGAGTAGGGTCACGTAGTTAACCTCATTCGAAATAATCCTGACGAACTAAATCAACATAATCTACTTGCTGAGGACTCATTTGTGTTGGATAGAATGAATTTTCCTTAGACTACCTCTTATTTCAAGTATTACTTTCTCAAGGTAACAACACATCTACCATTACTGATAGTATCTTTATGATGTGATTTAACGTGTATCATTCATCAATGGATCAATGTTTAGCCAATTTAATTGTAATTAAAGTTTTAACAGTAAACATGTTTCTTAAACACATATCAATCGTTATTCGATACTTATTTATTTACTATTATTAAACTTTTAATTAAAACTTATTATAACTAATTATATGATTTACTCTAATCGTAGATTATTTCAAAGATTTAAACAATCAAACGCCACAATGGCTAATTAATCATTACACATAATTAGTTATTCTAAGTCAAAAAAATATAAGGACTCCGAAGAGTCCCTATAGATTACGGTTGTGCATTAACAGTCACATCATCGAATACAAGACCAAAGTCTTCTTCAGTAGCGTTGTTACCACCTGCAACAAGGTGAGATGTTCTGATGTACATTTTACCGTCATCACCTTTAGATACGGTAGATAGGAATTCTTCACCAACTTGCATACCGTGATTAAACGATTTAGCAAAGATTTGTGTAGTAATACCTTTTTTCAATTCACCATTAGCATTGATGAAATCAATAGTACCTAAGTAATAAGTATTCTCCATACCTGATGCATTGGTATAAGTTTGTGGAGATGTAGTATTAATAGCTACTAATTTAGCTGGAAAATTGTACTCAGTTTTACCTGTAACAGGATTTACGATTGCTTTGAAATTTGACATAACGTTTAGTATTTAGATTATAGGAATATACACCCGAGTATACTCCCAAAATTTGAAAAGAGTGGGGTGTGAATTATATCTTATTTAACATACTCGATAAAAAATAATTTTACAAAAAAATTTTCCGTAAAAAAAATTACACTACTATATACATAAACGCTATAGGTAAATAACATTTTATTAAAAATAATTGATAAAACATTAGGAATTTACAAATAAATGTTGTATCTTTGTAGTATTACAAAATAAAACTACATACTCTATTATGAAAGAGGCTCTGCTGGACACCCTAAATTGGCACCAGTATCTGAGGGTTTAATAGAGATTGATTCCTAATCGCTCCCAACCATTCAAGTTTATAGATTGATTTAACAAATAGTGTTACGAACTAAAAATGCTTTCTTAAAAGTAGTTAAATCTGGGTTAGACGCACTGTCTATAATACAAGAAGAAGTTAAAATAAACGGTTTATACGAAATATATCAATTCGTATATAGGGGATCTTATATCTAAGAGTTAGATATTAAATATGTAGATTAATTATAATTTATATATAATGGTCTATTTTATTTCTGATGGTACCTATACCAAAATAGGAAAAAGTAATAATCCTCATAGTAGGATTAAGGATTTACAAACAAGTAATCCTAATGAGTTAAAATTTGTTTACATATTTGATTGTAAAGATTATTGGGAGAAAAAGTTACATACACTTTTAAAACATTATAATTGTAAAGCTAAAAATGAATGGTTTGATTTACGTATGTGTAATTTAGAAGAACATATTAAAATATTAAACTGCTCTACACTACAAGATTTAAATTTAGCAAAGTTTAAAGCAACTCAACTAAATAATCAATTTTATAAAGGAGATGTTCATACAGGTGAATCTAGAAAAAATAAAATTGATAATTTATATGGAGCTAAGAATAAAGATAAACATAGAAAACTAAGATTACAATTAATTGATGAAATTAAATCACACCTATTCAAATTAAAAAATAAAATAATATCTTATGATTATTATGTTAAGAAATATGGGTTTACTAAAAATGAAATATCTTTTTTTATGAAAGGGTGTAAATTAAGTAAAGCTATTTACGAACACAACAAAAAAGTATATAAGGATTAAATATATAACCCACTATTTCTTAGTATTTAGTGGGTTTTTTTATGTTTAAAAATTTATTTAAAACTTTTTTAAAAATAATTCACTTTTTATTAGGAATTGTCATTTATATTTACTATCTTTGTATAGAATTTAAAAATAAGATAAAATGTTTATAAATATACAAGAAAAATACAACGAAATCCAACAACATATCATAACTAATCAAAAAGATATTTTTAACCTATATAACTATTATACTAAGTTATGGAAAGGTGACAGATTAAATGATGTAAATGTAGGGTTATTTTTAGGAGATGGTAATATACCTACAGCACAAATATTTGTTAGAAATAAGACAGGTTATATTAAGTCTCATGTACAGTTTAATAGATCTGGAGATACTATTACTAATGTTAAAACTTTAAACACAACTTTTAATGAATTAGATTAATAAAAATGAATTTGATTTAAATAAAGAACTTGATAATTTAAAAATATTAAAATTTAGAAGAAGCAATAATTTTGTAAAACATATTATAATAATGGAAGAAATTAATAAAAAAAATAATCCTAAATATTTAGAATACTGGAGAAATATATTTCCAGATAAAACTGATTTAGAATTAGAAGAATATAAAACTAGATGGAGTAATGAAAATCCTAAATATTTAAAATTTAAAAATTTATAATAATGCACACCTACAGTAAAAACGGATATAGAAAAGCAAATGTTTTAGATAAACTTAAAACTAAAAAACAAGTTAAAACATTTTATACTAAATTAAGACAGATTAATGAATTATCTGATTATCTTAAAACATTAGAAGAACCTGTTACAGAAAATAATATTGATTCTATTGTACCAGAGTTAATTGGTAGAGATTTAGATTCAATGGAGAAAAGTTTAATACTTAGTAGATTAAGTAATGAGTAAAGAAATATTTAAATATGGTCATCATGTTACAAAAGAAATGATTGACGAAGTTTTAAATGACATATATAAATCTAAAGTTAATAGAGAAAGAGAATTTAAATTTCGTGTATTTTTTAATAATCAAAAACAAGCTGATGATTGGATGAAAATGTTTAATAATCTTTTAAAAGAAGAAATTAAAAATAAATATAATGAGTAAAGAAATAACACTAAATAATATTTATAACTTTATAGAAGGTAATACAAGGTTATTTACACATAGTTTACAACCTAAACACATTAAACAACAAATAGCATATAGAATGTTATTATGTGAAGATGATTGTGCTAAAAATGGAGAATGTGTTAAATGTGGTTGTGATTATCCTGGAAGAGTATATTCAACTGAATCATGTAATCCTGAACGTTTTCCTAATCTAATGAGTGGTTTAGAATGGGAAGAATTTAAATTTAAAAATAATATAAATGATTAAAGAATATACAATATATGAAAAAGATTTAAAAACAGCATTAGATCATTTAGATACTTTTCAAACTAAAATGGAATTGTTTACAGGTAAGTATCCTAGATTCTCTTACACTGTAAATGTTAATAAACAAGAAAATGGTTGGTTAGTACTATTAAATATTAAAACTAAAGATGAACAAAGAAATACTCAAACATTTTAACTCACAGTATAAGCATGTTGAGTACTACAATAAGATGACACCATTTCCGTTTTATGATACGGAATGGCAACAAAATATAAAAGATAAAATAAATGAAATTATGGATAGTAAAAAAGACTACGACAAAGAACCAGTCTTTGCTTGTAAACACTGTGGTACATTAGTTGTACCTAATCAATATGAAGTAGATGATGACGGTAATGAAATATGTCAACGATGTAATTCAGTAAATGAAGTTGTTGAATATAAAGATATATTTGAATACAATAAAGAACAAAAAATTAAACCTAAATATTAATTATGACAAAAGGAGAAGAAATTATTGGAAAATTCAACAGTGAAAATAGAACAGATGTTGACAATATTAAAGGAAAAGCAATTGAGTTGATAAATTTAATTGATGCGTTAGGGAAAGATTCAAGAAGAAAATCTACTGCAATAACGGATATTGAAAAAGCTACAATGATGGCAGTTAAATCTTTATTTATTTAAAATGGATAATGTTAAAAACGCAACTATAAATGTAAAAGTTAAGAATTTTTTTTTAAGATATATTGAGTTTTTACAACCTTTTCATAAACTTCAGAAACAACAATATACTGTAGTAGCTTTGTTACTATACTATCATTATCAATTTTCTAAAGAGATTACTAATAATAAAATACTATGGAAAACAGTATTTGATTACGATACTAAAATTTTAATTACAGATGAATTAGGTATTACTACACAAGGTTTAGAGAATATTTATACTAAACTTAGAAAAGCTAAAGTTATAATTGACAACGAAATATCGTCAGTGTATATTCCTAAAATAGATAAAAAAAGTAAAACGTTTACTATTAATATTAATTTTAAAATTGTAGATGGATAAAATTCAAGAAAAGAAAGTAAATGATATTATTCACACAATAGGTTTAAATAATAATCTTAGAGATTGTGAAGTAAAAGAAATGGTTGAGTCGCAGTTTAGATTTATGTATGAAAGAATAAAAGAAATGAGTCTAGACAATATGACTGAAGAAGAAATTGATAAATGTAAAACAAACTTCTTTTTCAAGTATTTAGGTAAAGTACATACTTCTGGAGAAATTGTAGTTAGACATAAAAATAAATTAAATAAAATTAAAGAAGAAAAGAATGAAAGAAAGATTGACGGGATATGATGTGTTAGAAATTAGTAAAGAATGGGTAGAACAACCAATGTTTAATAAAGTAATTATTACTTTAAATGTTGAATTAAGTTTAGATAGTTTAGACTTATCTGAAAGTGCAATGGATAAATTCCAATACATTATAGCTAAAGGACCAAATTGTCATAACATTGAAGTAGGAGATAAGGTTAGAATTGACCTTGATAAAATGGCTGAAAAAATTATTAATCCTAATAATCAACACGAACAACTAACTTCTATAAAATTAGATCCTATTGAATTTGATGGTAAAGTATTTGCAATTATTGAAGATAGATTAATTAAAACTAGATTTAAAAACTCTAAAGATTTACAAACAAACGAATAAACATGGAAACAAAACAATCATTACAAGTTATTGAACAAGCATTAAACATTGCAAACAGTAAAGGTGTATTTAAATTAGAAGAGTCTGCTACAGTATTTGCAGCTTACTCAACATTAAAACAATTTATAGAAACACCTACACTAGAAGATGTAAAAGACGCTGTTGTTAAAAAAAAATAAATTATTAAACCCGACATGAGAAATCTAGTCGGGTTTTCTAGGTATAAAACAAAACGTAAAATATGAATGGATTTTTATTAAAAGATGGAATATTAACCGTAGAAGACCAGCTATGGGGATTGTTATCATTTAAAAAAATATTAAAACGAGATAAAAGTCGTAATAAAGATTTAGCATTAAAAGAAATGTTATTTGTATATTATTATGCAGATATTAAATCTAATTATTTAATTATATCAGATTTAAAAGATAGAATAAAAGAAATTAAACATGATGTAGATTTACCAGAAGATTGGAAATTAGATGATGTAATACAAGAAGCTATTGAATTTTATGAGAAAAGAAGTCTAACTGTAATAGGTAAACTTTATAAAGATGCACTAACTTCTGTTCATGAAATGAGTGAATATCTTAGAAGTACTAAAAAGCTATTAGAAGAAAGAAGTAATAACGGTGGTACAGTAACTACATTACCAATGATTACATCAGCTCAAGAAAAACTACCTAAGATTATGCAAAACTTAAAAATTGCTGAAAAAGAAGTATTAAAAGAAAGAGTTGAAATGGAAGGTAAAATGAAAGGTAAACAAGCGATGGGTCTTTTTGAAGCTGGAATTGAATTTGAATAATGAGAAAAACAAATAATAAAATTGTGTATAGACACATAAGATTAGATACAAATAAAGTATTTTATATTGGAATGGGTTCTTTAAAAAGAGCTTACACTAAAGATTCTTCTAAAAGAAATATAATTTGGAATAGAATTGTAAATAAAACTAAATATAATGTTGAAATACTTGCACAAAATTTATCTTGGGAAAATGCTTGCGAATTAGAAGAATTTTTAATATCTTTATATGGAAGAATTGATTTAAAAACTGGAACATTGTGTAATTTAACAAATGGTGGTGATGGTTCAAAAGGTTGTACTCCTTCAAAAGAAACTAAAAATAAAATTAGTAATTTTCATAAAAATAAAATTGTATCTAAAGAAAGTAGAAATAAAATGAAAAAAGCAAAAGAAGGTAAATTTTTATTATCAAATAATCCAAATTCTAAAAAAATTATAAATCTAAAAACTGGTGAAATATTTAATACTGCTAAAGAAGCTGCATTAAGTATTAACAAAATATATGGTTCATTTACTTGGGCGTTAAGAAATACAAAAAAATTTAATTTTAGATATTTATAATTATGAAAGAAATACATTTTGGAATAGACGCTAAAGATTTAATTATTGAAGGTATAAACGAATTAAATAAAGCTGTGTCAGCTACTATGGGTCCAATGGGAAAAACAGTAATCATACCTAATAAAAATAAGTATGGTGAATACATTGTAACTAAAGACGGTATATCAGTAGCAGAACAAATTAGATTTAAAAATCCATTAAAAAATATAGGTGCTGAACTTATTAAACAAGCTGCTAAAAAAACAGTAGAAGATGCTGGAGACGGTACTACTACATCAACTGTATTAGCTACAGCATTTGTTAATAATCTAAAAGATTTTAATACTGTAGATATTAACAAAGCTTTTGATGAAATCATACCTAAAGTTATAGAACAACTAAAACTAAATTCAAGACAATTAAAACATGAAGACATTAAATACGTTGCTAGCATATCTGCTAATAACGATTTACAAATTGGTGATATTATTCAACAGGCTTATAACCATTCTGATATAGTTAAAATTGAAGAAAGTACTAATATTACAGATGTATTAGAAACACTTCCAGGAATGTTAATTCCAGTAAGTTACTTTTCTAAACATTTTATTACAAACCAATCTAAAGGTGTTTGTGAATTTGAAAATGTTAATACTTTAATTATTGACGGTAAACTTGAAAAGTTAGAAAACTTTAGAGCATGTTTAGAAGTAACACAAGATCTATCTAAATCTTTATTAATAATTGCTGAAGATATTCATGAACAAGCTCTTAGAAAGCTGGAAAGTCTTGTATTGACTAACGGGTTTAAAATATGTGTTATTAAAGCTCCTGGGTTCTCTAAACATCGTAAAGAATTATTAGATGATTTATGTGACTTTACTAATAGTACACTAATTAAAGATTTATCTAAATCTTATGATACAACTGTTCTTGGTAAATTACAATCTTGTAAAATATCTAAAAACAATAGTGTATTAGTTAAAGATGAATCTATTGACATCTCTAAAAAGATAGAAAGTTTAAATAGCTTTTATACTAATATCGATTTAGAAGAGTATGATAAAGATTTACTTAAACAAAGAATAGAATATCTTAAAGGTAAAATATCTATTATTAAAGTTGGTGGTAAATCTGAATTAGAAGTAAAAGAACGATACGATAGATATGACGATGCTGTTAAAGCTGTGGCTTGTGCATTAGAAGAAGGAATTGTTGAAGGTGCAGGTGTGGCTTTATCTAAAATTGAAAATAAATTTAGACAAATGTATGGGTCTAAAGGTGTATATGATGAAATTTTAAAATCATTAAATGCACCATATGATAAAATTACTGAAACTACAATTGTAATAAAATTTTATTCTGAATCAATGAGTATGTTTAATCAAAATATCATAGACCCTCTCAAAGTAACTAGATGTGCATTAGAAAATGCAGTGTCTGTTGCTAAAATTATACTAAGCACTGAAGCTGTGGTATTAAATCAAGAAGAATGGATGAAATAAGTAATCTTTATAAAATGAATTCTTATCAAACACCATTGACTGAAGATATTAAAAATTCAGTTCCTCGTGAAATTTGGTTAGAATTAATAGACTTTTTATCTTCTGTAGAATTTATTAAACGATTAGTAGCTACAGAAGATATTCGAGGCTATGCTAAAGAAAAACCTAGAGAAACTAAATTTTATAATGATGGTAGAGTTGATGTAGATTTAACTAATCCTCATATCTTAGAAGATATGGATTATTTTAGAGAGCGAGCTTTATTTTATGAAAAACATGGTAAGTATACCCATCTTACACCTAATCCAAATCCTAAATCAGAATATGGTTTATTTTGGAAAGAAGAACTACGTAGATGGAAATATGGTTTAGTTAGACCTAGTGATGGTGAATGGATTCCAGGACAATTATATTTCTATTGGAATTATTCACCAATTTGGTTAGTTGAAGTTGTTAAGACTGAAAATACAGGTAGAAAACAAAAAGGTGAACGTGTACGTAAATTTGCTAAACCTTGGTTAGGTGATTATCTATTTTATCACTACATGCAACAAGCTAGAGATGGTGGTACACATGGTAAACTGTTAAAAACTCGTGGAGTTGGATTTAGTTTTAAAATGGGTGCAATATCACCATGCAACATGTTTGTGTATCCTGGATCAGGAAATCCTAATTTTCATTTAGCATCTGAGAAAACTTTCCTTGCTGGTGATAAAGGTATATGGGGTAAAGTTGTAGATACATTAGATTGGATTGCAGAATCTACACCGTTACCTAGAATGAGAACTGTAGATAGAGCTGGTAGTACATTAGAAATACAATTAGGTTTTAAAGATGAATACGGTGTACGTAAGGGATTATTATCTTCAGTTCATGGTATATCATTAAAAGATAATCCTGATAAAGCTAGGGGTATACGTGGACCTCTAATTCATTATGAAGAAGACGGTTTGTTTCCAAATCTTGAAAAAGCTTGGAACGTAAACTTAAAAGCAGTAGAAGATGGTGATGTAGGTTTTGGATTTATGTTGGCAGGTGGAACTGGTGGAGTTGAAGGTGGATCTTTTGAAGGTTCTGAAAAGTTATTTTACAATCCTTCAGCTTATGAAATTTATGGGGTTAAAAATGTATTTGATAAAAACTCTAATGGAGATACACTTTGTGGATTCTTTTGGGGTGGTTATTTAAATAGAAATGGTTGTTACGATGAAGAATGTGGTGAACCAGATATTATTAAAGCTTTACTACAGATTCTAACAAATAGATATAAAATTAAATATAACTCTCAAGATCCAAACGCTATTACACAAAAGAAAGCTGAGGAACCTATCACCCCACAAGAAGCTATTATGCGTACTGAAGGAACAGTGTTTCCTGTATCAGATCTTAAAGATTATTTAGAATCTGTAATGGTTAGAAAAGAATCTTTTTTAGCAGAACATTATGTTGGAGAATTAGTTAGAGGTAGTGATGGTAAGCTTAAATGGAGATTAAATAATGATAAATTTCCATTACGAAGTTATGATAAAGATACAGCTAATCGTGAAGGATGTTTAGAAATATTTGAAATGCCTTCAGAAAACGCAAATGGTGAAATAGCTCACGGTAGATACATTGCTGGAATTGACCCTATTGATGCAGATTCTGGAACATCTCTATTTTCTATACAAGTAATGGATTTATTTACAGATAGAATTGTAGCAGAGTTTTCAGGAAGACCTAGATTGGCTGAAGAAGCATATGAAATATCATTACGATTATTAGAGTTTTATAATGCAGTAGCTAATTATGAAAAAAACTTAAAAGGTTTATTTAGTTACTTTGATAAAAAGAATGCATTGTTTAGACTATGTGATACACCTCAAATTCTTAAAGACATGCAAATGACTAAAGATATGGGATATGGTAATACGTCTAAAGGTACACAAGCTAATGCTGAAGTAAATAAATGGGGTAGAAAATTACAAGCTGATTGGATGAATACACCTGTAGAAGATGAAGAAAATCCTGGTAAATTAAAACTACATACATTACGAGGTTTAGCATATATTGAAGAATGTATTAAATGGAATTCGGATGGTAACTTTGATAGAGTGTCTGCAGGTGGTATGTTATTTATACTTCGAGAAGATAGATATAAACGTACTCAATCTGCAATAGCTAGTAAAGATAAACAAATTGAAACTTTAGCAAATGATAAATTTTTTAATAGAAATTTTAATCAACCAAACGCTATGAACAAAACTCAAATACACTATTAATATGTTAAAATTTATTTTGAATTTAATATAAAATGTTGTATATTGTAAAGTTAAATAAATTTAGATAAATGGAAGGACGTAATTTAAGAATGCAACAGCCTCGTCAAAGGCTACCATATAGTAAAAAAAATAAAGAATGGCGTAAGGACAATCTTGACTTTTCAGATAAATATTCTTTTTATCACGATGATAGTGTAAGACGTAGTTTTAAAAATAAAGTTATTAATTATAATCTTTATAATGGAATTTTAGATATGCAAGATTTAACAGAAGTTATTAATCCGCATCATTTAGAAGCTAGCTACGTACCTCAACAAATTCCACATATTCCTATTATTGTACCTAAGATTGATTTATTAGTTGGTGAAGAAATTAAACGTAGATTTGATTGGTCTGTTATAGTTACTAATCCTGATGCAATCACCAAGAAAGAAGAAGATAAGAAAAAGTTTCTTTTTGAAAAGCTTGGTAAGATGTTAGAAGAAAATTATCAGGAAGATGAATTAAAGCAAAAAATGGAAGAGCTTGGTAAGTACATGAAATATACTTGGCAAGACTTGCGTGAAAAAATGGCTAATCAAATTCTTAAACATTACTGGCAAGAATTAAATTTTGCACAAAAGTTTACGGAAGGCTTTAAAGATGCGTTACTTGTTGCAGAAGAAATATATCTTGTAGATATATCACATGGTGAACCTATTTTTGAAAAGCTAAATCCATTAAAAGTTCATGCTGTTAAAACGGGTAACTCAAATAGATTTGAAGATGCTGACATGATTATCATGGAAGATCATAAATCTCCAAATCAATTAGTAGATGAATATTATGATGAATTAAAACCTGACGAAATAGATTATTTATTAGAATATTCTACACGTTCAAGTAAAGGTACGTATTCTGAAGATCACGACAATCATGTATTATTTAGAGATAGAACAGATTCTGCAGGATTATTTGAAAGTATGTCACAAGTTGCAGAACTTAACGGACATTATTTTAATAATAATTACACTGATGAAAATGGTAATATTAGAGAATTAAAAGTTCGTTGGAAATCTTTAAGAAGAATAAAACGAGTAAAGTTTTATGATGAATATGGTGAAGAACAATTTAGGTTTGAATCTGAAGAATATAAAATAGATAAAGTTTTTGGTGAAGAATCTGTTGACTTTTGGGTATCTGAAGGTTGGGAAGGTGTTAAACTAGGTAAAGATATTTATCTTAAGATGCGACCTTTACAAGTTCAATATGTAAAAGCTAACAACCCATCAAGAGGTCATTTAGGTATTATTGGTCAAATATACAATACAAATCAAGGTAAAGCTGTATCTTTAGTAGACAGAGCTAAAAACTTTCAGTATATGTATGATGCAATGTTTGATAGACTTAATAAAGCTATATCTACAAATTATGGTAAAATACTAGAACTTGATTTAGCAAAAGTACCAGCTAACTGGGAAATTGAAAAATGGATGCATTTTGCAGTAGTAAATAAGATTGCTGTAGTAGATTCATTTAAAGAAGGTCAACATGGTCAATCTACAGGTAAACTAGCAGGTAATATGAATACTGTTGGTGGTAGAGCTATTGATATGGAAACAGGTGCTTACATCCAACAACACATTCAACTATTAGAATTTATTAAAATGGAAATGGGTGAACTTTGTGGTGTTTCAAGACAGCGTGAAGGACAAATTTCAAATAGAGAAACTGTAGGTGGTGTAGAGCGTTCTGTTAATCAATCTAGTCATATTACTGAATATTGGTACATGATGCATGAATCTGTTAAAATTAGAGTGTTAGAAGCATTTTTAGAAACAGCCAAAATAGCATTAAAAGATGTTGAAAATAAAAAAGTTCAATATATTTTAGATGACCAAACTATTGAAGTTTTAAATATGGAAGGTGAAACATTTGCTGAATCTGATTATGGATTATTAGTATCTAGTACACCTAAAATAATGGAATTAGAACAAGCCATTAAACAATATGCTCAAGCATTTATTCAGAATGGTGGTTCAATGACTACGATTATGGATATCTACTTTAGCCCATCATTAATGGACATGAGACGTAAGTTAGAAATGGCTGAAGAGCAAATGCAACAAAACCAATCTCAACAAGCACAAGAAGCTAATAAAACTCAGCAAGAAGCTAATGCAGCAATGGTTGAATTAGAAAATAGAAAGCTTGAACTTGAAGATTTAAAAAATCAAAGAGATAATGATACTAAACGTTATATTGCTGAATTAGGTAATGACGTTGACAAAGATGGTATTGTAGATAATGATGGTATTTCAGACCCTTTAGAATCTGATAAGTTTGCGTTAGATGTAGAATCTAAACGAAGCGAGTATCTTTTAAAAATTAAAGCATTAGAAAACGATATGGTAAAACATAATGATAATGTAGAATTAAAAAAAGAATCTAATCAAATTTCTAAAATTAAGAAAAAATCAACTACATAAAAGCTATGGGTGGAATTTAAACAACTAATAATTTTACAGTTATTAGTTGTTTTCATCTATAAAAAAGACTATCTTTGCACACTTACAATAAAACACTAACACAATACACAATCGAATGGAAGACGATAATGAATTAGGTATGGGTTTATTTGATGGAAATCAAGAATTAAATTTTAATTTTGCATTACCAGAAGATACTTATACAGACGAAGAAGAAATTGATAATGATATAGATGTAGAAGATACTACATTAAATGATAATGACCACGTTGAGGACGATAGTTCAGAGGAAGTAGACGAGGAAGATGTTGAAGATGAAGGTGGTGATGGTGATGAGTCTTCTTCCAACTTATATTCTTCTTTAGCCGCTTTTGTTCACGAACAAGGTTTGCTACCTTCTCTAGACATCGATTTAAAAGATATTAAATCTGCTGATGATTTTGCTGAAGTATTTAATAAAGAATTAAATATTCAAGCAGAATTAAGATTAAATGATTATTTAGCAAATTTAGATTTAGAAAAAATTGGAACTGCCAAAAAAGAAATTAATGATTTAAATACTATTGATTCTGCAACATTGCAAGAAGACATTGATTTAGCTAAACGTATTATTTATAACGATTATATTAATCAAGGTTTAGATGAAAAAAAGGCAACTAGAATGTTAAATCGTTTAATCGATTTAGGTGAAGATGCAATTTTAGAAGATGCTGAAGAATCATTACAAAGTTTAAAAGAATTTAAAAATCGTGAAATTGAAAGAGAAACTCAATCTTATAAAGAACGATTAGAAACTGAGAAAGCCGAACAATTAAAATTAGATGAACAAATGAAAAAAACCATTTATGAATCTAAAAATTTAATTAATGGTTTAAATGCCAATAAAGCTTTACAAGATAAAGTTTATAAATCAATTAATGATATTGTTGGTAAATCTCCAGACGGTGTTTTTGAAAACAAGTTTATGAAAGAGCGTAGAGAAAATCCTTTAGAATTTGAAATTAGAATGTATCACTTTTATGAACTTACTAATGGTTTTAAAGACTTTGCTAAACTATCAACAAATGCTAAATCAAGTGCTGTAAAAGATTTAGAACAAATTGCACGTAAAACAAAATTAAAAGATAACGGTGTTCCATTATGGGCACAAGATAGTAATACATATAGTAACACTGTTGGACACGTATTAAATCTATAATAAAACTGGATATTTAAAAGTTACGTTAAATATCTGCAATTAACAAGTAACTATAAAAAACAAATAAATAAATATGAGTGTAGGGAAATTTGTGATGACAAAATCACAAGCATGGAGTGGTTTAACATTAAAAAATCACATCTCTCAATTGTTCGGTTCTCAACCACAATTAATTTCACCGTTGACAACTGTATTGTTGCAAAATTCAGGAATGAAAAACTTAGACACAACTTTGTCTAAATTCCCTGAAAAAATTATAGCCACTGCAGATGATTTTGTGTGGAAAGTTGTTGGTTCTGATGAACGTAGCATTGCTTTAGTTGAAGCTAGGTATGCAGGAGCAGTTGTAACTGATGCTACAGTAGGTGTAGGTGCAGGTAGAGCAACTTTTGAATTAGTATTCGCTGAAAAATGGTTTACTAAAATGCATTTGATTGCAGGTCATAGACCAGATACATATCAAATGAGAATTATTGAAGATCCTTATGAAGAAGGTTCAAATTACGTTTATACTTGTGAAGTATGGGGTGGTCAAGAATCATTACTAGGTATTCCAGGAGATGAATTTTTACCAGGAAATAGATTTAGTATTGAAGGTGCTCCAGTAGAAGATGAACTTTCTATTCAAGGTGCAGGTATTCAATTTACTTCTCCTTATTTAATGAGAAATTCTGTTACTTCTATTCGTATGGAACATAAAGTTTCAGGTGCAATGATTGATTGTAAAATTCAACCAGTATATCATGCGGGTATTGAAACAAGAGACCCTAACACTGGAAAAGTACATAGTTCTACAACTTGGATGCAGGAAGTTTACTGGCAATTTGAAAAAGCTTTATCCAGAATTAAATCTCGTACTATCATGTTTGGTAAAACAAACCGTGATGAAAATGGACGTTTCTTAAACAAGGGTAATGCTAATATTGAAATTAAAGCTGGTTCTGGTATTCGTGAACAAATGGAAGTATCTAACACAACTTATTATAATAGATTTTCTATCCGTATGTTGGAAGATTTACTTTCTGAGTTATCTGAAGGTAAATTAGATTTTAGTGAAAGAAAATTCATGTTGCGCACAGGTGAAAGAGGAGCTGCTCAATTTCATAGAGCTATCACTGAAATTGCTTCAGGATGGGCTACTCTGGGATTTGATAATACTAATACTAATACTATTAGTAAAACTAGTTCTCAATTTCATTCTAACGCTTATTCTGCAGGATTCCAATTTACAGAATATCGTGCTCCTAATAACATTCATGTAATGTTAGAAGTTGACCCAATGTATGATGATAAAGTTCGTAACAAGATTATGCACCCAGATGGTGGTGTAGCTGAATCTTACAGATATGATATTCTTTATATTGGTTCTATGGAAGAACCTAATATCCAAAAAGTAAAAGTTAGAGGTTCTGATGAATTACGTGGATATATGGCAGGTATTAGAGATCCTTATACAGGTCGTAGAGGTGGAACAATGCAATTAATGGAAGATTCTGCAACAATGACTGCTCTTGTAGAAGGAGTAGGTTCATTAGTAAAAGATTCATCTAGAACTGCATCTATGATTCCATCAATATTAAACTAATCAAGTCAATTACAATAGTATTGTAATTACTGACACATAAGTGTTTAAATATAAATAGGGGAATGTAAAAGTTCCCCTTTTTTTTAATAATTAATAAAAATCTTTCGGAAGAAGACAAATAAATAGAAGAATGGAAAAAACAATTGAAAGTAATTTTACATTACCAACAGAAATAATCACTGTTAAATATATTCACAGAAATAAAGGTTTAGCTGCAAACGTAGATAAAAATCACGTTATATCAGGAGGTCTATTATCTAAAGCAGTTCGTAAATTTTGTACACCTCTTATGAGAAATGGTTCAATTGCAAATATTTTAAGTACTGATGAAAAAGAATATTTAGAAGGTATTACAGGTTTAAATTTATCAGTATATGGTGATTTTTGGAATACATTTAGAGTATCGTTACACAAAGAAGATGCTAATAATAGATTTGATTTAAGTAATCCAATGGATTTTATTTCAATCAAAATTTTACAATCTTTAAAAAATGAAATATCTCCAGATTGGGCAAGTCGTAATACTAAACAAACATATCAATTTGCAATTTGTGGAGAAAATGAAGAAATGTTAGAATCTAAAGGTAAATTTGATGCTAAAAAAGATGCGTTTAAACTGTATGGTAAAATTGAAGATGATAAAGAGAAATTACTTAGTATCCTTAAATTACTTACAAATAAACCTATTTCAACTGAATCTAAACTAGACTGGTTACAAACTAAAGTTGAAGAGATTGTAGATTTAAACCCTTCTCAATTCCTTAGTGTAATAAATGATAAATCACTTTATACTAAAATGTTAATTAATACAGGTATTGAAAAAGATGTTATAGTTAAAAAATCAAATAAGTATTCAACTAAAGATGGGTTAGATCTTTGTAATCCTGGAGAAATAGCAACTTTTGATAATGCCGTAGCATATTTAGATAATGTTAAAAATCAAGAAGTACGAAGCTTAATTGAAGCTAAAATTAATAAAATTGATAAAATTAAATAATTATGACTAATCAAGAATTCCGAAATCAATTTGACATATCGTATAATGCAATAGCGTCCATGAGTTCTCCAGGAATTGACGATTATGAATTAAGTGTTTATTTGACTAAAGCTCAATTAGAAATTATTAAAAATTATTACGATCCTTTAAGTAATCGTAAACAAAAAGGCTTTGAAGCTACTGAAAAAAGACGTAGAGATTTAAATCAATTAGTAAAAGATTACAAAACAAATACTGTTATATCTAATTCTTCTAACATTAATTCTGAATCAAAGTTTTATGTTGTACCAAATGATTTATTTTTAATAGTTAATGAAAAAGCTAAAATAAATTCTCAAGATTGTTATAATAATAAAGTTTTAAATATTAAACCTATTACATACGACGAGTACAATATTCAGATTGATAATCCTTTTGAAAAACCTGATAATAAAACAGCTTTTAGATTAGATATTTCAAATGTAAATAATGCTAAAGTTGTTGAGATAGTTTCACCATATAATGTTTTTGGAACTTTAGAATATCAAATTAGATATATTAAATACCCAAAACCTATTATTATTACAAATTTAAATACAGAATTTCCTTCTGATAATTTAACAATTGATGGTATTTTTGTAGAAACACCTTGTGAGTTAAACGATGAAATATGTAGAGAAATTTTAGATAGAGCTGTAGTATTAGCAACTGCTGATTACAAACCTCAAAATTTACAAGTAAAGGCTCAAATGAGTCAAATGAATGAATAAATATTATTATAAATTAAAACAAATTAAAAAATGATTACACCAAATCAAGTAGGCGAAATTATGATTGGAAATGCAGTTGCTACAGAAACAACTGTTGCAACATTTATTACTTCTGCATCAGACAAAGAATTAAAAGTTTTGTCTAAAGATGGAACTAACGTAGCTGCAAAAAAACCATTTTATGTTTTGCAAAAAGCTGATGGTATTCCTGGAGGTTTTGAATTTTCAGATAAAGTAGATCCTAAATATGTAGAAAAAGTTACACTTGCTACATATGCTGCTGAAGTATTAGGTTCTTACAAAGTAGACGGTTTTAACACTGCGGGTGTTGTAACTGCTAAAAGAACTTATGAAGTTGAGGTTAGATTGGAAGATCAGTTATCTCCTGAAAACTTTACACTTATTCAAGGTTATTATGTAACTGGACAAGTTCTTGGTTCTGATACAGCAACTACTGTACGTGATGGAGTTTTACTTTCATTAAACAAAAACTTAGCTAATCGTGGTGGTAAAGAATTTACTGCTGTAGTAGATGGTACAGGAATTTTGATTACTGAAAAAGCTCAAAAAAACAGAGTAGGTCGTGATGAAGGACGTAAATTAAAATTTTCTGTAATTGGTAAAGTTTTTGAAAATGTACCAACAAATGGAAATAACACTAATTTAGGTTTATTAACAACTGCTAAAGTTGCTATCGCATTCCCTGGAAATGGAACAGGTAAAGATGTAACTAACTTTGAATACGCTCTTAAAGGATTTAAATATGATCCATCTAGAGAGTATGGTTTTCCAGCAAACTTTGGTAACTTAACACCAACATATGCTTCAAATGCAGGGTTCTACAACTTAATTCACATTGTACATTACACACCTCGAACAGAAACTTCTGTAGAGCGTCAATACAAAGTGTTAACTATTGCTGTAGATAAAGTAGCTAATACATTAGCTAACAACGCAAATACAAATACTATTTTAACTTCTATTAGAACTGCAGTTGACACTTTTGCAACTGTGCCAGCTAATTTACCAGTAGTATAATAAAATCATAACTTAACATAAAGACTGATTGCAAACATTAATTTGTACGCAGTCAGTCTTTTTTTTTATAACAAAATATATGACAACTAAAATAAACAACTTTGAAATTATAAATGACGGAAAACAATTACTTATTAACATTGAGGCACCTTCTCAAAGTTCTGTTACATCATTATTGTTATGGAATATAGATACTTTTAAAAATTTTGATTTAGCTTATGATTTAACTTATAAATTAGAACAAGTAGATAATATTGAATCAATTCTAATAAACGCAGAAGAACTACAACTTACAAGTTTTACAGATATTTATTTTTTAGAGTTTGAAATAAATCAAACTGAAAATGATTGTATTAACGGTTATTTAGGAATTACGTATAATTTACAACCATATTATAAATGTATGTTAAACTTTTTATTAGAAGCTCAAAAAAATTCTAATAACGATAACGTAGATATTTATGAAAATAATTTAACAATTACTACAAATTTATTAATTAATTCTATTGAAAAATCTTTAGAAGTTGGATATTATATAGAGGCTATCGACATGCTTAAAAAGTTAAAGAAAATATGCAATATTTCAAACTGTAAAAATTGTCAAAAAATAATATGTAATTCTTGTAGTAACTTAATAATACCTACTTAATAATATGCAATCAATAAATAATAAAGCTCATTATGCAACATTGATAAGTTCTTTAAATAAAGATTATTTAAATGTTAAATTAGGTAAAACGTTAAAACCAAATAATTTATATACGCTAGATATTGTATATAATTTATTAAATTTAAATAATTTAGAACTTTCGAAAGAAGAAAATACAAAACTGACAAATATATATAGTAATTTAATAAACTATGCTAAAAATATATGTGTTAGTAATGTAAAATTTAATTGTGAATTAAATACTAAAAAAATTACAATTCAATCAAATGAAGGTGATTGTGTTAATGTACCATCAACAACTTTAATAGGTAAATTATATTATTGGCAAGAAAACACACCTTTAACAGGTATTAATGAAATTGCACCATTAACATATAATAATGGTTACTTTGACAACAAAGCTTCAGATAGTTATTTAAACTTTGCAACTATTGGAAAAACAATTGGGTACGGTTCTTTTGGTAAAATTTGTTTTTATGCTACAAAATCTAACAATCAAATTTTTACTATATCAGATATATTAAATAATAATGTTACTGATGTTTTTGATATTCTTTATTTACAAAATTCAAATGCTACATTATTTGTATCTAAAGATCCATATAGTGTAAGTAACATATTTTTTAAAATTACAAAACAATAATAAACAAAATATAAAATATGGCAAATCAATATTTTGCAGATATACCTAAAGGACTTAGTGTACCAAAGCAAGTTAGAGTTGATTATAAAACAAATATTCAAAACGAAAACACTCTTAAAAATTTAGGAGTTAATAATAACTTAGCTTTTACATATTATGAAGGTTTAGAAATATATTGTAAAGAAGAAAAAACTAAATATGTTTGGAGAGAAGTTGTTGGAATTGAAATAGGTCTACTACCAATAAATTTTACATATCCGACATATCCTGCAATTGATGGTATTGATTATTCTGGAAAATCATTTAACTTTTTTTTAGTAAATGAAAATTCAACTCCTGCAGATGGTTCTGAAACAAAATTAATTGCTGGAAACAATGTGACAATTAGTGGACAGGGAACAGTTGTTACACCTTATACGATTTCTGCAAATTTTGAAAGTGAACCTACATTTATTGAATCAGGTACTAATATTAATATTACAGGTACAGGTTTAGAATCCGATCCCTATATAATTAATTCTATAGTTAACGATTTAGGTTTGGTTAAACAGATTAATAATAGAATTATAGCACCTAATCAATCTTTGTCTTTAATAAATTCTGATACTACGGGTAAAGCTTTAGTGACAAAAGAATATGTTGATAATATTACAATTCCTGTTGTAGATGGTTCTGAAACTAAAATTACAGAAGGTGATAATATTTTAATTACAGGTAATGGGACAACATCAAATCCTTATGTAATAAATTCTGTTGCTCAAGAAAATACAGTATTTATAAATTCTACAGATCAAATTAATGTTGTTGGAAATGGTACTTTAGAAAATCCGTATACATTTTTTAATTTAGGTTTAGATTTAAAAGCAAATTTAGAATCTCCTATATTTACAGGTACTGTTACATCACCATTAATTATTGGCAATCTAACAGGTAATGCTGACACAGCTACTAAATTAGAAACACCTATTACAATCAATAGTGTGTCATTTGATGGTTCTACAAGTATCACCATTACAGATGATAGTAGAGAACCTAGAATTAATAAACAAAATAGTTTACTAGCAGATGGTACAGGAAATAAATTTGTTACAGTAGATGCAGTAAATAATGGTTTAAATACTAAGCAACCTTTGCTAATTTCTGGAACAAATATAAAAACAATAAACGGGAATAGTTTATTAGGTTCAGGTAATGTAGAAGTTATAACTGACATTAGCAGTAAAGAAAACACCGCAAACAAACAAAATAGTCTAGCAGTTGACGGAACGGGGGTTAAATTTCCAACAGTTGACGCCGTTAATAGCGGTTTAGATATTAAAATAAATGGTAGTGGGACAACAAACTTTATACCAAAGTTTACAGGTAGTGGCACGGTTGGAAATAGTAGGATATTTGACGATGGCACAAATATAGGTATAGGCACAGATATCCCTAGTTCATCATTCTCTTTTAAAAATCAAGTTACATTTGACGACACAGGGGTTATTAAATGGGGGTTGAATGGAGATATAGGTATACTAAGTTGGGACACAGGACGAGCAATTGTAAGAGCATTAGACGGTAAAACGTTAACTTTAGGTACGGGATCACCATCGGCAAGAGACGCTATAGTTATAGGTTTAACGGGTAATTCAATGTTTAAAACTACATCGGATAATGGCGTAGATGTAGGGCAGTTTAACGGAACTATATCAGCAAGTCCAGCCACGTTATCAAATCAAGTAGTTGTTAAGTCTCAATTGGATGCTATATCTATCCCTCAATTAGAAAGTAACGCTACTGATTTAACGGTTTGGAATAATGGGAAAGGGGATATTAGTACGAATACAAGTTTTGGCGATGGTTCATTAAAAAGTAATACGACAGGTCAAGGAAATACAAGTTATGGTCAAAATTCTTTAAGCTTAGTTACTACAAGTAATAACAATACTTCTTTTGGTAGAACATCATTACAAAATAACACCGCAAGTAATAATACCGCAATAGGTAATCAATCTTTAGCATCTGTTACAACAGGTGCGAGTAACACTGCATTAGGTAATTCAGCAGGACTTTTGATAGGCAATAATTCAGCTAATACAACAAGTGGTACATCTGTTTTTTTAGGAGACAATACTAGGCCTTTAAATAACGGAGAAACAAACCAAATTGTTATTGGTCAAGGGGCAATAGGGGCAGGATCAAACACAGCTACTTTAGGAAACTCGAGTATAACGCAAACAATTTTAAGAGGAACGGTTAGTGCAGGAAATGGAACCGCTTTAAATCATTTAGTTACAAAGGCTCAAACACTCTACACCAATCAAACTGTAACAGCAAACAAAATAGTTGCTATTGTAGAATTTGTAAATAACAATGAATTGATTTTAAGTGTTGACGCTACAAGCGGTAATATTACCATCACTTTACCAACTTTCGCCGCTTTACAAGGCTATAAATTAACCGTTAAGAAAATAGACAGTTCAGCAAATAGCGTATTAATTCAAAGCGTAGGAGGGGTTAATATTGACGGAGCAAGTACATTAGTTGTTAGCGGTCAATACTCAAAAACAACAATAG